CTCAAAAAATCAGGGTATCTTATTTTTTGAGTTTCAGTGAAAGACGGGAAAACAGTTGTTCTTTCATTATTTGTTATAATAATAGAAATAGAACGATCGGCTATAGCAGTTGGATCAACCAGGTCGGTGAGTGATATTGTATGCCACTCTTGAAAAATTTCATTTCTAATTTCAGCGGAAGTTTTATTTCCATTAATTTTAATTATTAAATTATTGTCATTTATAAAATCTCCCAATAATAGATTGTATTCTATTTCGTCTGTTGGCATTATTATATTATATTAAAATATTTTATATATTAATATAATTTAAATTTAAATTTAAATTTCTATATTTCATCTACAATTTACTAAATTACCTATATCGTCATCCCCATAGAAGTATCTAACACTCTTTCTTATTTACCCACCGATTGGTCTTATTTACCTATAGTTTGGTCTTCTTATTTACCCATAGTTTGGTCTTCTTATTTACCTATAGTTTGGTCTTTTTCCTTTTAAACTTTTACTTTTTGGTCTTTTTCCTTTTAAACTTTTACTTTTTGGTCTTTTTCCTTTTAAAGTTTTACTTTTTGGTCGTTTGCCTTTTAAACTTTTACTTTTTGGTCTTTTTCCTTTTAAACTTTTACTTTTTGGTCTTTTTCCTTTTAAACTTTTACTTTTTGGTCTTTTTCCTTTTAAACTTTTACCTATACGGTTACTTTTTTTACCTATACGGTTACTTTTTTTACCTATACGGTTAAATTTATTACCTATATTTTTACTTTTTTTACCTATACGGTTAAATTTATTACCTATACGGTTACTTTTTTTACCTATACCAAATGTAGCATCATCCAGTATAAGTGTTTTTAATATTATTGATAATAATTCTTTTTTAGATACAAAATCTCCGAAAACTAATTGATTAAAACAAGTATGTGCTTCTACACCTGGAAGATCTTGTCTATATGATATTTTATATTCTTCTGATATGATTCTCGAACCCGTCCAATATTCCATTAACTTTTTCACAAAATCTTCTTGTGTATCAAAAATTCTTGATGTTCCATCATTTCCCATTAAAGTTCTATTATCTGTTTGAGGTAATAATTCTCTTAATTCTAAATTTATTTCTCTTATTTCGGCATCACTTAAATTACTTTCTAAATTACGAAGTATATCTTTAAATAAATTTTGTTTTATTTCAGACAAATCTATTGTAAATCGTATTTTAGATATCAATTTCTCTATATTTAATTTAGGATTGGCATTAAAAATACTATTTATTATGAAAATATTTATATGTTTTCTATTAATATTTTTATCTCTATCTAAAAATTGAGAATTCTCCACTTGGTGTCTATCTACTATAAATTTAAAAGCATCTTTAATCTCTTGCGATACAGTAAACTCTTCAGGTCTCTCACTCGCCCAAGAATAATCAGTACTATTACTATTACTACCACCTTTTTGTTTTCTTTTGCTTTTACCGCCACCTCTACTGCTGCCACCTCTACCTCTACTGCGACCACCTCTACCTCTACTGCGGCCACCTCTACCTCTACTTCCGCTAGGATTTTCTCTGTCTCTTACAAACCTTCTTAAATTTCTGCGAGAAATAATATCATTTCTCCAACTTAAATTTGGGTCGTTAGTTCTATCTTGTAACATTCTTTCAACTCTTTCAATAATATCCGGATGATTTACAGCATGAGTTTCATTATTACCATCTGCTCCACGCTCTAATGTAGATAATCTCCTAAAAACACTTACATTTGGTGCCACAGTTGGCCAAGCATCTCCATATAAACTATTAAGATGTGTTCTTAAATATGGTCTTTCAGCTATTGATTGTAAATTATTGGGTGAAAGTAATCCATTTTGTATAGGTGCCGCATTATCATCTTGTTGATTATTACCAGGTTGATTATTACCTATATTATTACCTATATTATTACCTATATTACCTATATTATTGCCAGGTTGATTATTACCTATATTGCCAGGTTGATTATTACCTATATTGCCAGGTTGATTATTACCTATATTGCCAGGTTGATTATTACCTATATCGCCAGGTTGATTATTACCTATATTGTCAGGTTGATTATTACCTATATTGCCAGGTTGATTATTACCTATATTGCCAGGTTGATTATTACCTTGAGAATTATTTCCAGGTTGATTATTACCAGGTTGATTATTGCCAGGTTGATTATTGCCAGGTTGATTATTACCAGATGAGTCTCTCTTTTTTTTCTCACTATAATAATCATCATTTAATTTAATTATTTGGTAAGCAAAAACGTCCTTAATTAATTCTGTAGATACTGATATTTTTCCAATAATACTTTCACATTCTGCTATTTTACTAGTGGTAAAATCATTACTTGGTAACAGAGCTATAAATGAAGACTTTAATTTAGTTAACGCATCAAAAAATATTCCATACCTGTTTTCTAACACAGTATTTAACTTATCTCCCGGATTGTTTGTTATTATTTGCGTTAATTCTTCATAACCTCCAATAACCTGTCCCAAAACATAAGCATCCTCGTTTAATATTGTTAATTGTTTTATTATAAAATTATTTCTTTTAAATTCATAAACAACTTTAATTTTAGGATCATCCCTCCACCCAAATTGAAATGTGTGCCCTTCACGCCACATAAAACTATTTAATTTAAATATAAGTTCATTTTGAATTTCTTCTAATTCTTCTTTTTTATTTTCGGTTTCTGTAGTACAATATGTCAATACTTTATCAAAAAATATAGGGTGTGCTTGTTGTAATAGTTCTTTTTCCATTATTAAAAATAACATAAATGTTTTATGGTCGTTAAAGTCATCATTATCAATAATTTCTGGCGGTAAAAAATCCATATTCTTAAAAAAATAATCATAATAATCTTTGTGTTCTCCAGTAATATTAAATTGTTTTATTTTATAAGAAACCGATTCTTCTCCTATAGACAAATCATTAATAATAAAGTCTACCATCATCCACAAGTAAGTTGTTAATCTTATATGCGTATGTGGTAATAATTCAACTTGTTCCTTTGGTTCATTTAATATATTTATGGCGAAATCTTTCAATATTAAATGTAATTCTATATTACCTAAACATCTAGATAACATAATATCTAATCCAGGGTATACGTGTTTATACAAAGTTATCGCGTGACCGAAATTAAAAGGACTCTCGAAATCCCCTTCGCCAGAATTATATAAACAAACAATCATACTCATTATATTTTGTAGATCTTGGGGAGTTTCAGTACATACTATAGTTCCTTCCGCATTTTTAGTAAAAAAATTATTTTCTTCAATTTCTTTAGATATATCACTTAAATATTGTCTATAAAGACCTCCTGCGTCAATACCCGCCTCTCCATCAATTTTTACAAAAAATAAACTTAATCTTAACAAATCTCCTAGTTTTATGAGATACTCCCTAGATATTAATCGGGTGGAGTAAATATCTGAATTTAAGCGTGTCATAGTTTGGTTAAAAAATGAGTTTTCTGTTTTGGGTTGTAATATCATTCTCCTAGGACGTACCTTTAATAATATTATTTCTCTACTTATTGTCATAGATGAAATATCGACCTCTCGAATAAAATTATTTTTATTAAGGGATTTTTTCATGGCCTTAAAGAAAAAACGTCTTAAAGGACAACTTGAATTAAAAAGTTGTAGTAATTCATCTATAGAAATTTCTCCACCTCCATTATATAATGTTGCTATTTCTCTTTCCAATTCTGTATTATGTTTAAATTTAAAATTTGTAATATTTCCTAATCTGGAAATGGATGATGGTAAATCTTTGAGAACATTAATAGAAATATCTAACTCTTCTAAATTTACTAAATTACCTATATTATCAGGTAAATTTTCTATCATATTATTATTAACAATTAATTTCTTTAAATTTACTAAATTACCTATATTATCAGGTAAGATTCTAAGATGGTTATAACTTAAATTTAATTCTTTTAATTTAGTAAGATTTTTTATATGGTCTTCTGGTATGTCATTATGAATCCAATAATTGGATGGGTTCAGTATTTTGCTCCCTAATTTATTTTTTGATAAATTAATTATTTCTAGATGAATACATTTATCTAAATTTGGGAAATCTCTAATACCATTATTAATTAATTCGAGACTTTTTAATGTAACTAATTTATTAATTGTTGGAAAAAATCGGGGACTAAAAAAAGAGTTCGTTGTCACCAGGTCATTTATAATTAACTCTTCTATTTTTGGTAAATCCCCGTCTATAAACGGATGAGTGTCTATTTTCTTTAAACCGCATATTTTTAGATAAGTTAAATTTGGTAACCTTATAATATCATTCAACTGTTTTAGTTTTAATGATTCTATTTCAAAATGAATTGTTTTATTAATTATTATTTTTTTAAGGTTGGTAAGTTTAGAAAAATCAATTTTAGGGTAAGGGATGTGTATTCGTGGTTGGTTAATTATTATTGTTTCTAATGTTTCTATGTTTGATATATATTCTTGTCCACTTTCGGATAAAATATAATTACCAATATATAACTCGGTAAGTTTAATATCTTTGATTTTTTCATTAAAATTAAAGATTCGGTTGTTGAGGGGGGAGGAGGGAGCATAGATAATTAAATGTTTTAATGTATCTTTAAAAGAAGTATAAAAAAAATCTGGTAATTCTTTTAGTTTTGTAGAAACATTTCCTAAATAAAACATTTCTAAATTTTTAAATACATTCAAATATGTTAGGTTCTCCATTTTCGGTGCTTCCACAATTTCTATTCTATTTACTTTATCGAAAAAATCAGGGTATCTTATTTTTTGAGTTTCCGTGAACCATGGGAAAACAGTTACTATATCATTATCGTCTATATAAATAGAAATAAAACGATCGGCACCCAGTTGCGGGACCCCCCCGATCAACGTTGTAATCCACGCTTGTATAATTTCATCTCTAATTTCAGAGCCAGTTTTATTTCCCGAAATTTCTATTATAAAATTATTATCCATTATTATTCTAAAAGATATTTTTATTTTAGAATAATATTTAATTTTAATATTTTATATTTATTTTTTAATCTACATTCTCCATATCATCATCCCCCATAGAAGTATCTAACCCGCCCCAGTCTTCTTTACCCACAGATTGGTCTTCTTTACCCACAGATTGGTTTTCTTCGCTTACCATAGATTGGTCTTCTTCTGTTTCCATAGATTGGTCTTCTTCGCTTACCATATTAGGTTCAATTCCCAATCCCATCATAATCATGTTATTAATTTTACTAGAAAATACTTTAGGTTCATCTAAATTAAACCCAGAGGTTAATAAAGCCGTATCATATAATAATGAAATTAATCCTTTTAATCTTGGAAGTTCTTCTTCTAGATGAATAGTTTCCTTAATTCTTGTAATAATTGGATGAGAAGGATTAATTTCTAAACTCTTTTTAGCCATCATATAATTCATAGAATTCGTATCATTTAAAGTTTGTGCTTTCATAATTCTCTCCATATTGGCACTCCATCCACTTTGCCCAGTTACTATACAACAAGGGGTATCAACTAGTCTATTGGATACAATTACCGCTTCTACCTTATTATCTAAAAGTTCCCTCATTTTAAGACACGCAGTTTCGTATTCCTTTTTAACTGTTTCAAAATTAGTTTTTTCAACTTCATCGCCAGGTAATTCCAATCCTTCTTTAGTAATACATACTAAATTATGACCTTCATAATCCTTTAATTGTTGAACACAATATTCATCAATTGTCTCAGTCATATAAAGAACTTCTAATCCCTTTTTAGTAACACCTTCAGTAAAAGAAGAATTAGAAACAAGTTCTAAAGATTCACCAGTTATATAGTAAATATCTTTCTGATTTTCAGGCATTCTAGAAACATAGTCTTTTAAACTAGTAAGTTTATCAGTTGAAGATGATTGATACCGTAGAAGTTCCGCTAATTTCCCCCTATTAGCACTATCCTCATGAACACCTAACTTAATATTCTTAGAGAAGTTTGTATAGAATGTAGAGTATTCTTCATCATTCTCCGAAAGTTCACTAAGCATCTCTAAACATTTTTTAACTATATTTTTCTTAATAACTTTTAAAATTCGCGATTGTTGTAAAATCTCTCTCGAAATATTTAATGGTAAATCTTGGGAGTCAACAACACCCTTTATGAAATTTAAATAATCCGGAATCAAATCAGTACAATCGTCCGAAATAAATACTCGCCGAACATATAATTTCAAGTTTGATTTCTTTTTTTCATTATTAAATAAATCAAACGGAGCGCGCTTTGGAACATATAATAAACAAGTAAATTCCAATTGACCTTCGACATTAAAATGTTTCACCGATAAATGGTCTTCCCAATCATTAGATAATGATTTATAAAATGACGCGTATTCATCCTTAGTAATTTCCTTAGCATTTCTTACCCATAAAGGTTTCGTCTTATTTAATTCTTCAAATTCTTTATACTTTTCAGTTTTAGTTTCTTTTTTATCTTCTTCATCAATTTCCTCAATTTTCCCTTCACCATCTAAATTCTCTTCCTCTTCTTCTTCTTCTTCTACATCTCTTTCTTTCTCGCATTCTAAAGAAATTGGATAATTAATATATTGCGAATGTTTGGTAATAATTTCCTTAATTTTACTATTTTCTAAATATTCTAATTGGTCTTCCTTAATATGTAAAGTGATACATGTTCCTCGTTTTAAATCCATTGTAGAAGGTTTAATAACAAATGAACCACCCGCAGCAGACTCCCAAGAATAAGCCATCGCTTCATCATTATGTTTACTAGTGACTGTTACAGTATCTGCAACTAAAAATGCCGAATAAAATCCTACACCAAATTGACCAATCATAGAAATATCACTACCACCTGCGAGAGCCTGCGCGAAAGATTTAGTCCCAGATTTAGCAATAGTCCCCAAATTCTTTACTAAATCATTCTTAGTCATACCAATACCGGTATCAATAATATGTAATAATTTATTCTCCTTATCTGGGACAATTTGGATATGTAATGATTTTTCACTATCTAATAATGAAGGATTTGAAACTGAATTATAACGAATTTTATCAATGGCGTCTGAACTATTAGATATTAATTCTCTTAGAAAAATATCTTTATTACTATAAAATGTATTAATTATTAAACTCATTAGTTGCGAGATTTCAGCCTGGAAAACAAATGTTTCCCCACCATCAGAGTTTAATGTTTCATCAGAGTTTAATGTTTCATCAGAGTTTAATGTTTCAGAAGTATTCATAGATATATTTTCGGTTGTCATTAAATTTAATTATTGATAAAATTTTAAATACTTTTAAAAAAATAATATTTATATAATTAAAGAAAAATAAAAAACATATTTAATTGTAATAAAGACCTTTATAAACATAATTATGTTAATTAAAATTATTTAAATAATTCATTAATTTGGTAATTTCATAATTCATTTTTTTTATTTCTTGTTTTTTAACACTAACTTTTGGTGGGTGATAATTATTAATACTTGCGTGTGTTTTACACACTTCATTTAGACTAGATAACAATTTATGAATATTTTGTTGCCTCATTATTTATTAAATTTTAAAGTTATTGTATCAATTTTAAAGTTATTGTATCAATTTTAAAGTTATTGTATCAATTTTAAAGTTATTGTATCAATTTTAAAGTTATTGTATCAATTTTAAAGTTATTGTATCAATTTTAAAGTTATTGTATCAATTTTAAAGTTATTGTATCAATTTTAAAGTTATTGTATCAATTTTAAAGTTATTGTATCAATTTTAAAGTTATTGTTATCATATATTCTTAAAAAAATTGAATTTTATATTTTTTATAAATTTAAATAATGTTTGTTATTGATGATTTAGAAAGTTATTATCATTGGATTTTGGTATTATTAATATTTAGTATTGAGATATTGTTAATTATAATTAAAGAAGATATGATAGAAAATAAAAAAAATATGATATATCTTGTTTTATTAAAGTTTATTATTTATTATTCGTTTGCCAAACTTAATATTATAAATAATAATCTTACAAAAGCAATTCAAGATATTAATGTTTTATTAACTACTTGCCCCATAGAAGAATATACATTTACTTATTAATATTTAAATTTCAGATTCAGAAACGGTTGTTTGCTTATGACTCGCCAGTTTAATCTTATTTTTATTTTCTTTCTTCTTTTTTTTATGATAATCTATATCACTTAACAATGATAAACCTATAAAAGACAAATAACAAATAAGACTAAAAATTAAAAAATATTTTACATCATTTCTTCCAACAAAATCTTTTAAAAGTTGTAAATACATTATAATATATAAATATTTTTTTCTTTATATTAAATAATGACAGATAACGATAATATAAAGAAGGTAATTTATCCAGATTCTCCTTTAGGTGAAAATAATATTATCACAAAAATTAAAAACGAATTAGAAGAGTCCCCTGTATTTACTTATTCGTCAAAATTATTAAGAGAAGCAGTAGATAATACCAATACTAAAATAGAAGATAAACAATTAAATATCGTTGATGATTATATTGCGATTTTTCCATTGAGTTTTTCATTAACTTTATTTATTGTTATACTAATATTAATTTATACTTATTTTTTCTAAATAATTTTGTATCTAAATAATTTTGTAATCATTATTAAATAAATTTTTATCTGGTACTAATTGAGATATACAAAAATTACATCTGGTTTGTTGATATGTAATTTTCCCTTTTTTAGGATTAATTAAATCCATGCTAGGGTCTAAAGAAATCTTTTTTGTAGATGAAAAGAAATTCTTTCCACATTCCAAACATTTTTTCCCCTCTTTTTTTTTATAAGTTGATTGTTTTTGAGATAAACAATTGGGGCATAATATTTGTAAATTTTCCAAAAGATTATTATTTTTTTTTATTTTTCTAAAAATTTGTAACTCTAATTTTTTAGAATTCCAAGAAGGCAATTGACTACAAATTTCACATTTATTTGGTTTCAAATCTTTAAAAAATATAAAATATTTTAATTCATTATCATTTTTACATATAGAATTTATACATAAAACATTATTTTGGGTATACTTTTTAGTTTCAATCAACGTATTCATTTTAGTTTCAAAAGTATTCATTAATTTTAGTTAAAATTATTGTTTTAATATTATAATATTATAATTAATTAAATATGTCCAAAAATTTAGCAATTGTTTTGGCAGCAGGAAAAGGTTCCAGAATGAAATCTAACATACCAAAACCCTTACACGAAATAAATGGTAAAACTATGGTTTATATGTTAGTTGAAAAATTATATAATTCCAATTTATTTGAAAAAATATTAGTAGTTATAGGAATAAATAGTAAAAATATTATTAAAAATTTAGATGACTTTAAATCTAAAATATTTTATATCATACAAAATGAACAATTAGGAACGGGTCATGCTATAAAATGTTGTAAAAAATATATTACAAATTATAAAAATTATAGAAGTTTAATATTATTCGCAGATTGCCCACTATTATCTATAGAAACTATACAATATATCCTAAAAAAAGAAGGGGATTGTATAGCGTGTATTTGTGAAAAAGAAATTCCTAAGGGTAATGGGCGGATTATTTTAGATAAATATGGAAATATAGAGAATTCTATAGAAGAAAAAGATTGTAATAATACTCAAAAAAAAATAAATTTAGTAAATTTGGGTATTTATTTAATAAAAAATAATTTAATTATACTTCATATCGATGAAGTTAAAAATAATAATAACCAAAAGGAATATTATCTACCAGATTTAATGCTAATTATTATAAAAAATGGACAAAAAGTAACTCCAGTAATTTTACTAAACCAAGAAGAACTTATTAATATAAACACACCAGAAGATTTACTTAAAGCTAAAGAGGTTAGAAGTTTTTAATATAAATTGAAAAATATTTTAGTTGTAATTAAAACAAAATGGCTAGAAATATAGCAAAAAAAATAGAATCTATTAGAGTAAAATTTTTAGTTGATTCCGTAAATTCTAATACAGATTTAGGCATACAATTAAAAAAAACATTTGAAGATGTTTTTAATAAAAAAGTTAACCATTTTGAAAATACAGGAGGAAGTCTTAACGACCATTATGACCTAGTTATTGTTTGTGATGACGGATCCAGATTTAAATGCGAAGAAAAAGGAACTAATATATATTATCAAGATTTTAAAGAGTTTACTGTTCCTTGGAGTAATTCCGTCCAAAGATTTAATGGTCTAGGTAATAAATTTAGTATAGGATTGAAATATGCCACATTATGGTATAATTTAGTAGTAAGTGATAAAGATTTATGTACTGAATATGGTATTAAAAGTCCTATTCCAAGTTTAGATGAATGGTTAAAATTGGATGCTTTCCAATGCGGTAATCCAAAAACATCTTGGGGTATAGAATTAAAAACAAACTATAGAGAAAAATATAATAAATCATCTATGAATGGAAAGTTAAATTCCCCCAAGGATTATAGACTTTTAGTAAATCAACAATTTGATTTTACTTATACAGATAAAATAATTTTAATTAAAGAAACTCAAGGTATTCTAGATTATATTATGGATGAAAAAGATTGCTGGTTACAAACTTGTGGTGTCATAGAAGATAAAATTAATTTTAAATGGCATCCAAAAATTATTTCACCTAAAATAATAGATATTAAATTAGAATGGAAAGAAGGAGCAGATATTTACTTTATTTTTATAACAGAAAATGAAAAATATAATTTTAAATGTATATTGCGATTTGGAAAAGGAACCGGATTTTCTAATATTAGATTTGATATTAGATAAATATATTTAATATTTAATAACTTTAATTATAAAACCAAGTGTTCTACAATTTGCTTTACCAAAGGTGGAGGAACGGCATTCCCAATTTGAACTATCTGTTGTTTTAAATTACCTAGAACTTCAAAATTTTTAGGAAATCCTTGTATTTGTTTTAATTCTAAAGGTAATAAACTTCTAATAAAAGTGCCTTTTTTATTTCTAATAGGAACAAATAATCTAGGTTGATGGTCATAACTACAAATAATAGTTTTACTAGGGTTTCTAATATCAATAATTTCACAATGAATTGGACTATCTCTTTTAGCAAAGGAAATTAAGGTTTCGTAAGTTTTTTCTTTATATGTTCTTTTTTCTAATGTGGCATCAACCTTTGATGTTAAATATGGATGTGGATTTCTTGATTCTTCGTCATTATCCATATTTGATACAATACATTCTTCTGGTATTCCCATATCTAAAAAATCAAATGGTATAGTTCCCTCCATACTAAATTCTATAATATTTTTTAGACTGGTATCCGATTCAAAAGGTGGAGGAAAATTTAATGGATTATTTAAACTGGATTTGGCACCAATAATAATTAGTCGCTCTCTCTTTTGTGGAACTCCGTATTCATTGGTTTTAAATACTTGGTATTTAATATCATACCCCAAATCTTTAAATTCTTTAACTATAATATCTATAAAATTCTCTTCTTTATCGGTTTTTCTAGATACAAGTCCTTTTACATTTTCTCCTATAATATAATCTGGTTTTAAAATTGTTGTAAATCTAACAAATTCTTTAAAAAGAGTATTCCTTGGGTCGCTTGGTAGCTTTTTACCGGCATTCGAAAAACCTTGGCACGGGAATCCAGCAAATATAAGATTAATATCTTTAATTTTTTTAATTTCTTCATCTGGGATTTTCATAATATCTGTAGTTTTCTCCCCTATAAATTTACAATTTTCAAAATTTTTATTATGTGTTTCAATAAATTTCGTATTAATTTCATTAAACCCTTTAACATTTATACCGGCTTGTTTCATACCAAGTGTATCACCACCCATTCCTGAAAATAAACTTATGGAATTCATTATTTATTTATTTATTTATTTATTTATTTATTTATTTATTTATTTATTTATTATAAAATATATTTAAATTCAATTTTATTTATTATTATAATGATTATATTAGTTACTGGTGGGTCTGGATTTATTGGCAGTAATCTATGTAATGAATTGGTAAAAAATAAATCAAACCATATAATTTGTCTTGATAATAATTTTACTGGTTCGCTAGATAATATAAAACAATTAAGAAATTTAGATAATTTTGAATTTATTAGACACGATGTTTGTAAGGAAATTCTATTAGAAGTAGACCAAATTTATCATTTGGCGTGCCCAGCATCTCCCAAAGATTACCAAATAAATGGCATAAAAACTATTAAAACTAATATTTTAGGAACTATGAATATGTTAGGATTAGCAAAACGAACCAATGCTCGCATTCTTTTAAGTTCCACATCCGAAGTTTACGGTGATCCAAAAGTATCGCCACAAAAAGAAGATTATTGGGGCAATGTAAATCCAATAGGTATCCGGTCTTGCTACGACGAAGGAAAAAGATTAGCAGAAACTTTAATGATGGAATATCATAGGAATTGTGATGTGGATATAAGAATAGTAAGAATATTTAATACCTATGGACCAAATTTAAATAAAAATGATGGGCGAGTTGTTAGTAATTTTATTAATCAAGCCATAGAAAATGAAAATATAACAATATATGGCGACGGGCAACAAACTAGAAGTTTTTGTTTTATAGATGATTTAGTAAAAGGTTTAATAAAAATGATGAATACTGATAGTAATGAAGATACGTTAACTCCTATAAATTTAGGTAACCCAAATGAAATTACTATGGTAGAATTAGCAGAAAAAGTTATAGAATTAACCAAATCCAAAAGTAAATTAGTTTTTAGAGAATTACCAAAAGATGACCCTTTACAAAGAAAACCAGATATTGGTAAAGCAATTAGATTATTGGAATGGGAACCCCTAGTAAATTTATTTAATGGATTACAAAAAACTATAAATTATTTTACATTAAAAAATTAGTTTTACAGTGTAAATTATTTTACATTAAAAAATTAGTTTACATTAAAAAATTAGTTTATATTAAAATTCGTTTATATAATAAATAAATAAAAGTATAAATATTAATATGAAAGTTGGATTCATTACAGGTATAACTGGGCAAGATGGTTCTTATTTAGCTGAATTACTTTTAGAAAAAGGTTATAATGTATTTGGTTTAATTAGAAGAAGTTCTAATTTTAATACTCAACGCATACAACATATATTTGAAAAAATAAATTTAAGATATGGTGATTTATGTGATATTATTAGTATAGTAAATATTTTAAATGAAATAAAACTTTTAGAACCCACAGTAATAGAATTTTATAATTTGGCTGCACAATCCCACGTCAAAGTTTCTTTCGAAATGCCTGTTTTTACCTCACAAGTTAATTCTATAGGAACTTTGAATTGTCTAGAAGCTATTAGGCAAACACAACTTATAGATAAAGTTAGATTTTACCAGGCGTCCACTTCAGAACTTTATGGAGAAGTATTAGACACGCAACAATCTGAGAAAACAAAATTTAACCCTGTTTCGCCATATGCCGTTTCCAAACTTTTCGCATATTATATGGTAAAAAACTATAAAGAATCATATAAAATGTTTTGTTGTAATGGAATTCTTTTCAACCATGAATCTCCAAGAAGAGGCGGAACTTTTGTTACCAAAAAAATAATAGATGGAATTAAAAAAATTATAAATGCAGAACAAGAATATATCTCACTCGGCAATATAAATTCTAAAAGAGATTGGGGACACGCTAAGGATTATGTGAAAGCAATGTGGTTAATTCTACAAAGAGACGAACCTAAAGATTATGTAGTATCTTCTAACACAACTATTAGTGTTAGAGAATTTATTGAAAAAAGTTTTAAAAATAAAAATATCGAAATATTGTGGGAGGGAGAAGGTCTAAATGAAGTTGGTAAAAATAAAGAGAATGGTAAAGTATTAATAAAAATATCTGAAAAATACTTTAGACCTTGCGAAGTTGAAAATTTATATGGCGATTCTTCTATATTACGAGAAGAATTAGGCTGGGAACCCGAATATAATATTGATACATTAATAGATGATATGTTTAATAATTTTTGTTAATAATATTCCTTAATCATCTTATTATATTCTCTCTGTAGAACAAATAAATCTATTTCTATTATCTCTAGCAACTTCTTTATGTTATTAACAACTCCAAATTTGTTAGATTTAAAAAAATTATTTTGTTTTATTTTATTAGAATTAAAAACGATTTTCTCCATTTCAACAAATCTTATAAATTTTGTTAATTCTCTACCCAATTTAGACCGTGGTTGACCTATCGCAATATTACTTAATATTATCTCTTTAATATCCAAATAAAGTTCCAATATCGTTTCATCTAAATTATCTATAAGAATTTTATCTAACTCTATTATTTTTTTTGGTAAATCTTTTACTACACCTATACCATCACCTGTAATATCAGACATACTACTATCTGATGTATTTTCTATAAATTTTAAATTATACTTATCTCCATCACTTTCACTTGTGCTATTTTCCCATTCCAAATCATTTGATATATTTATAGTAATATGTTCATTACTCTTTTTCTTTATTTTTTTTTTTAACTTTCTTTTAGGAATTCCATTTTGTATCATTTTTATTCTACAATTATAACAATACTTATATGTGTCATGGTGATTTACCATATTATTACAATCAGTATCATCACATTTTATTTTTTTATATTTCCGTTTTATCCTTTGGCGTAATTCCAATTCCTCCTCATTTGGAGTATCAGATTGCGTTTCCGATAATTCTATATTCTCTATTTCAGTCGCTTCTAAATCTTTTTCATCTATAATATTATAATTTAAATGATATAGACAACATAATTTTATATAAATTGGCCAGTAAAATAAAGATAATTTATTTTTTACTATATTTATTTTCTCATTATAATAATTTTTTTTAACTTCGTAATTGTGACTGTTATATCTATCCCACAATTCCTTGAGGTATACATATAAAGGTCCTAGTAAAATAGGCATAAAAATACTAATTAAAATTGTTTCTGTTTCCATTTAATATTTTTATAAAATAACTTTTAATATTTTTATAAAATAACTTTTTAATTGAAATAACTTTTAATATTTATAAAAATAACTTTTAAATGAAATAACTTTTAAATGAAATAACTTTTAACCCGTTTCGCATTTAAAATGACCCTATTTAAATTTCTATGATTATAGTATATGAATGGTCATAAATCAAATGAAACCAGAAAATTAGCTATAGATTATTATTTGTCAAATAATATTTCTCAACTTGAAGTATCTAAAATATTTCAAGTTAGTGAAAAAACGTTCAAAAGATGGTTGAAACAATACAGAAGATAAATCTATTGAAAGAAAATCAAGACAATTGATATCATACAAGATAAAAGAAAAACATGTCAAATACATTTTGAAATTAGTCAAGAAAAATCCAACTTGGTCAATACAAATGTATATGACCAATATCAAAGAAAAATATTCAGATTTTGATATTAGCAATAGTCAGCTATCTCGTGTAATTAGAGATAATAATTTAACAAGAAAGAGAACAAGGATAAGGCACTATCCTGAAACAAGGTATAACAAACCCATTGATTTCAAAAAAGAAATGGAAATATTTTATGAAAAGGTTGATAAATTTTCTATTCATAAAATCATAAGTATCGATGAAACATCTATACACGCAGAAATGACATCATCATATTCACGTTGTGAACTAGGAAGGCGCTGTGTAAAGAAAACAACAGATAATAAAGTTTTCAAAAAGTTTACGTTAGTGTCAGCTATTTCAAGCAAAGGTGTTGTTGGGTTGATTTTGTATAAAATGGTGGTATGACAGCCGAGCGTATGGTGGAATTTATAAGAACATTCATTAATAAAAAAATCAAAAACTATCTGGTAATAATGGATAATGGTGGTGCTCACAAAAGTCATTTAGTAAAGGATGCTATAAAAGAGAGTAAAAATACACTACTATACAGTGTTCCATACAGACCAAAAACAAATGCTATAGAAAGTTGGTTTAATCAATTCAAACATTATTTTAAATTGACATATGGTGGTATTTCGTATCCTGATTTAGTAAAAAAGGTTAAAAAAACAGTTACAATTATACCCCCAAAATCTTATTTAAACTATATGAAATATGCTTATATTAACAAGGAAATACGTAAATTTATCCGTAAACAATCAACAAGACGTAAAACACTAAAAAATTACAAGTCATAACATTCTTAGGCTTTTAATTAACCCTGAAAAACTAGACCACCCACTTCCCATAAAATCATCTGAATAAACACATATATAAATATCAATGATAGCATCCTGTAAGGATGTTTTTCGTAAACTATTGTTATTTGTTTTATGATAATCAATTTTTATCCGATTTTGGTATTTTTTCTTAAATTTATTATAGGTTATTTCATTATCAGCAGCAATATAAATATTTTTATTATTATCTGATTTATCTAAAAAATTAATGAATTCTTCATCATCTGTGTAACGGTTATTATATTTTGCCAATTGTATATGATCAGTTCTTCGTATATGAACTGATATATAATTTTTATTCAATATATCTAATTTATCAAAAACGATTTTTTCTATATACGATTTTAATTTTAATTTATCATATTTAGGTTGAAAATTTTTCATTGTAAAACATCCGTTATAGTCGATTTTAACATCTTTATCAATCTGTTTGTTGAAACTAACATGTGGGATAGGTTCAAAGTAATCCAAAAAATATCCAGGACAAGAATTACTTTTTATCCATATGACATGTAATTCTGAATTATTTTTTCTTGCATATTCATAGTAAGAAAATATCACCCTTAAATAATTACATAGTCCTCCAGTTGGTTTTATTATTATCATTATATATATATATATATTTTAATATTAATTGGAGGTGAATATTTAAAATAGGGTCATTTTAAATGCGAAACGGGTTAAATGAAATAACTTTTAAATGAAATAACTTTTAAATGAAATAACTTTTAAATGAAATAACTTTTAAATGAAATAACTTTTAAATGAAATAACTTTTAAATGAAATAACTTTTAAATGAAATAACTTTTATTGTGGTACTTCAACTTCATCTTGTTCTTTATTACTTAAATATTTTTGTCTTTCTACGTGAGCATCACATAATAGAGTTCCATTCATAATTCCAGTAACATTAATTGCCTGAGTGGTGTTTTTCTCATCAAGAGATAGTCCAAATTCAACATATTCGTTATCTTCTAGAGTTCTATAAGTGCTTTGTTTAGGTGTGATATGTGATTGATGAACGAAGACATCTTTTCCAATATATGTATTATCTGTGGTATCTTCCGACTTTAAAATACGGATAAATCCATAGCCACGACGCCTATTAAACCATTTAACTTGTCCGGTATGGTGACCAGATAGCATTGTCATATTAACAGTATTGAGAATTTGATTTTCAATATCGGTATTCATTTGATTTTCCATTTTAGTATTCATTTTTTTTTATAATTTACTATTTAAAATATTCTTTAAGTAATTTTAATGAGTAAAAATTTAAATTAATGAGTAAAAATTTAAATTAATGAGTAAAAATTTAAATTAATGAGTAAAAATACCAAATTAAAAATGTGGTGTTTTTTTAATATGGATATATCAAATATAATAATAATAATAATTTTAATATTAATTTTAATACTTTACTTTTTCCAATTTAAATATTTATCAAAAAATAATAATGATAGAGTTATATTACAAAAAAATAACCCAGACAAAGAACTTATAGAGGATATGATAGAAAATAAAAGTCCCACCATATTTACTGGGATGGTTGAGCAGTGGGAAGTAAAAAACGACAAACATATAACTAAAGAGGAATTTGATATTAATACAAAAATATTCAATATTCCATTATGTGTATCTAAAAAATATAAACAATTAACTTTACCAGAAGATAAAACAACTGATATAGTTAAAGTCAAATCAAATAGAAATATATTATTCTTATTAGAAGGTGAAATTAGACTAATACTTTTTTCACCAAAAGAAGAAGAAGATGGTAAAAATCTTCCAAAAAATAATTTTTTCGAAGAACCCGACAAATTTAAAGATATAAATTATTTAGAAATAAAATTCTCCGAAGGTCATATAATATATATACCTAAGGGGTGGAGTTATTGTTATAGAGTTGAATATTATACCGAATTATTAAATATGACAACTGAATCGGTATTTAGTTTTCCATATTCTATATTTTTTTAATTAGTTTAAAATTAAAATTAAAAATAATTATATAATTAAATGTATATGGGTAAAAAAACAGCAAAAGATTTAGGAATTGGAACTGATAAAGTATTTTTCATTGCTGAGGCAGGTATTAATCATAACGGTTGTATGGATAATGCTAAAAAACTAATTGATTTGGCAAAAAAGTCAGGGGCAGATTGTGTTAAATTCCAAAAGAGAACTATTTCAAGAATTCTTACTAAAGAAGGACTGGATAAACCATATAATTCGGAAAATGCCTTTGCTCCAAAGTATGGAGACCATAAGAAATTCTTAGAATTTTCATTCGATCAATTTAGAGAACTCAAAAGATATTCAGAAGAAGTTGGGATATTAATGACGGCATCTGGATGGGATGAAGAGAGTATTGATTTTTTATATGATTTAGGAGTTCCTTTTTTCAAATTAGCGAGTGCTGATTTAACTAATTTTCCCTTGGTAGAACATGCCGCAAAAAAAGGCATACCTCTAATTATATCAACAGGTATGGCCGATTTTAATGATGTACAAGATGCTTATGAAATTGCTAGCATACATAATGATAGAATTTGTTTAATGCAGTGTACATCTAGTTACCCTACCCAAAATGAAGATATAAATCTAAGAGTTATTGAATTATATAATTCTTCCTTTCCTCACGCCGTTATAGGATATTCTGGACACGAAAAAGGTATCGCTATTACATTGGGTGCCGTCGCATTAGGTGCCAAAATAGTTGAAAGACACTTTACTTTAGATAGAACTATGAAGGGAGGAGACCATTCGGCATCATTGGAGGAACCTGGTTTAATAAAATTAATTAGAGATATTAAAATTATGGAGGTTGCTCTGGGAATTCCTGAAAAAACTAAATTAAAAAGTGAAAAAGAATGTTTTATTAAACTTTCCAAATCACTAGTTACAACTAGGAAAATTTTTAAAGGTGAAGTTTTAAAAAGAAATATGTTGACAACTAAAGGTCCGGGAACTGGTATTTCCCCTACTAAAATGAAGAGAATATTGGAAAGAATGATGCGAGTTAATAAAGATATTGAAGAAGATGTTGTTATAAATGATGAGGACCTTTGTTAATTTAATTATTATTTAGTAATCTATTTATATTCAAATAATTAAAGTTGTATAACTTTATTTGGGTATTTGGTTAAAATTTCTTTTTCTTTTTTAAAATTATGCCAATTTATTTTATTATCATAAAAAGTAAATCCTACTAAATAAATTTTATTTATGCTATTGTTTTTAATAAAATGTTTTATTATTTGTGTGCCGGAACTTTCAGTTTTTCCTTCTATAAATTTATATTCAATAACTTCTACATTATTATTTTTTAAAGTGCCTTCTTTTATACATTTTTTAGTAATTTTATTAGTTCCTAGTAAAATTATTTCTTTATTTTTTAAATTATCCCATATTGGTTTTTTATATCCCCAATAACTATTTTTATTATTTCTAAAAACTGCTATATCTGTCCTAGCAGGAAAAATGGTAGGATTCCCAGAATGATTAAATCTTACAATTTTATCATTTGAATTTAAATTAAGTGAATTCATTTTTTGTATATAATCAAATTTTAAATCTGGTTTATTTGAAATTAGATATACATTATATTTGTTTTTATAATTTTCAATAATATTTACAAAGTTTAATATAAAAAACACTATAACTAAAAAAAATATAATTATAATTATATTCATTATAATACTTTTATTAATTTATAATAACATATTATAATTAACGAATATTTTTATGTTATTTTTATGTTATTTTTATGTATTTTATTTAATACAAATAATGTAAATTCCACTTAATATATAAGTACATATATTTTTTCTTAGTAATTATTAATGTATATAAATATACTTTTTTTATTATTGTTACTATATTTGATAACAATTTTAAAATTTAAATTGGAAAAATTTAGTAGCAACATTTTTTTAACAAATAGTTATTATATTAATTTAGATAAACATAATGATAGACAAAAATTTATGGAAAAACAATTTAAAGATAATAATTTAGATTGTTCACGATTTGTTGGATATGATAAAAAATTATTGGACAATAAAAAATTAGATGAATTAAGAAAAAATAATATAATAGATATTAATTATCATCCAAATAAAAGTAAATTGGGTTCAATAGGTTGTTTATTGGCTCATACTAATTTATATAAAAAAATTAAAAATGATTATACCTCCGGTCATTTTTTAATTTTAGAAGATGATTGTAAAATATTACCCAATTTTAATGAAAAACTACAAAAATATATTAAAACCTTACCACCAGATTGGGATATGGCGTGGTTAGGATATAATAATATTAAAGGTATAAAAATAAATGAAGATTGGTATAAACCTAAACAAGGATTTTTTAGTGATTATAATTCACAACATCATTGTTATTTATTAAATTATAAAGGAATTGATAAAGTTTTAGACATTTTATTTCCTATTAATAAAAGTTTTATTAATAAAGATATGATATTTAGAAAAAACTTTGATAAATTTAATGCCTATTTTTTAAAAGAAAGATTATCTATACAGGATTTAAAAAAATTCCCTATATCAGAAAGAACTGGAAGAAAAAATGGATAAAATAAATTTTATATAATATTAATATTAACTTACTATATATTAATGATAGTTAAAATAATTTTATAATAAATGACTACAAATAAATTATTTATATAATATTATAATAAATGACTACAAATAAATTATTTATATTATTAATTATTATTTTATTCATTATATTTTTAAAAAAAAATAATAAAGAATATTTTAATAATAGTAAATATTTAATCTTTACAGGTAGTTTAGGTAGTTATGGTATAAGTCATCATAAATCTAATTTGTCAAAATTTATAATGAAAGCGAATAATTTAAATCTAATATTAATTATACCACAATTTATTTTACATAAAAAACATAATAATGGAAAAGAAATTACTAATAATTTAAGTAAATATATTGATTATAATAATTTATTATTAAATGGGAAAAAAATTAGAGTTATTTATGAAAAAGAAGAAATAACAAAAATTAACAAAAATGATATAATGTATTATGACCTAAATAAATTACAAAAAGAAATAAAAGGAGACAAGGGTCTTATTCGATTTCACAAAGAATTTAGTTTAAATGATAATATAAAATTTAATTCTCCGATAAAAATAAAAAATATAGCACTAAACATTATTAATAAATTAAAAAATTATACATGTGTTCATGTTAGGAGAACTGATAGAAATAATAAACAAATTGATATATCTACAAAAGCTAAAAATATTATAAAAAAATTAAAAGAATCTAATAGTTTAAAAAATGTTTATATTATGACTGATGAACCGAATGTAAAAATTTTTGATAAAATTAAAAATTTTTATAATGTATTTTACTATTTTAATTTTGAACTTTTAAAAAATATTAAAAATGATAATTATTATTTATTTCAAGTAGAAAATGAAATTATGAATAATGCCGATATTAAAATATCAACATTTAAAACGAATGATTCTAAATACGATAATTATTTAGTTAATAAAAAAGGATTTCAATAAATATAAGAAATTGGTCATAGACAAACCAACTATTTTATGATTTTTAGAAAAATATATTTATATTATATGGAAATATTAATAATTTTAATAATAATTTTATTCAACTTATTATTAATAAAAAATGAGTATCTGACAAATAAAAAACATTGGTTAAATTACAGATTGGGGGATATAATTATAGGCGAATGCTATAGAAAGAGTTGGGAAAGAAAATATTTTAATTCAATAGAAAAACTATATCCTAATAGTATTGCTGCTATTTATATTAAAAAAACGAATCATTTGAAACATAATAGATTTAACAATATGAATATTTTAGATAAGATTGTTAGAGATAAAACAACGAAGAATAATATACCAGGCAATGATAAAATTGTTATACATTTAAGGATTGGTGATAGTTTAAAGGATTATAAAAATGGAAAACTAATTTATAATAAAAGAAAAAGATTTAAATCAGGAACATACGCAATTAAAGTTGAATCTTTTGAACACTTAATTGATTATATAAAAAAAAATATAAAGAATAAGAAAATAGTATTAGTTTATGGCGCACATAAAAAAAATGAAAGATTGAACAATATTTACCTTAATGAAATTAAAAAAATTTTAAAGGTAAGGAAATTACCTTTCACTGAAAAATTGACTGGGAATCCGGATGATGATTTTATATATATGGCAAATTCCAAATATTTTTTTAAAAGTAATGGTACATATTCCGATTTAATATCTAATATTATTAGAAAGAATGGGGGGATTGTTGTAGATACAAATAATTTTTAATATTAGATTTTTCCATAAATAAAAAGATAAATAAAAAGATAAATAAAAATATAAATAATATATTATTAATATAAATAATGTATATAAAATATAAATGCTATTGTAGTATTAACTAGAGGATATACTAATAAAAACTTTTAGACCTATTCGACATAGTAAAAATTATACTAACGAATTTAGGAAAAATGTAAAATGTACTATATAAATTTTATAAAATCTTTATATAAATATAAATATATGTATATACTATGTATAATTATTATTTAATTATAATTTTATTTATATTTTTAATTTTTTTTAATTTAAAAATCATAAATGAAACATTTGTAAATAATTTAATTAAAAATTTAGATTATATAAAAAGAATATTAATTGATAAAAAACCAAATTTTAAATTAAATGCATATTGTATTAATCTTAAAAATAAATCAGAAAATAAAGATTTTATAAAAAAAGAATGGAATGAATTTTTAAACATTAACTTTTTTGAAGCACTAAAATCGGCTACAGAATCACATGTTTTTTTATTAAATAAAATATGGAAAGAGAGAAATAATATTGAATTCCCTGTTGTTATTATGGAAGATGATGTTTTTAGAAAAAACAACTTTACAGATTACTTTAATGAAATAAAAAAAATTAAAAACTGCGATTATATTGCTTTTGATTGTTTTTTTTTAAAATTTAAAAAAGACCAAAAAAATATTAATAAAAAATTTATTTCATTATTATCAAATCGTTCAATGGGAATGAATGTATATTATAAAACTTTTTTTGATAGATTTAATAGTTTGGAAGAGTTAAATAAAAATATTAAATATAATAAAACTATAGACATGCATTTTACACATGATCCATTATATATTAAATTAACACCTAATAAACAAGTCTGTAGACAGATAGTTAATAAAACCTCTACAACGAACCGCCACCAAAAAAATACTAATGGTTATAATAAATATTATAAAATAGCAGAAAGAAGATTGAGAAATAGTCCGGGAATTTAAGAAAGAAAAATGATAATTTTACTCCACTAAAACCAAGTATTATACAACATATTGGAAAATTCGGTCATAATTCTAATGGTAAAAATATGATAAATCTCTGGATTTTTAATAAAAATGAACATTTTGTCGGGGATAAATAATAAGTAAATTAGTATTTTAATTTAATGGATCTAAAGAAAAAAATATATAATTTACGGAAATATATGATAATTTAAATGAGAGTAAATATAATCATACTGTATAATTCAATTTAAATAAATAATACAAATTAATTAGATATAAAATTATTGTAATATATTAATGTGGAAGATTATTTTGGTTATTATAATAATATTTTTGATAATAAAAACTTGTAAATATAGAAGTAATTATAAAAATATTGAAAATTTTAATACAAATAACAAAATTATATTTAGTATAATTATTCCTCTTTATAATAATGAAATTTACATTAATAATACAATTATGTCTATAATTAATCAAAGTTTTAAAAATTTTGAAATTATTGTTATAGACGATAAGTCATCAGATAATAGTTATAAAAAAGTAAAGAATCTGCAAAAAAAATACAAAAATATAAGATTATTTAAAAATGATAAAAATTTAGGAACATATAAAAGTTTAAATAAAGGAATAATATTATCAAATGGTAAATATATAACTTGTTTAGGTTCAGATGATATATTTGATAAAAATAGATTGTTTGAAGATTATAAAGGATTACAAAAAAAAACAATTGTAATTAGTGGATATACTAGAAAAGATGAACTAACAAATAAACTTTATGGTAGATTTAAATATGGTGAAAGTATGATTAGTTTTAATAAGTTAATTATAAAAGATATTGGATTTTATTTAAATTGTAGATTTGGAGGAGATACAGAATTTTTAGACAGAATCAAAATAATATATGGTAATAACGGTATATATAAAATTAATAAAATTTTATATTACGCAATAATAAAAAAAAATAAAAAAAATTTAACAATAATACATAATAGCAATACAAGAAAAAAATTCAGAAGATATTATCAAAATTTACATAAAAATTATAATACCAATATAACACAAAATGTAAATAATAATATCAAGAAAGATTTAACAGAAATATTAATTAGTGAGGATGATCATAATAAAAATTTAGATATTTTAAAAATAAAAATAATTTAGATATTTTGTATAATTTTATTTATGTTTAATGAGAATTCACCATCCGTTTCAATTTTTTCATTTTTAGTGATACAATTGTAAAAATGTTCTAATTGATTTTTTAAAGGTTCTTTAAATGGAATATTTGGTATTATAGTATCATTATAATTATATTGTAAATTATTATTATTAGTAATATTATTCTTGTTTATTACAATAGGATTTATGGTATTTGTATCATCATATGTAATTCTTTCATCTTCAGTAATTATTACTAATTCCCTTTGTTTTAAATTATCAATACGACTAGTATAAATATATGCTAAAAAATCTTCATATTCCAAATTAATACTAACCATATCTAATCCATATTTATAAAAATCTTTACCAATAGTTTTTATATTTTTAGGTAATATACCAGTTAAACTGTATAATAAAGCTATATCATGACAAGTTAAATCTATAATCACATTACAATCTTTCCTAATTATACCTAAATTACTTCTTCTTAATGAAATAAATCTAATTTTATTTTTTTTATTTTTAAGATAATTTTTGATAAATTTAAATGGTTCAGTATAAATGGGAGTAAAATTACACATCATTTTACAATTATTTTTTATAGATAAATCTACTAAAATTTTTGTTAATTCACAATTTTCAGTTAATGGTTTTTCTACCATTATATTTTTTTTATTTTCTAATAAATACTTTGCTATTTCAAAATGTGTGTTAACAGGTGTAGCAATAATAAAATTATCACATTTATCTATTATATCTGATATATTTTCATAAACATTAATTTTATATTTTAATTTATTTATATCTCTTAATTCTTTATTTTTTTCAACTAAACCAATAAAATTAAATTTATCATAATTACTTGTTAAATGTTTAAGAAAGTTTTTTCCCCAATATCCAGAACCAATTAAAGCTATACTAATTTTCATTTATTATATTATATTATAATAAAATATTTTAGGAAAATAATAATAAATTAAATTAAATATTTTTTAAAAATTTTGATGGATTACCTACAACTAAACTATTTTTTGCCACATTTTTAGTAACAACTGAACCTGCCCCAATTAAACTGTTTTCTTCTATTATATTTCCACAAACTATTGTAGCATTAGCACCTATAGAAGCCCCTTTCTTTACTAATGTTTTTGTTATTTGCCATTGTTTATTATTAGCTTTAGGTAATAGATCATTAGTAAAAACACAACTAGGACCCAAAAACACATCATCTTCAATTGTAACACCTTCATAAATACTAACATTATTTTGAATTTTAACATTATTTCCTATTTTAACATTTGGTCCAATATAAACATTTTGTCCCAATACACAATTATCACCTATTATAGCACCATTACAAATATGTGTCCAGTGCCATATTTTAGTATTTTTACCAATTTTAACATTATTATCAATGATAGATGTATTATGAATCATTATTAATTTAATTTAAAATTATTTTTAAATGAACGTATTAATTTATTAATTTAATAAATTATTTTATGCTTTAATATTAAATGTTATTTAAATTTTATATTATATTGATATTAATTTTTATACTATTTTTTTTTAACTGTAATTCTTTAAAAAATATAGAAAAATATAAAAGTCATAATAAAAAAATACCATGATTTAAATATTCATGGAGAAAAATTAAGTTTATATTTAGAAAATTTAAAATAATTATGAACATAAAATAGAAAACTATAAAAAATTATTACTAAAAATTAACATTATAATCTAAATAAATTATGTTTTTATAATATAATAATGTTCTATGATACATATACATGGGAAAAAAAAACCTATAATGTAAATGATACTATTATGACTGTTGCCTTGCCTGTATTTAATTCTAAAAATATTATTTTCTTACCATTAGAATCATTAAAAAATCAAACAAAAATTACATTTCAATGGGAATTAATAATTAGTGAAGAACACGGTTTATCAAGAAATATTATAAAAAAATATGAAAATAAATTACCAGGATGTGTAAAAATTATACATAAAGGAATTGACCCTTTAAAAGAAGGTATTCAAAAGGGAGAAAATAAAGGTATATATCCATTAATAAATAAATGGATTGATATAAGTCGAATGGGATCAAAAAACTCAAAAATATATGTTTTACAAGCTTCAGATGATTACTCTACTGAAAAAAGATTAAAAACACATTATGAACATTTTAAAAACCCGGAATGTATTTTATCTTCAATGCCCACTGGAATATTTTATAATATATTAAATAAAAAAATTATTTTATATGATGCTCGAAAAATTAAAAATTTATATGATAAAACACACTTAAATATGGCATATAGGAAAAAATACATAGATTTATATGTAAATAATAAAACAAAAAAATTTAATAAATATATTGATTCTCATATAAAAAAATGTATTTTAGATGGTCTTAATTTAAAAAAATTAACTAAAAAAACACATTTATTAGATATAGATGAATATAATTGGAAAACAGGATTTTTTACAGATGGATATAATAGTATTTCACTTGAAAGAAAAAATATTTACAATAAAGTATATAAAAAAGGGTATTATTTTATTGATAATAATAAAATTTGGTTAGGAAATAAATATTTAAAACAATATAATTATATAAATATTAACAAATATATTCCAAAAGATATTTTAGAAAGATTAGATAATTTAAGTAAAAATAATATAGAAAAATTTACTAATTTAAATAATCAAAAAGATTCTGATAATATTTTATATATATTATTTATAATTATAATTATTTTATTTTTAATTAAATTTTTATTAAACAGTAATTAGTCATAATTTTTCAATACTTTTCCGAAATCATCTCTCAAATTATAATTATATTTTATAATTTCTTTTAATATATTATTTTTGAATAAACTATTAAATCCATTTATATCTTTAGGTAAACATTTTCCACCATAACCTCTATGTCCGTCAGGACCAGGAACTTGTGTCATATTTGATCCAATAACACTAAATGGTTCAAAACCAATTTCTTTAACTTTTTGATAATCTACATCTATTTCTTCACAACAATCATATATTATATTTGATATAGCAACTCTACTAGCAAGTAATGTATTTTGTGAAAATTTTATCATTTCAGCTTCTTTATAATTAGTCTTATAATATTTAGCATCTTTAATTAATACTTTTTCATACATTTCTTTAACCTTTTTAAATATTTGTGTGCTTTCACAACCTATAACAACTATATTTTGATTTTTAAAATCTTCATTAGGTGTAGTGCTTTCTCTTAAAAATTCTGGATTAAAAACTATTTGTAAATTATATTTTTTTAAATAATTATCAGTTGTTAATGGTGGTATAGTACTTTTTATAATAATAATACCTTTATAATTTATATTATTTAATTTTTCTATAGATTCATTGATACAACTTAGATCCACTTTATTTAATTTACAATCAAATGGTGTAGGAACAGATATAAATACAAAATCACAATTAAGTAAATCTATAAATTTATCTAATTTTTGAAATTTATCATACTTTATAATATTATATTTTAAAGATAAAGTATTATAAATAGCTTTACCTACTACACCAAATCCAATTATTCCTATATTCATTTATTATTTAATAATATTTTTATTTTTATTTTTATGTTTAATAATTATATTTAAAAAATGTATTACTAAGTAAATGGAAAATTCTATAAATACAATAACTATGTATGATGCCACCCGAAACTATAAATTACATCAAGAAGAATTTGATTCCATAATTAATAAAATATTACTTGAAGGAAAATATATTAATGGACCAGAAGTTCAAGAATTAGAAAAAAAATTATGTCAATTTACTAATAGTAAATATTGTATAGGTTTATCTAGTGGCACAGACGCTTTATTATTGGCCCTAATGGCTTTAGATATAAAAGAAAATGATGAAATTATAACTACTTCCTTTACTTGGATAAGCACTTCTGAAGTTATATCATTACTAAAAGCAAAACCTGTTTTTGTAGATATAGATCCTTTAACATTTAATATAGACACACATAAAATAGAAGAAAAAATTACAAAAAATACAAAGGCAATATTACCCGTAAGTATTTTTGGTAAAATGTGTGATTTAAATAATATTATGAAAATCGCAAAAAAATATAATTTATATGTAATTGAAGACGCCGCTCAAAGTTTAGGTTCAAAATTTAATAATATAAAGAGTTGTTCTATGGCTGATATTTCATGTACAAGTTTTTATCCAACAAAATCGTTAGGATGTTTTGGAGATGGCGGGGCTTGTTTTACCAATGACGAAAAATTATATTATAAAATTAAAGCTCTTAAAGATCACGGTTGTTTACAAAGAAATAATCATACACTTATAGGTATTAATGGAAGACTTGATACAATACAAGCAGGTATATTATTAGTAAAATTAAAATATTTTAAATCAGATTTAGAAAATAGAATTAAAAATGCTAATTTATATAATGAAGCATTTAAAAATTGTAAAAATATAACAATCCCTTATAAACATAAAGATGATTATCATATTTATTCACAATATACTATTAAGTTAAAAAAACCTGAATTAAGAAATGATTTTATTGAAAATTTAAAAAAAAATAATATTAATATTTCTGTATTTTATCCTAATCCATTACATTTACAAACTTGTTTTAATTATTTAAATTATTCTAAAGGAGATTTATCTATTACTGAAAAAATATCAGAAACTGTGGTTAGTTTGCCAGTATATCCAGATTTATTAAATAAAGAAATAGAAAAAATAATTAATATTATTATAAATTGGGATAAAAAAAATTAACTTAAAATATTATAATTCCTTAATATTATATGAATATTCTTGAATCCAGTTTTATAAAAATCTCCAATCTCATCAGGAATTCAAATAATATCACATTAGGTCAAGAAAACTCCTCTCAAAATCAAACAGGCGACCTAGTAAAACAATTAGACATCCTTTCCCATAATATCATTGTCGAAGAAATTAAAACCCTATATGATATTTCCGGATACATTTCCGAGGAAGCAGATGAAATATGTATCACTTCCCCTAATGGTAAATATATTATCGCATTTGACCCCTTAGATGGTTCTTCCAATATCAATTGTAATGTTACTGTAGGAACTATTTATGGTATTTACCTATGGGATTCTTTAAACAATGAAATAGGTCCTATTGTAGATGCCGGATATTGTCTATATGGTCCTTGTACTAATTTAGTAAGAGTTGAAGGAGCATTAGTTAAAATGTATCAACTTAATAATAATAATAATTTTGACTTTATCTCCAATTTATCTTTAGAAGGTAAAAATAGTAAAATATATTCTTTAAACGAATCCAATTCTTTTAAAATTTTAAATTATAAATTACAACAAATACTTTTTGATTATAAAATAAAAGGATATAATTTAAGATTGGTTGGTAGTATGGTTGCCGATTGTCACCGAACCCTCATACAAGGCGGAATTTTTATGTATCCAGCAACTTGTAATAATCAAAATGGTAAATTGAGACTTGTGTATGAGTCATTGCCTATGGCTAAGATTTTTGAAGTTTGCGGTGGGAAAAGTTGGGACGGTAGCAAAAGTATTTTAGAAAATACAATAGATTTACAAAATGTTCACCAAAAAATACCGACTTATTTAGGAACTAAATTAGAAATAGAAAAAATAAAATAATATTATCTAATAATATATGCCATTTTTTTTTAAATTGTCTGAATTAGATAACCAGCATTTTATAGATAATGTAGGATATGCTATTTCTGATCTTTTATATGGATGCCGAGAACGAATGGGTGATATACAAATAGGTATATTATTGGTGGAAGATAAACAAAATAATATAATAAAATATCCTGAAATAGATGGTGAATGGTATTATAATGATGCTATGGGTTTAGATAAAGTTAACATCGAAGACACTAAAATTTATTACCAAGAGTCTGATACTGAATACAATCCGGCAATTCTTCAAACCAATCTTAAGGATCCAACTAAATTATATACAAGTTTAAATAATTTGAGAAAGGATTCTGAAAATTTATTTATCCATATAACTTGCTATTCATCAATTAATAAAATAATACAACACGGATTTTATAAAAACAACAATAACAGAATACCTAAAATAGGGAATAGACACAATAACAATGATAATAATGATAATAATGATAATTTCGGTAATGTAGTTAGTATGGATGATGATTCTAATGATAATTTGTTTGATTATAGAGGTATTGGGAAAAAACCTAGTAAAGTGAAAAAACCAAGTAAAGTGAAAAAACCAAGTAAAGTGAAAAAACCAAGTAAAGTGAAAAAACCAAGTAAAGTGAAAAAACCAAGTAAAGTGAAAAAACCAAGTAAAGTTAAAAAACCAAGTAAAGTTAAAAAACCAAGTAAAGTTAAAAAACCAAGTAAAGTTAAAAAACCAAGTAAAGTTAAAAAACCAAGTAAAGTTAAAAACCAAGTAAAGTGAAAAAAACCAAGTAAAGTGAAAAACCAAGTAAAGTGAAAAAACCAAGTAAAGTTAAAAAACCAAGTAAAGTAAAAAAAAGAAATAATTACTTAAAAAAAATATTATAATAATTATAATGGAATTAAATAAAGAAAATTCAAAATTACATCAACTTTCGCTAAATCCTAAAGAAAATAAAACAAAAATTTACGATAAATGGGCAGAAAATTATGACGATTATGTAAAAAATTTAAATTATCAGGGACCACAAAATTTAGTTAAAGAATTAGAAGAATTTTTAAAAATAAATAAAATAAATAATATAAATAAAATAAATAAAATAAATAAAATAAATAAAATAAATAATATAAATATTTTAGATTTTGGTTGCGGGACAGGGCTCGTAGGTTTGGAAATAAATAAAGTTTTAGGAAGTAAATATGTTTTTGATATAGATGGTATAGACATTTCTGAAAATATGATTATTAAATCCAGAGATAAAAATGTTTATAGACAAATATGGCAATTAGATTTAACTAAAGAAATACTTCCTCAACAATACCAGTATGATATTATAGTTTCGTCTGGCGTTTTTCTAGAAGGACACGTTAGTTTTAGTGTTATAGATACCCTTCTAAATAGTTTAGACCACTTAGGTTTTATATTTTTTACTGTTAGAGACAATTTTAAAAAAGAAAATTTATTAGAATATACTAAATTTATATCTGAGAATCCAAGGTTAGAAATTTTATACGAATTTACTATACAATATTTACCTAATGTTAAATGTAAATTAGTTATTGGTCAAAAGTTATTTTAAATATTATAGTAAATAGTAATAAAATAAAATTGATATTATGGTTAGATTATGGTTATATATAAAAATTGATTTTTGTTTATAGTAGTAAAATTGTAAAAAGACAACAACCACACTACCCCAATTTTTCTAACACCATCAAGAACACTACATAACTTCTTACACTATGTCTTCTACACGACAACAAGAAATCTCCACCACACAAACAACCGAATCTGCGAAGAAAGAACCAGTAGGCGTTACGCTGGAAGGTCTTATGGCAATGGCGAAAAGTATGTTGGCACACAAAGAAAAAAAAGAAAGTTCGGCAAAAGATGAAAAGGCATTTGCGGAAGAGAAGGAAGCATTCTTAAAATCCAGCGGATGGGTTGCTCTAGAGTGGGGGAAAAAAGCAATTCAAGAAAAAATGAAAGAAATAGAGGAAGCAAATCCACAATATTTCAAGAAAGCAAAAAAAGAGAAAAAAGAAAAAAAAGAGAAAAAAGCAAATGTAGTATCAAAGAAAGAAATACGAGAGAATTTAACAGGTGAAAAGTCCTATTATGGTATGCACGATGCTCCAGGAGGAAATCAAAATCCAAATTCGTTTATGAATGGAAGTACTCCTATTAGTATAGGCGATGAAAAGCAATTTAGACTTCCTTGGTCGTTCATTAATCCTACTATTGAAAGTAAATTGTTAGAACAAGGTTTTATTGATGAAAATGGATACAAAAAAAATATTGATATTAAAAAAATTAGAGAAATTCTAATTGAATATAGAGAAGAAATTGAAATTACTGAAAGTCCAGAATATCTTGAAAAAAATATTGATTATTTAATTGAAAGTCCCCAAAGACTTAGACAAGCATATATGTCTCTGACAACTAAAAAAGGTGATTTAATTTATATCCGCGGTAAAACTAGTTTTTTGGAGGAAGGTTGGCTATTCGAAATTCAAGATTCCAAACAAATTAATTATATCCAACAGGTTCATTTATATGGTAGTTCATTAATATCTACAAAAACATTTAAGGCAATTAAAAAAATACCAGATGAAGTTTATAGGAGTATTTGTGGAAGAAGAGCAAGTGTGTGGAAACTAAATGAAACTGAAATTACCCAATTATTAAAATAAACTAAATATAAATATAAATAAAATAAATAAACTAAATATAAAATAAACTAAATATAAAATAAACTAAATATAAAATAAAATTGATTCGTAATCTTTTTTATTTTAATATAAAATGGATTTTTTCAAACCATATCCAAAAGTATCATCTGGTTTACCCTATGGAACTATCGAGTATAAAAATTATGAATATGTTATAAATAATTCACCTATTGAAAATAATAGGGCGATTCATGGAGATATAGTTTATTTAGGTAACTTACAAAATTTAGATAACTTACAAAAAAAGGTTGTGGGAATTAAAGAAAGATTTACAGGATATATTGCTGGTATAATCCACCTTAATCTTAATCAAAAGTATGGTTTCACCAAAAGAAATATTCCATATTTTAAATTCACACCACTTTCCGGCAAGTTTCCTACTTTTATAGTTCCTAGTAAGTGTAAAGATAAAAAGGCACTTTATTGTGTTATCAAAATTAATAAATGGGACACTATTAACAAAAAACCAATTGGTCAAATTGAATATCTACTTGGCGCAGTAGGTAATATGGAGGCCGAAACAGAAGTTCTTTTATATAAAAATAATATTTACCCTAAAAGAAATAAAATAGAATATAATGATTTACCTAGCATTCCTATTCAAAATTGGGATTATAAAACTTTTAGTATTGACCCAAAAGGTTGTAAAGATATAGATGATGCCCTACATTTTAAAGTATTAGATTGTGGTGGTATAGAAGTAGGTATTCATATTGCTAATGTTTCAAGATTTATTAAAAAACTTGATACAAATTTCTTCTCTTCCATCTATCTGAAAGATAAAATTATAACAATGCTAAAAGAAAACTATAGTTTTGATACGTGTAGTTTAGGTTCTAGGGTAAATAAACGATCTCTCTCTCTAATTATTAATTACAAAGAAGGGGAAATAACTAATTACGAATTCAAAGAGACTATCGTTCGAAATGTTCCTTTAAGTTATCAAGATGCCGAACAAATGATTTGTAATAGTCAAGGGAGTTCTCTATTTGGATTATGGGAACACACCTGTGAGTTATTAGATAACCAAGAATTAAGTGCTACTAAGATGGTAGAATACTATATGTTATTATATAATAGATTAGTTGCCGAAACTTTATACAAAGAAAATCCAAATACTATTCTAAGAACCCATAAAAAGGTTAAAATTGATGAAAAAAATAATGAATTAGAAAAATATCTACAACGACTACAACAAAATGCGGCAAGTTATCAAATAAATCCAAAAGATACAGAGCATCAAGATTTAGGATTACAATTCTATACCCACGCTACTTCTCCAATTCGTAGATTTGTAGATATTATTAATCAACAAAATATTATTAAATATTTGAATAGAAACTCTATAGAACAGAATATTATAAAAGAAGAACTGAATATTATAAAAGAAGAATCTAATAATATAATTGAAGAACCGAATATTATAAAAGAAGAACCTAATAATATAATTGAAGAATCTAATAATTTACAAATGGAAAAAATAAATAGTTTTCAAAAAAATCTTAGGAAATTCTACAATAATTATAAAAAATTAGATATTATCTTTGGAACAGAACAAAATCAATTAGCGTATATTATAGAAATTAAAGATTTAAAAGTTAAATTATTTATTCCAGAATTAGATATAGAACATAGTTTCTACGCCATATCTAGTAAATTGGTTGAATGTAATTTGGTAGAGAAAAAGGAAGATACATTGATAATTAATGGAACCCAAATTAAAAAGTTTGATAAAGTATTGGTAAAAATTACACCTTTACCATTTGAAGAGAAATTTAATAAAAAATTATATATTTCTTTATTAGAACCAGAAATTGTTATATTGTTATAGTATCATTTCATTTAAAAAATGTTTATTAATCTTACATAAATTTTTAAATAAGATAATGACACAATATCTAAGAATTCAAGATAAACCATTCGAAGGAGATTTTTTCTTCGAACCATATTATTTGGATTTCCATTAATTTATATTTAATTAAGAATTTATATTTATTTTATATATATATTATAAATGCTTAAATCTAGACAAAGTGTAAGTCGTAAACGAAGTAGCAAACGCAGTAGCAAACGAAGTAGCAAACGAAGTAGCAAACGAAGTAGCAAACGAAGTAGCAAACGCAGTAGCAAACGAAGTAGCAAACGAAGTAGCAAACGAAGTAGCCAAAAAGGACAAAGAAAGAAGACACAAATAAAAGGTTATCAGAATTCATCTAAACAAAGAAAGACAAAAAAAAAAGGTAATGTTATGATGACTATGAACGGTGGCAAAATAAAGGGTAGAATAATACATAAGGGTGGTAGTGCGAGGGGTGAGGGGGGCACTGGCAAGCGAAAGCGCACGCCTGAGGCAAAGGTGGCTGGTAAAAAACAACGCGCCTTCCAATCCTCCCAAGAAGCCTTTTGGAACAGCGGAATTTACAGTTGGGGCGAATGCCGCTGTAAAGCGCACGAATGGTTATACGAAAAAGGATATGAGAAGCAAGATTTTGAAATTGAATCTACAACTTTAAGAGGGTTGGCTCCGGAAGGTGAATTCATGCCCAATTACAATAAATCCTTGCGGGATCGCATGGAAAACGCACTAGCCCAACAGTTGGTCGGTGATGATAAGGGTATTTCAGAAAATGATCAACGCATATTTATAATGTTAAATGGATTTTTGTGGGAGGAAGGTGTGGTGGGTTATACAGATTCCATTTATATTAATAATTTAGCAGAACAATTGAAGGGGCATTGGGGACCAGATATAAATTTATTAGTAAAAAATTTAAATGGAACATGTCCATATTGTGAGAAACCAACAAATTCGTACACAGGTGAACATTCACAAGGTAGGGTGGGGACTCATTTTATTACACGATCATTAGATCCAAAAGAAAATATTTATTGTGTTATTCCTATGTGTAGTAAGTGTAATAAATCGGATAATCCACCATCAGTGATTGTTGATGGCGGAGAAATCTTAATTTTTCAGCGGGTAGGTGGTGAAATAACACAAGTTCCGTTTGAGTATACAATTCCAAATCATCGTCTAATATTTAAAATGTGTTTATATAGAGACATTATAAGTTATAAATTAATGAAAGGAACAACTGATAACTATTCCCTTATGGTTGGAAATATACACCTTGCTAAATTAATTGCCTCTATTTTTAGCAACACTACAGTGCGCCCGACGCTGGGGGGGGCCGAGCCATCCGGAGCAGAGGTCCTGGAATTAATTGATTGGTATAACCTGGGGGTTGAGAAGAACACTGGACATCTTGATGCTCTGGACAAAGCGTTACAAAAATCAACTTTAAGTAAAACATTAAGAGCTATAGCTACAATCAATAACGAGTATGCAACAATATTGCAAGAGCAGTTTGATGTCGGCGCGGGCGGGTTGGCACCGCCGGGCGGGTTGGCACCGCCGGGCCGCAAACTATTGGGAGAAGTAATTGAAGAGGTAATCTCCGCAGCAAAAACATGGGATGTTACTAGTGCCGCCATAGCGCTGTTAAACTTAAGAAAAGAGTATGAATCCCGAAAGGAAGTTTTTAATCTGGAAGAGGAGATGGATTTCTATATGGAAAAAATAGAGGAAATGCGTTGGAATCTTTTCGTCTGTAGGAAGTCCTACAGACAAAAAAGCCAACATGGAGAAATAGTAAGTATGAACAGTCTCCACAAATAATTAGTTATAGTTTCATTTCATTATATACAAAGATTCGGTAGTGACTTGGTCTCTTACCAAAATAGAATTGATATTTTCTAATTTTTTAATTAATTCTGGTTTATTTAGCATCTCTCCAATATTTTTAACATTTTCCACTATATTATTAATTCTAAGAATATTTCGAATGAATGTGCCTTCATAGACATCTTCATATTTCGCATAAATTTCAAAGATAGATTTACCCATAGCCCAATCTAATGCCGGACCCACAAAAGATAAATATAAATTCCAATCTGTTCCAATAACAATCTTACTAGAATATTCATAATTTCCAAAGTCTTCAGTGATATAGTTTATACTACCAAGAATTTCTTTAATTTTGTCTGGAACATCCAATGATTTTAATGAAGTGATATCTACACTTTTTTCTTCAATAAATGACGCGAGAACGGCAACTATTTCATAAGATTCCAACGTCATAAAGAAGTCATTCGATATAATCTCTGTTAATACTATCTCATTACATTCTGATATTTCGGAAGCCATAATACCTTTTGTTAAAACTATACCGGATTCTTCTTCGATATAGTGATTATCTTTTAAATATCGAACCATTTTCCCAACATCTTCATTCACGAAAGATTTTTGGTATGATATTAAATTCTCCAATTTATTTATTTCCTTTCCTTGTTCTAAATATTCTTTATATTTTCTAGATATTTGACTAAAATTTGGAATTTCTGTACTAGATTTTTCCAATTTAATAGTTGCTTTTTTTCTGGCATTTCCTCTTAAATTTTCTATTTGGTCAACTTTCAAATAATATTCTTGGATATTTACTAAATCTTTAGGTGAAATATTTTGAGGTGAAATATGATGACTATTCTTTTTTTCTAATTCTATTAATTCTTTTTGCCGATTTTCTATTTCTCTATCATTATCCTTAGACAATAAAGAAAGATTTAGAAAATCATTAAGTTTATGGTCTGGATTTCTAAGAATTTTTAAAAGAAATTGGTAAGTTAATTTGAATTTAGAATTAATACTAGGACTTTTACCAGTCATCATTTTCTTTAGTTGATTATATTCCATCAAATCATCCATTGGTAAAATAATAACTGTTCCAAATTTATCCAATCCTCTTCTACCGGCACGACCCGCCATTTGTAAATATTCATCAGTTCTTAAAGAACGAAAACCATTATTAGAATATTTAGTAAGTTTAGGGAAAATCACTGTCTTAGTAGGCATATTTACACCGACCGCAAAAGTCTCCGTAGCAAAAAGAACCTTAATTAAACCTTTGGTAAATAGAATTTCTATAACTTCCTTTAAAATAGGAATTAATCCAGAATGATGATATGCTATACCCTTGAGAATTAACTTATGAATTTGATGATATTGTGGTGATTTATCATAAGTTTTTTTATGGTTTCTTAGTTCATAGTTGAAAATCTTATCTATTTCGCCTTGTTCTTCTGGACTGGTTAATGATTTATGAAGGGAAAATGCTAACTTTTCGCATTCTTTTCTAGAGAAAATAAAGAATAGTGCTGGAACTAGATTTCTTGTTTTTAAAAATCCTATAAAATCATTAATCATCTTAGATGGTATTTCTACTTTATATACTTCTTTTATTTCACTATAATTTTGGAATATTCCATCATGAGTTACTACCTTTAAAAGAGGATTCAATTGGTTTAAATTCGGTAGATAGAAGAAATGTTCCAATGGAACCACTCTATGATGAGTAGGAATTAGATTAGTCATCTTTTTCTTGATATTTCCTACCCATCCAGCAAATTCGTCTGCCTTATCAATTGTCGCCGACAACATAATTAATGTAATTCTTGATGGTATAAGAATTAGACACTCCTCCCAAACTCTACCTCTATCTGGGTCATTAATATAATGGACTTCGTCAAAAATTACTTTATCTACTTCATCTATACTAATATGATTAGATTCTTTTTGATAGAGAATATTACGAAGAATTTCTGTAGTCATAATTACACATTGAGCGTCTGGATTATATTTAATATCTCCCGTTAGAATTCCAACATCGGGGAATTTATTCTTTAGTTCAAATAATTTTTGATTAGAAAGGGATTTGATAGGGGAGGTATATATAATTTTTTTATTTTGTTGGAGGGAATGGGCGATACCATAAATTGCCGGAACCGTTTTACCAGAACCAGTGTGTGCCGTCACTAAAACATTTTCACCCTGTTGAATGGCTTTAATAGCGTGTTTTTGGAAACTATCTAATGGAAATCCAAAATCATATGGTTCCGAAGAAAAATCTCCTTCAAATGGTTTATCTTGAATTCTTAGATATTGTGTCATTATCTTATTTAAAAATTGGTTATTAATTTTAAATAATCAATTTAAAAATTTATGTAAGATTGATAAACATTTTTTACACCTTTGAACATTTAAAACGCCGACTTTATATATTATATTTAAATATTCTATGGAAAAAACATTTTTTTAAATTATCGGAATAATCTATTTCTTTTATGAAGTTGTTTTTACAATATTTGTTTATAATTTGTGAAATATGAGGGGCATTTGTATCATCAAAAATCATTAAGGTATCTTTGTGAGCAAATTTTTTACAATTAATTAAATCATTTATAACACATTTTTCATAGTGACCACCGTCAATATGTATAATATCATATTTTTTATCATTATTATATTCTTTAACCGTAATTAAAGAATCACCTTCAACAAAATTAAAATTGTATTTATTTTTATAATAATTAGCTATATCTTTTACATAATTGTGTTCACATATATCAAATGATAAAACTTCTAAATTAGGGTTTGATAACAAAAAAATTGCCATAGAATGTCCCCCATTTAGTCCTATCTCTAATATATTTTTAGCGTCTTTTACAATATTAAAAAAGTTTCTCCTTAAAATTAATTTATTATCATAACGGTTCCCTTCTTTAAATTGTAGAAAGTTACTTTGGTGTTGGTATAAACAACAACCTTCAATTTTGTTTGTATAGGTTTTTATAATATTATTAATATTAATAATATCAATCGTTTTTTCTAAAGTTTCATTTGATAAATCCATAGTATATAATATAGTATATATATTATTTTTGTGGGTTTTCTCTTTTAATGTTTTTAATGTCTGTCCATTTTATTTCTTTTATTTTATCTTTATGTTTTTGTGAAAAAATACTCCAATAAATTTGACATTCTGGTTGTTCATGCTCAACACATTTTTCATAAACATTATTAAGTAATTCTTTAATATTTTCTCTATTAATAAATATTAATAACCCCGTGTTACATATTCTAACATTTTCATCAAATTCTTTAGTTGCTATAATATCCTTAATAAAATTTTTTGTTTTATCCATATTTTTTACATATCTTGATTGACCCATCGCTGCTTTAATTTCATCATATACACTCGTTTTATTTGAAGGTGTCTGTCTAATTATTAATGATTTATCAACATTATTATTTATCAATAACTTTATTTCGTTTATTGAAGCAGAAGACACATTTTCTTTATGATCAAAATATATTATTGTTTTTGCATTTTGAAATTGTGGAAAATTGTCTAAAAATTTTAAAAACTTGATATATTTAGATTGTAATGATGATATTATAATGTCATCGCTTAATACTTTATTTACATAAACATAATTCCACCCTTTATTTATAATTTCACCTTTTAGTTCCTTATTATTAGTAAAAAAATAACTATTTTTGTTATCAGGAGATGGATGAACATATTTAAATTGTTTTCCAAATATACAACTTATAATTAATAAATTATTCATTTATATATATATTATTTATATTATTATTTTATCTAAAATATTATTTATAATGGTATATTAATGCCAACACATAAAAGTAGTGATTATAAATTATCAGCAGTTAAATACTATTTATCTCATTTTAAAAATCAAGTGCAAACCTGTAAAATATTCGGTTGTTCTGAAAGAAGTTTAATGAGATGGGTTAAAAAATATAAATCTACTAATAATATTACACGAAAGAAAAGAGATTATACATCATATAAAATTACTAATAGTCATATTTCATTTATAAAGCAACAACTCAAACAAAATAAAACTATAACAATGGATGAATTGTTAGTCAAATTAAAAACTAAATATCCTGACCTAACACTATCAAGAGTTCATTTAGGTAGAGTCGTAAGAGATATAAATATCACACTAAAACAAACAAGATTACGACATGTTCCAAAACAAGATATAAAAAACCGATTGTAATTAAAAATCAAATCAAAGAGTTTTATAGTAAAGTAAAACAATATAAATTAGATGATATTATATGTATTGATGAAACATCATTAAACTCATTTATGATTAGAAGGAAATGTTATGAAGAATTAGGTAAAAGATGTGTAGTGAAAACGGAAAGTCAAGAAGTATTCAAAAAATATACTGGAATATTTGCTATTTCTACAAAAGGTGTTGTTGGGTATGACGTATATAAAAAGGGAGGGATTGATAGTAATAGAATGGTTGATTTTATTAATAAGTTTATAAATGGAAAATATAAAAATAAATTAATTATTTTAGATAATGCTAGTAGTCATAGAAATCAACTTGTAAAAGATGTGATAAAAAAGGATAATAATTTATTGTATGCTGTTCCGTATCAACATTATACAAATGCGATAGAGGGATATTTTAATGTATTGAAATCGCGATTACAAAAGAAAAAAGGATTAACATATGATGAATTAGTTAACAATGTAAAAGATGTATTAAATGAAATACCAATACATATTTATAAAAATCTAATAAAAGGAGCATATGATAGAAGTGAAAAATATGTAAAAAGACCATCAACGAGAAAACGAAAATCTAAAAAATATCTGGATTAGGTCGGCGTTTTAAATGTTCAAAGGTGTAAAACATAATATACCAGTTTCCACAATTAAATCTAAATTTGTAAATCTTTTTACATAATCAGTAGACAATGATTTAATTATAATTGGTTTTATTTTATATTCATTTTTTACTTTTATTAGTTTGTTTCTTATGTTTTTTCTTAGGTTTTTTATCAGTTTGTTTCTTAGGTTTTTTCTTAGGTTTTTTCTTAGGTTTTTTCTCAGTTTGTTTCTCAGTTTTTTTCTTAGGTTTTTTCTCAGTTTTTTTCTTAGGTTTTTTTTTTTTAAAATTATTTTTTCCTTTTATCCCCTTCGCCGCGAGTTTTTCTCCAAAGAGCTGATAGAGAGATTGCATGTTATCATCTGGTAAATGATTTCCCATTGTTTGTATTGTTCCCCAAACCACATTAAGGTTACCTTCAGGTACCGCTTCTAAAAACATTGCCACCACATTCACCAAATATTCTATTACATCATCCTTCTCATTCACAACAGCAGTGGACGCATCCGCACCAATATCCACACTTTTTACATTAATATCTTGATCAATTTGTGTACCTTGTGGAACTATATTAACCCAAATTCTTCCTAAATTTACTTTGCTATCGACTTGTTCTTGGACCGCGTTTACAACTTCACCAGCAAGTATAAGTTTGTAAAGGTTATCTTCAACTGCCGTGGCCTTGTCCCCGGCCATGCTCTTAATCCTATCTAAGGCTTCCTTCCCATCCGTGGTTGTATAATAAGAACCTTCTAAAGTAAAACTTACACATATTGGTAATGAGAAATCGTTGGCGGGCGAGGACCATACCGGACATCCCCAACCTGTTCCAGCATCGTCATGGTGGACCAAGCACTGCTCCCGGTTTCGTTCCGTACACAAAAGCGAAGCAGCATACTCGTCATTGGTGATAATTCCTGAGCATCCCTCAATCATATAATACCAATTTAAAAATCCTGAGAAATCACCTTCATCTATAACAATAGGGTATGGTATCCCCGACGCTATATCTATATGCTGCATAAAAGTTCCCCACATTTGACCATTGTCTGCCATAAATTTTGCCAAAAATGCTGCTTCGATTTCTTTTTCTCCATTCGCAGCCACTCTTGCTTTTCCCTGTTGCGATGCCATCTCCCTCACACATCTTGCCAAAATGTCCTTTACGTTAGTAGTCATTTCTCCTGCAGAAGACAATTTAGAGACCGAAATTGCCACGTCATGCCACCAGAGCGATACCAACGGTGCTTCTACACTACCGGTGTATTGGGCAATACAATACGGGGGGGAGTTAACATTTTCAACAAATTCAAGACGCAAACCTCTATTTGGATTTATTGATTTGGCCCCATCAGCTACATTACAAGACCAACCTGTTTCACCTTTAAAATCATTTCTATCAACTGCTGACATTATTGAACATAACATATTTCTTCTATTTGTTAAACCACCTGAATATGTACTAACAATTCTATAGCTCCCATCTGATGGGGCTTCACAAATATTTAATTGGGTTTTCGCCACACCACTATGTCGAAAACTATTATTTAATATTTTTGTTTTAAAAACAGTTTTATCTCTAGTGTCCGTTTCCCACGGAACGAACGCCTTGCTCTTGTTATCGTGGTGGTGATCACCGTTGTAGTATTGGTGATTTACTACATTTTTTACCCAAGCTTCATGCAAGAGATCGTACCCATCAAATTTAACTTTTCCTTTCGCCCATCCAAAGTCATGTCCACAAGAATCTGCCCATAATATTCTTTTAAAATTATTATATGGAAGAGCTATTCTTATTTTTAATTCTTCCATTTATAATATATATATATAATTATAAAATGAAATTAATTATAAAATGAAATTAATTATAAAATGAAATTAATTATAAAATGAAATTAATTATAAAATGAAATTAATTATAAAATGAAATAATAAATTAGTTATTAATTTTTAATTATCTATTTAAAAATTTATGTAAGATTAATAATCTTTTTAAACAAAATAGACCAGTTTCCACAATTAAATATAAAATTATAAATTATTCTTAACTAAATTTGTTAATTTATTCTCGTCAACACCTTCCATAGTTCCTACTTTCTGGTTATTTTTATAAACTAAAAAGGTAGGCATACAATTTACACTTGCCTCACTAGTTAAATCTTCAAACTCATCCACATCAATTTTATAAAAATTAACTTTTGGATATTCATTGGAAAGTGTTTCAACGTGTGGGGAAATCTTTTTACAAGGACCGCACCAAGACGCTGTAAAATACAATACATTTAAAGGTGCCGTATTATTTGTTAAATCTACTAAATTAGAGATATTGTGATTTTCGTTTAATATATGTAACATTTTTAATACAATAATAACTTTTATTCTTTAAATATTTTTATGAACACCGAAATAAATAAGAATACCCATTATTATAATAAAAATTAAAATAATACCTTTATCTAATATAGTATTTCTTTTAATATCCATTATAGACCTTATTAACTTATTATTATTTTTTGATTCCGTATTCAAAGATTCAGTATTCAAAGATTCCGTATTCAAAGATTCCATATCCAAAGATTCAGTATTCAAAGATTCCGTATTCAAAGATTCAGTATTCAAAGATTCCGTATCTAAAGATTCCGTATCTAAAGATTCCGTATTCAAAGATTCCGTATCTAAAGATTCCGTATTATTTTTAATTTCAGACAATATATTAAGTTTTAAATTTTCGTTTGTTTTTTTAAAATTATTAATTTCTTTAATTTGGGCACCTACAATATTATCAGTTTTAAATAAATCCATAGAATTATATGGTTTTTCAATATCTTTTATGGGAAATGAATCTAAACTAGGTTTCATTTGTGCCATAGAGTGTATCTTACGATTAAGTTCTTTAATATCAACAGTTTCCTTTTTAATCATTATAAATTACCTAGAAAATAAATTAACTATAAAAATAAAAATAAATTAACTATAAAAATAAAAATAAATTAACTATAAAAATAAAAATAAATTAACTATAAAAATAAAAATAAATTTTTCTACAAACTACAAATAAATACAAATAGGAATTATCAATTTTCTTATTATTTATAGTTATTTAATAATTAATTTAAGAATATTTTAATATTAAATGTAAATGGAAAAAATTTATTATTCGTGGGATGATATCTCTAATTTAATTAAAAATAATATAGAACCCATACAAAAGTATAATCCTGATTATATAATTGCTATTGGTGGCGGTGGGTTAATACCAGCACGTCTAGTAAGAAACTATATAAATAAACCAATTTACGTGGTAACATTATCATTATACGATGATGAAACTATTGGTAATAAAGTGAATATTATCCAATGGATAAATTTAAATTTAAAAGATAAAAAAGTATTAATAATTGATGAAATTGATGATACTAGAAAAACTATGGATTTTTGTGTTAAGGAATTGGTAGAAAAAAATAATGCCAATGATATGTGTGTTTTTGTTTTACAAAATAAATTAAAAAATAAATTAGGTGTATTGGATAATGTAAATTATCATGCTTGTCAAAATATAGATGATAAATGGGTAGTTTATCCCTGGGATTTATAAATATACTTATTATATAAAATATATTGATTATAAAATACTTATTATAAAATATATTGATTATTATAAAATATACTTATTATAAAATATATAAATTGATTATTAAAATATAAATTAATTATTTAAAAATAAATAAATAAAACTATATAAATGAAAATCAATGTTATTGTAGCTGTTGATGATAAATTAGGTATTGGAAAAAATAATAAATTACCTTGGGATATTCCAGAAGATTTAGCACATTTTAAAAATATTACTACTAAATTTGAAACCTTAGAAAATGTTGTATTAATGGGTAGGAATACGTGGGAATCTATACCAAATAAATTCAGACCATTAAAAGATAGAATTAATATTATTTTATCAACACAAGATTTGGATTTATCCAATTATAAAAATACATATTGTTTTAAATCTTTAGTAGAAGCGATTGAGTGGTCTAAATTAAGGAAAACGGAAAAGTTATTCATTATAGGTGGCGCCCAATTATATAAAGAGGCAATTAATTTTTGTAAAATAGATACTATTTATTTAACTAGGGTATATGGTAATTTTGAATGTGATAGATTTTTTATGGATAAAACTTTCTTTGAAAATGGTTTAAATCTTGAAAGTGTTTCTAAATTTAAAGAACATTTAGGAATATATTATAGATTTTTGGTATATTCTAAAGAAACTAAAAATCTGTGGAAAAGCGAAGAAAATCAATATCTCCAAATTTTAAAGAACATTTTAGATGAAGGTATTGATAGAGATGACCGAACTGGCACTGGAACACTATCCACATTTGGTGAGAAACAAGAATATGACCTCCAAGATACATTTCCTTTTCTTACAACTAAAAGAATTTTCACTAGAGCAGTTTTTGAGGAATTAATGCTATATTTGAGAGGGCAGACAGATAATAAAATTTTAAATGAAAAGAAATTACATATTTGGGATGGAAATACTACTAGAGAATTTTTAGATGGAAGAGGTCTAACAGAATATCCAGTAGGAGATATGGGCGAGACTTATGGATTTAATTTTAGACATTTTGGTGGAGATTATGTAAATTGTGAAACTGAATATAATAAAGATAATGGTTTTGACCAATTGGAAAATGCCATAAATCTTATTAAAAATGACCCTTGTTCTAGGAGAATAATAATTTCATTATGGAATCCTAAAACAAATTATAAAGCCGCTTTACCTAGTTGTCTTTGTTGGTATCAATTCTTTGTAGATACAAAAAGAAAATTATTAAATTTACAAATTTATATTAGAAGTTCAGATTTCTTTTTGGCAAATAATTGGAATGTTTGTACTGGGGCATTATTGGTTCATATGATTTGTAATTTAACAGATATAAATTTAACTCCTGGAAAGATTATTTGTATTACAGGCGACACGCATGTTTATAAAAATCATATAGAACAAGCAAAAATTAATTTAGAGAGAATACCAAAACCTTTCCCAAAATTAATTGTTAAAGGTGTTAAGAATAATATAGAAGAATTTGAATGGGACGATTTTAAATTAGTGGGTTATGAACCTTATCCAAATATTAAAGCGGAAATGTCAGTTTAAAAATATTATAAATAAATATGCCTAAGAGACCTATAAATAGTAATTCAAATACAGTATATATTCAATCTAAAAAACAATGTAGAAACAATGGAAAATGTACAGATTCAATGTGTAAGTATGTTCACCCTAAACAAATTTTTGGTAATAGTTTAAACAATATTAATTTGTGGGCACGAAATACTGATGCCGATAATTTAATAGGAATGGAAGATACTAATTTATTTCATTATAAATTTTTGACTACTATATTTTTAATGTCATATTATTTAAGTAAAAATCTTAAAATTTATGATGATTTTTATAAAGAACAAACTTTTTTTAATGAATTTTTGATAGAATTAAATAATCTAGATGATACTCAAATGAATAGTGAAAATACAACTCAAATTCCAACTCAAATTCCAACTCAAATTCCAACTCAAATTCCAACTCAAATTCCAACTCAAATTCCAACTCAAATTCCAAAAATTAATAATATGTTTGATAATATAACTAGATTTTTAGATTCATTTGAAAAAACATTAAACACTGAAAATACGTTAACATTAAAAGATAGTTTAACTAATAAAACTCTTGAAAATTTTGATACTATTACATTATGGAGAGGATTTAGAAATAATTATAATCCTTTTTTAGATATTTACGAACAAGAAATAAATCCTAATTATATTTTACAAACACCTTTAATATTATCTACTTCTCTTGCCGAAGATGTTGCATATAGATTCACAAATTATAATAGAACTATACCAGTTATTTGGGAAATAGTTGTACCGAAAGAAAAACTAAACGAATTACCATACCCTTTTTTTGAGGATAACCCTTTTAAAATAGATTTAGATAGACCAGAAACTACACCAGAATTAGAAATAATGTTACCATTAGATTCAAAATTAAAATTAATAAACATAACTGAAGGTAAAAGACAATATTATACGTATGACCAATTTAAAAGAACAACTTTGAAATATATTCTAGATAATCAATCATCTCCTATAATATACAAATGGAAATACTTAGGAAGGGACCCTGATAAATTTTATTATAATATATTCAATTCTAATAAACAACTTCTAACGGAACTCACAATTGAACGTATTTTTAAAGGTCTTGCTGGTATAAAGAAATCAAGTATTAAAAAAAAACCTATTGGTAAAAAAAAATCAAGTATTAAAAAAAAACCTATTGGTAAAAAAAAATCAAGTATTAAAAAAAAACCTATTGGTAAAAAAAAACCTATTGGTAAAAAAAAATCAAGTATTAAAAAAAAACCTATTGGTAAAAAAAAATCAAGTATTAAAAAAAAACCTATTGGTAAAAAAAAATCAATTGGTAAAAAAAAATCAAGTATTAAAAAAAAATCAAGTATTAAAAAAAAATCAAAACAGTATAAATATTAATTTTTTTTATATTATTAATAATAAATGAATATACAAAAAGGAATTATAACATTTAGTATAGGATATTTTATTATTTATATAATAACTAAACATAGAGAAATATTAAGACAAATACCTATTTTAAAAATGTTTATTAAACCAAAATATCAACCGTCTATATCACCATCACCTTCATCTTCATCTTCTAAAACTATAAGTCATAATGAAGATACGGCAGATATGTATTTAGTTGTTATTTTATATTCTATTATTTTTATGGTATTTTAAAATGTAATATCGAAATTATCGTGAACTCCTTGTGCCCTACCAGAAGGATCAGATTTAACACCTTCCCAATCCGTATTGGGAATCCAACATTCACTAACTTTCTCACAGTTAGGAAAATATTCCTCATATATTTCCCTAAAATAATAAGCTTCTTTATTAGAAGGAGTATTATATTCATATTTTGAACTTGATTGATTAAATTCCTCATCACTAACTTTACTATTACAACTTTCAATAAGACTATCAATCCAGTCATAACCAACCCCATCCGAAAATTGTTCTTTTTGCCTCCAAAGAACTTCGTCAGGTAAGAATTGTTCACCACCAGTCATATCTGGGGAAAATGCTTTCCTTAAAATATATTTCTCAATCTTTCTCATTTTTTGGTCAGGTCTAATAGGCATAGATAAATTCAAGAATTCTTTATCTAAAAATGGCACTCTCGCTTCCAAACCATATGCCATAGTAGATTTATTCGCTCTTTTACAATCAAAATAATGTAGATTTTCCACTCGGTTACAACATTCTTTATGGAACATCTCGTCATTAGGGGCCTTATGAAAGTATAAATATCCTCCAAAAATCTCATCGGCACCTTCGCCAGATAATACCATTTTAATACCCATTGCTTTTATTTTACGAGATAATAATAACATAGCGGTTGATGCTCTAACAGTAGTTCTATCGTAGGTTTCTACATGATAAATTACATCTCTTATAGCATCTATACCTTCCTCAATAGTAAAATTAAACTCGTGGTGGATTGTTCCAACAAATTCACTAACTTGTTTAGCGAATTTTAAATCAGGTGCTCCTTCCAAACCAATCGAAAATGAATGTAGTTTTTTACCCCAATTTTCATTAGTTCCCTGTTTTACTAATTTACTGGCAATCGCCGTAATTAAACTGGAATCAAGTCCTCCTGATAGTAATACACCATATGGAACATCTGCCATTAATCTTTTTTCTACTGATTTTGTTAATGTTTCTCTAATTTTAGTACATATTTCCATATCAGAAACTTCTAAATTATATTTTGGAATTTCTTGATTTAATAACCATTTTGGATTATAATACCTACAAATCTCCATATTTTCAGTCATATAATGCCCAGGAGGTAAAATATTAATTTTTACTGTTTTATTCCATTCCTTGATGGCCTTAATTTCAGATGAAAAACACTTTGAACCATCATAATCTTGGGCGTAATATAAAGGATTTACACCAATAGGGTCGCGTGCCACCAAAAAAGTATCTTTACCAGAATCATATAATACGAAACTAAATACACCGTCCAACATATTAATAAATTTAGAACCAAATTCTTTATATAAAGGAATAATTACCTCGCAATCAGAATCCGTAGTAAATTCATATCTATCTTGTATTACAACATCTTTAATTCCATTATGATTATAAATCTCACCATTTACGCTTAAAACAATTTTATTTTCATTATCATATATTGGTTGGGCACCATTATTTACACCAACAATAGATAATCTCTCGTGACATATACATACTTTCTTTTCTGGATTATAATAAATACCTGTCCAATCAGGACCTCTATGTCTAAGTTTTTTTGAACAGTTTAGTAAAGATTCTCTAGTATCCGTTTCCTTACAACCAATAACTGCGAAGATACCACACATTTTTTTATTGTTGATTGTTGATTGTTTAATAAAACTTAACATATTTTCTTAAATCAATTTTTATTTAATTTAATTTAATTTAATTTAATTTAATTTAAATTATAGTAAAATTAGTAATCTTATTATTTTCTACTAAATTTTTAGTATCACTTTGTAAATTTTTTTTTTCTATTTGGTCTTCCTTGTAGTAAATATTATTTATATCTGGATTTTTATTTATTTCTAAAAGAAAAGGATTTTTATTTTTATCTAATATAATATCAACTCCGAAAATTTGAAAAAATGTAAATTGTTGTTGTTCTGATTCATCTGTTTTTGAAATAAACTTTTTAAAACACCCAATAATACTTTCAATAGGTTTGTATAAATCAGTTTTTTTTATATTTTCTTTTAATATAAAATCATCTATATTCTTAGGGAATCTTTTATCTAATTTACTTCTATTATCTGTTATTAATCTTTCATCCTCTAGACCCTCCAATGAAAAATCTTTAGAAGTATAAAGACACTTACCATACTTGTGTATATAATAACTATATTCCTTATTTTTTAGTATAACGAGATATAATCGTAATACCACGATTCTATTATTTATTAAATATGGTTCTTTCAAAAATTCTTGTATTACTTTATAATTTCCATCTATATATTCATTCATAATATTTGGAAGACTTCCTTTAAATAATTTAATACCCTGTTTTCTATGTGTATTTTTTTTTAATATATATATTTTTTCAGGATTAAAAGTTTTTTTAAATTCCATTAAATCATAGAAATTTTCCAAAATAAAACTATTAGGAACATATTTAACTTTATTATTATTATTACATTCTCTCACCATATTCCATAAATTATTTTTACTTACTAAATTATCACCAAAAGGAATAGCCATAAAATATTTAATTGTAGGTTTAGTTAAATTTTGTTTTGTTTTAACTTTTGCTCTATGTATATAATATTCATTCATACTTGGTTTTGATGGAATAAAATATTCAAGTTGCTCTTTTTCATTATGATTATATAAATAAATAAATATTAAAGTTAATAGAATACTTATTAAAGTTATTATTTTTACATTTGAAGGAAAAATTGATTTTCTCATTTATAATATTATATTATAACAAGAAAAATAATGAAGACACGCTCTGGATTAGAATACCGTGAAAACGAAAAGTTTAAGATTGAAGAAGAATATAGGCAATTGGCAAGAGATTTTATTATTTGGAAACAAAATTTCATAAATTTATGTATTAAAAAAATTAATATGAGTTGCGATGACCTTCCTGATATGGATTATTATTCATCTTATGTGGAAGGAATTACTTACCACCAAATGTTTGATATTCTAATGAAAGATTTATATATCGAAATATTAAATTAAATTAAAAAACATTAATTAAATTAAAAAAACATTAATTTATACTAAAACATCCATAATATAAGATGTCTCTAGATCTAATACATATAAAAAAATAGTATTTTTTTGTTCTAAATTTGTTTTTTTTGAAAATTGGTCTTTTACATTTTGTGGCATATTATCCATTGTTAAAAAATAAATATCAGCATTTGAATTTTTACTAAAATCTATAAATAAAGCACCAAATTTACCATAATTTAATATTCGTTCCTTAATATAAATTTGTTTTAATTTTTCTTTATTTGTCTCTAGAAACAAATTATTTATCATTAATATTTATATATTTATTTTTTTAAATAATTTAACTAACAATGAAGAATATCCAATATTTTAAACTTCAATTTCTTTGATAATTTTGGGTGGTCTTTAATAAGTTTTATATTTGCAAAGAAAGATTTCTGTTGTAATTCTCTATAATTAAAACATGTTTCAATTAATTTTTCTAAACAAATAATATTATTTTCTACATTTTCATCATCTTTATCTAATGTATTTAAAGTATTATCTACCAAAGCTTTAACATATTCCTCTATAAAAGTCTCTTTTAAAAAGTTGCTCTTATATAATTCTCCTATAAATTGAGCAAATCCTTTTTTATAAACTTTTTTTTTAGTCTTTAAGCAAAAGTCATCATAATCGCTAACATCCATAATATCATCATTTTTATTATTGATTTCCTCTATCATATTTTTAAATTCTACACATTTATCAATAATTAATTTTGTAAATTCTTCATCCAATTCGATACTTTTTAATTCAATTATCATATCATTACATAATTTTACATATAATGGACAATATGTTGGTTGCATAGTCGCTTTATCAAAAATACTTTCTATAAAAAATATAAAGTCAAAATCATCTTTATTTTCCAAATATATAGTTTTAATATATGACCAAATTTTATCATAATTTTGATTTGATAATTTATTCAAATTTCCATTAACACTCTTTTTTATTTCGTCAGACTTTTCACCAACTTTATTTAAAAATGTTTGTGGTCGCACGGCAGGTATTCTACAATTGTCTCTATATTTTTTCTTTTTGTTATAATTTTGGTTTTTAGATTTAGAATTATTTGTAGGAATGTTATCGATAGCAAATGTTTCTATAGTTTTTAGAATATCTAAAAAATCTGTAGTAATTAATGAACTAATTAAATTTGTATTTTTAATTAATGTTTCATTTTCATCTAATTTTAATTTTAATATAAATTCTCGGGTATATTGAATGGGGATTTCACACATATTTATATTGTTTATATTAATTGTTATATACAAATAGTTATTATACAAATAGTTATTGTTTATATACTAATTGTTAATATACAAATAGTTATTGTTTATACTTATTAATTAATTTTTAAATAATCAATTTTAACTTATTTATTAATTAAATGAATAAAAAATAAAAATAAAATATACATACTTATTATAATGGATTTTCTCGCGAATATTAATAACCAATCGAATTTGTATAAAACAGGAACATTCGGTGGTAGTACAACATTCGATGGTAGTACAACATTAGGTAATAATTCTAGAGAAGATATACAAAATAATATGCCATTGCATAGAAATAATATTTATGATTCCAATATTACGTCTCATGTAAAAAATGCCGAGAATGATATAGTAAACAGGTCATTTAAAAATTCTAAAAATGCCATAAATACTGGTATTATACCTAAAAATTTTAATCAAAGTATCCTTAACCATACCAGTCAATTTGAAGATTATAAAACTCAAAATCCTCCAGAATCTAATTATGTTTATAGTAAACTAACCGGTCAAAAAATGTTAAAGGAAAAATTTACCCATCAAAATATGGTTCCTTTTTTTGGTAGTAATATAAAACAAAATATGTCCGATAAATCAAACCAAAATGTATTAGAAAACCATACCGGAAATATAACACATTTTAAAAATAAAGAGGAAATACCATATATGTTTGACCCTGATTCAAGAGTTAATCATACAAATGGCACACCTGTTTATGATGAAGAATTATTAAAAAGATTTAATCCTTCAAATAAAAAACAACAGGAACTACCAATTAAACAAATTAAAGTAGGTCCTGGTATTAACCAAGGATATAGTTCAAGACCTTGTGGAGGATTAAATCAATCCAATAAAAGAGATTTTATTATGCCCAAGTCAGTAGAAGAATTACGAACTCTTAATAATCCCAAGAAACAATATGGTGGTAGAGTTATTTCTGGTTTAAAAAGTGGACAACGTGGTATACAAAGTAAAATTAATAAAAATAACCCAGATAGATATTTCAACAATAACCCTGAAAGATATTTTACCTCCGTAGTTATGCCTAAAAATAAAGTTAGAGAAAAGGTAAGAGTTAAGAGAACAAATAGACAGTGTTCCACTTCATATACTGGTGCCGCCGGACCAACTCTCCATAATCGACCAGAGAAAAGGGGATTATTTAGAAAAACCAGAAGAAATGCTTATGTAAATAGTGGTGTTAGAAATGCCGATGGTCAAGGGAAATGGAATCCGGAGGCGGATGAAGAAAATTATGGCAAGAATTCCTTTAATTTACCACTTAACGAAAGAGACACCACGCAAAAAGATGCCCCCCTCCTTAACTTAACATCGGCAATTAAATCTATAGTGGCACCTATACAAGATTTTGTTAAAACCAGTAAAAAAGAAAATTTTATAGGAAATGAGAGACCGTATGGTAATTTTGGAAGTCAAATGCCTGGTAAAATTACTGTACACGACCCCAACGATATAGCCAGAACAACTATAAAAGAAACGAATATCCACGATACGCGAGATGGTAATATTTCAGGTCATAATAAAACTACGGTTTATGACCCAAATGATATAGCGAGAACTACTATAAAAGAAACGAATATCCACGATACTAGAGATGGGAATATGGCAAGAGTTGGTTTTAAATCAACCGTTTATGACCCAAATGATATTGCTAGAACCACTATCAAAGAAACTAATATCCATGATAATCGAACTGGTAATCTAAATTCAAATAATCCAAAAAATAAAGTATATAATATGGATAACGCTAAGGTAACTACTAGAGAAACTATGGACGAACCAGAAAAAATAATGAATATGTCTTCATTACAAAAAAAACAAACGGTTTATGACCCAAATGATGTCCCTGAAGCAACAACCAAAGATACAAATATTAATAATGTTAGAACAGGTAATGTGGGAATTAGTGGAGTTGATAAAGGTACTGGTTATCAAACCGCTGGTGTCCAAGTTCCCAATACTAATAAACAATTTACCAGTGATTTCGAATATCAAGGTGTTGCTGACGGAGACGTTGGAAAAGGTGGTGGCGAAGGTTATCTAGTTACAAACTATGAAGCCAAGAATGTTAGTAGACAATTTATTTCCGATAATGAATATGTAGGAACGGCCGATAGCACAAATGATAAACCTATGAGTTATGATGATGCTTATAATGCCGATTTAAATTATAATAAGGAAAAAATTTCTATAGGAAGAGCACCTACAAATTCAGGCGTAAAATTAAATATTGGGGAATCAGATATCCATGTAGATTTTAAAAAATTAGAAAGTGATATTTTAAATATTAGAGAACTATCGACTAATAGAGTTACTAGTGCGATACCTGGTAAAATAGAACAAGGACAAACTAATCGTAAAATTCCATTATCTGAAGATAGAAATAGAGATATTACAAATCCGGGTATGTTACAACAATTTAATGATAACCCATTGACTCAATCTCTCTCTAGTTATTAATATTTTTTTTAATATTTTTTTATTATATACTTTATTTTATTTTTTATTATATACTTTATTTTATTATATACTTTATTTTATTATATACTTTATTTTATTATATACTTTATTTTATTATATACTTTATTTTATTATATACTTTATTTTATTATACTTTTTAATATTTTAATATTTTTAATATTTACATATATTAATGGCATCGCATAGAAGAAAAATACAAGGTGAATTTTTCGATTGTACTATACAAAGTTATAATGACAACGGTGGTCATGGAACTCATAAAATAGATTATGCTCTACAATATGGTATTTCTATACCAATATTAAAATATATAGAGGAACTAGAAATGATATTTGAGAACACTAATGATGATAAAAGTGAAAAACGTACCATAAGATTAGAATTTTTAAAAAATGCGGCAAAATTTGATGTTTTAGCAAATTATTTCCAACATTTAACAACATATTTAAACGGTGGTTCAAATTTCCCTGATTGTAATAGTTTTGGATCTAACTTTGAAGAAAATAAATTAATTATAATTACGGCAGGAGGTAATATTATTACTATTTTTGCTAAATTACTACAAGACTTAATTTATAATAAACATAATGTATGGTTCAATAGAGTTATGTTAAATGATTGGATCTTACAAAGTCAATTATTGGAATTTATTAAGAATTGTTATAAGATTAATCCATATTTGTTAGAACAAATTAATGATTTATCTTCGTATGATTTTAGTGATTTCGATTATAATATATTACCAAATAAATGTATTAACGACTTCGGTTCCGACGATAATAATGACTACGGAAATAATGATAATGGTGAAGGGTATAATAATGATAATGGCGAAGGGTATAATAATAATAATAATAATGGCGAAGGGTATAATAATAATAATGGTGAAGGGTATAATAATAATGGCGATGATGATATAATATTTTATTATCCCGACCCTAAACCAGATGAAACTTGTGGATTTTATTTATTTAGAATAAAAACATCTTTTTCAGTTGATGCGTCTCGTTTACCATATGATTATAATTTATCTCAAGGTAGAAAAAATTGTATTAGAGCAGGGCTTTCGAGAAATAAGTTAAATTTATTTTATCCACAAGCCGCACAAGAAGATTGGATGGAAGATGATGGTCTTTATGGTGCCGACGATAAATATCAAAATAAAAAAAAATGTAGCGAAATAATAGAAAATATGCTCATTATAAAAGAACTTATTAAATCAGAAACATTAAATAATGTAAATACTTGTATAGAACTAAAAAAAAAAGAATTCGATTACCGTAGCGATATTACAGGAGCGATGGAATATATAAGAAGTGTTAATTTAGCTATGAATAAAAAATTACAATTGCAAACATATGATTTGACTGGAGAACAAACATATGATGATACATTTGAAGAATGGCAAGATTTTCTTAATAATTTTTCTTCTCTAGAAACAATATTAAATAGTAATTTACCATTAATAAGTATTGAACTTATAAAAGAGTTTACTCTTGAAGGAGAACTTGGAAATTTTAATAATAATGTTATGGATTATAGAGAAGGAGAAGAAGAACTTCCTACACCAGATTTATGTAAATATTTAATTGTTCCTGGAAACTTATATTATATTCTTAAAAAATTAAAGGGACCAATGGATAAATTTTTAAAAAGTAAAAAATATATCCCCATAGATGGATTAACTATTACATTTAATAGTATAATAATTGAACCTAGAGAAAATGAAGGAGACCTTGTTCCAAAAATTTACGCTGAAGAAGCCGAACTAGATGAATTAATTAAATCATTTGACCAATTATCCACAGATTCTCCTGAAATAAATCATGAACTTTTAGATTTTGCTAGACACCAACTTGAATATGAAAGTGGTGTCGCAGGTAGAACCAAAAAAATAAAAAAGACTAATAAGAAAGATAAAGAGAAAAAGAAAAAGACTAATAAGAAAGATAAAGAGAAAAAGAAAAAGAAAAAGACTAATAAGAAAAAGACTAATAAGAAAGATAAAGAGAAAAAGAAAAAGAAAAAGACTAATAAGAAAAAGACTAATAAGAAAGATAAAGAGAAAAATAAAAAGACTAATAAGAAAAAGAAAAAGACTATGACTTAATTTATTCCCACTATAAATACTAATTTAATTTATTTTATTTTATTTTTAATTAGTAATGGTATATGGTGAAGGAATAAAAAAACTTACAGGGGAATTATTAGATTGTGTTATACCGTTATGGTGTGATCCTGAAGGACTTGGATATAAAAAAATAAGTTGTGCTTTAGAACACGGTTGTGGAATTCCTTTACAATATTATATAGAAGAACTTGAAACTATCGCTGTTAGAACCCAAGATGATAAAAGTGAAAAAAGACAAAAAAGATTAGAATTTTTAAAATTATGTAATTTTTCTCCAATCCTACAACAATATTTTGTAAGACTTATTAGGTATTTAAATGGTGACGGAATAGATGAATTAGGAAAATATATATTTGATGATAATAAACTTATTTTTGTTATTTCAGGTGGTAATATTATTACTATTTTTGCTAAATTATTAAATGAAATTTTTACTTATGTTGGTATAGGAAATTTATCACAATTTAATCAAGTTTTTTTTGGTTTAGAAGTTAATTGGGAAACATTTAAAAATGCGGTTCAGACTGAAATTACTGTAGATAAATGGGGACAGTTCCATACATATTATAGCGAATTGGGAAATAATACCACTGAATTTAGTGATTTTGATTATAATTTATTACCAAATAAAGATATAAATAAACCAATATTTCTCGTTCCTCCTAAAGTACCGCCACCACATCAGAGTGGGTTTTTTTTATTTCGTATTAAAACAAATATATCATTTGTTCGATGGACGACGACTCCTGCAGAGAGAAATAAAGCGTGTATAAGTTGGTTTAAAGAAAATCCTGAGAAAGCAAAAAGTTTTTGGGTTCAAAGTGCCCAACAGTCATGGTTGGATTTAAAAGAACCAAGTGGTGAAAATTGTAAAAAAGTTATAGAAGAACTTTTAAACATTAAAGAACAGATTAATATTGAAACTAAACAAAATGTTTTAGACATAATTAAATATCATCAGGAAAATATAGGTATTATTAATGAATTAGATGCGATAATAGAATATATTAAATATACTAATTTTACATTAAATTCCTTTTTAAGACAATATAATGAAAATTATTTAAACGTTTTCTACTCAAAAGAAACACTTTTTAAAAGCGAACTACCAAATATTAGTTCTTCGTTATTATTAGAATTTATGAAAGACCCTCTACAGACACAATGTATTAATAAAATACAACTTGCTAGGAATCCTAATACTAGAATTACAAATACATATCAGGGGGGGTATAGATACCCTATTGATAACCAAACAGTTCATATAATGCCAACTATTTATAAAAATAATAATGCACATGCTGTAAAAATACGAACTGAACTAACAGCAAATGATGAAGCAATAAATTGGAAAGGGACTGGAATAGTTATTAATTTTATTGACCAAGAAAATAGTACAAATGATAATGTTTCTATTTCGGCAGAACTACTTAGTATAGAAGAAGCTAGTGAAATTTTATTAACACTAAAGAGAGTGGTTAAAAGAGATAGATATAATGGTGAAAGAGATAGATATAATGAGGAAGAATATGGTGACTGGGACTCGGTAAATAACTCGGAAAATAGGAGTAATGGACCGGGTGGATTAAAATTTAAAAATAAAAGAATTAAATCGGTAAAGAAACCTGCTAAAAAGAAACCTGTTAAAAAGAAATCTGTTAAAAAGAAATCTGTTAAAAAGAAATCTGTTAAAAAGAAATCTGTTAAAAAGAAACCTGTTAAAAAGAAATCTGTTAAAAAGAAACCTGTTAAAAAGAAAACCTAAAATTCATTTATTATAATATATTCCATATTCATAATATAATTAATGAATGAATAAAAAAAATAAAAAAAAAAAAATAAAATAAAATAAAATAAAATTTTCTCCAACACTTTAATCAGATCTGTCCCCCCCCCCCCCCCCCCTCTTTTTTTTGAGGTTTTTTTCAAAAAGTGAGGAGAAATTTATAAATCTCCTTCATTAATATATTTTACTATAAATTATTTATGGTGTTTAAAAGTTATATTAATTAAATTGATAAAATCTGTTATATTTTACAAAAATGCGACTATTTGCTATAAAAATCTCCTCAAATCTCCTCACTTAAGAATTAAAATATAATTAATATATATATGAGAAAAGAATTTGAATGCGAAATATGTAAATTTAAATCTTTTTATAAAGGGGATTTAAAAAAACACATAAAAACTAAGAAACATTTAAGCAAATTAGAAGAGTTACGGTGTATAGAAGAAAAACTCCTCGAAATGGTCAAAATCCAGCACAATCCAGCACAAATCTTGGAGAATTTCGAAAAATTCCAGCACAAAACAGCACAAATTAGTAAAAGTGAGGAGATTTTTAATTGTGAACACTGTTTAAGAAATTTTAAAAGCCAGGATAATTTAATTAGACATACTAAAAAATATTGTAAAGTAAAGAAACAACTAGATGAAGAATTGGAACACGTTAAAATTATATTAGAAGAGGAAAGAGCGTCTCATAAGGAAGAAAAAAAGCGTTTATATGATTGTATAGATAAACTGATACAAAAAGCAGGAAATATAACTACAACAATTACAAATAATACTCAAAATAATATAAGTTTAAATAGTTATGGTTCGGAAGATTTATCACATATTACTGATAAATTAAAAAGAGAATTCCTTCAACTACCTTATGGTATGATACCAAAAATGATAGAAAAAGTTCATTTCAGTGGCACAAAACCAGAAAATAGTAATATAGCTTTAACTAACAAAAAAGAAAATTTCATTAAAATTTTTAAAGAGGGAAAGTGGCAGTATTGTAATAAAGAAGAAATATTAAACGATTTAATCCAAACTAACTATTGTAGATTGGATGAATTCTATGAAGATATATGCGAAGGTAAATTACCAGAAATTTATAATATTAGATATAAGAAGTTTCAAGAAAAATTTGATAATGATGACCAAAATTTAAAAGAACAAATAAAACAAGATAGTATTTTAATACTTATGAATGAAAATTTAAAGATTTAAATTTCTACTAATTAATGAAAATTTAAAGATTTAAATTTCTACTATTTTATTACTATTAAGTAAATTATTATTAAGTAAATTTCTAGTAAGTAAATTATTATTAAGTGAATTATCATTAAGTAAATCACTATCATCTAATAATTCCATATCATCTAATAATTCCATATCATCTAATAATTCCATATCTTCTAAGAAATTATCATATAGAATTTTTCTTTTAGAACAACAAAATAAATTTTTTAATATATATAAGCACCAATGCTCATTTATATCATATTTTGTATGATTAATATTTTTATATTTGTCTATAACATTTAATTCATTATTAATAAATTTATTATCTAATAAAATTTTCCTATATTTTTTCTTATAATAATTAACATGTTTGAATGGCATAATATTATCGTATGATTCTTTTGTTAAAACTATAAAATCGTATGTATCATTTTCGTAGTTTGAACAAATCATATACCAATTATCTATACTATCTGCAGAAATTTCAAATAGATTTATAGTATTTAATGTTTTCCTAAGTTTATTAATAATAAAATTAAAATTTTGTATTGTTTTAGATATTTCTTCTTTTTTCTCATCTAAATTAAAAAATCTAATTATCGCCAAAACTAATGCTATATATGTTGGAAATATTATAGGTAATAGCGTTCCAATTATATCATTAATTTCATATTTTGATTTTATAGTTTCTATAAATGTAATTGCCGTTGAAACTATAATTACACTAACTTGTATAAAATTAATTTTATTAGTAAGATTATCATATTTTAACGATAGTAACGCCTTATTTTTTCTATTACTTTTAATTAATTTGTTTATAGAATCTATTAAAACATTTTTTTTTTTATAACAATTTGTTATTTCGTTACTTATAGTTTCGTTACTTATAGTTTCGTTACTTATAGTTTCATTACTTATAGTTTCATTACTTATAGTTTCATTACTTATAGTTTCGTTACTATATCTTTCGTTACTATTACTATCCATTAATTAAAAATAATTAATTAAATTTTAAATTAAAGAATAAATGCGTTGTTTATATAAAAAATAATTATATTTAAATTTTATAAAATGGATGAAAATCTCTCGGTATTAGTGGATGCTAAAACGGAATATACTAAACAATTAACCGCAATTTTAGTACCACATATTTTTGATGGTATAAAGTCAATTTATGAAGAAACTAGTCAATACTGTTCCATAAATAATGATAACGCAATTCTTATGAGATTTCAAGAAAAATTATCAATGATACCTAAATGGAACCATGATATGTTAGTTGAAGAATATAATAGAATTATGAAAGATTCTGGTTGTGATTGGTTAGATGAATTGGTAACAGCTGTATTTTTAAGTCATACCAAAATTTTAACAGTAATAAAAAATAATGGTAAAAAACCAAAGAAAATTAATCTCAAGATACCTAAAATTGACCACTTTATTCATAAATGTTATATTGAATGTGCTAGAGAATTTTGGAAAAATCCCTATTTATTTAGTACGAATTGTTCGCAATATGATTTTCAAAGAAACTCTAGAGAAAGTCAACAAATAATTTCAACTACTATAGAAGAAACTATTAGAAAGTTATTACCAGTTAAAAATATATTAAAGGAGTATTTAGGAGAAGATAGTGAAGAATATAATGATACTTCATTCATAGATCAAAATTATAGAGATAGTTTAAGAAAGTTAGTGAAAAAAGAAATAGAAATTTGTCAAGGGAAAAATGAAATTTTCCCAAATTCTGAAATATTGGAAGAAGATTCTTTACAACAATTAAATGATTTAGAAGAAATTAATAAAGTTATATCAACTAAATTATATACAAAGGACTTGGATATTAAAGATTTAACTGTAGATAATGATTTATTAAATAAAGATATTATTGATTTGGATAATATAGAAGAAATTTCTTTAGTAGAATCAAAAACTTTATTAAAAAAAAATGAAAATCTTAAAAATGTAAATCTTAATGAAATAGAAAATGTAAATCTTAATGAAATAGAAAAAGTAAATCTTAATGAAATAGAAAATGTAAATCTTAATGAAATAGAAAAAGTAAATCTTAATGAAATAGAAAAAGTAAATCTTAATGAAATAGAAAAAGTAAATCTTAATGAAATAGAAAATGTAAATCTTAATGAAATAGAAAAAGTAAATCTTAATGAAATAGAAAAAGTAAATCTTAATGAAATAGAAAATGTAAATGTTAATGAAATAGAAAATGTAAATCTTAATGAAATAGAAAAAGTAAATCTTAATGAAATAGAAAATGTAAATCTTAATGAAATAGAAAATGTAAATCTTAATGAAATAGAAAAAGTAAATCTTAATGAAATAGAAAAAGTAAATCTTAATGAAATAGAAAAAGTAAATCTTAATGAAATAGAAAAAGTAAATCTTAATGACTCAATAAATCTTAATGAAATAGAAAAACCTAGTATGGAAACCACAAATTTTAGTGGTAAAAGTACGGTATCTGAATTAGATAAATTAAAAGAACAAAATAAATCGATTATAGATGATTATACAGACGATGATGTAGATGTTGATATTTCAACTTTAAATTTAAAGAAAATGGATTTAAATTCATTGGAAATTCAAGAAATAAATTTTAATGATGATGAATTTGATTTTACAGATGATATAGAAAATGAAACGAATTTAAGTAAAGAACTGGATTTAAGTAAAGAACTGGATTTAAGTAAAGAACTGGAATTAAGTAAAGAACTGGAATTAAGTAAAGAACTGGAATTAAGTAAAGAACTGGATTTAAGTAAAAATGAATTAGTTGAAATAAATGAAGATAATAATATAGAAATAACTACACCAAATATAAAAAAAATAGTAATTGACGATAATAGAAATAATGTGATAAATAAATATGTTAAGGAAAAAAAAAAGAATTTTAGTTTTTTTGATTAATAGGTTAAACAATAGTGTAAATTTATCTATTACGGTTAAAAAAAGTTTTTTATTTCTTTTTTTTTTATATAGATGAATGACTTATTGAAAAACCCATTAATGATATGTTGTATAGCTGGACTTATAGCAGCAATTGTTTCTTTTATTGAACATAAACTTGAAAGTGGTGAAAATTTTGTTCCAGATTATACTAGATATTTTAAAATATTACTTTTAGTAGTAACATTAAGTTATGGTGTTATAAGTTTAAGTAATAGTAATCAATTTGGTAATAGTATACAAGGTGGTGGTAATAGTGGCATACAAGGTAGTGGTAGTGGCATACAAGGTAGTGGTAGTGGCATACAAGGTAGTGGTAGTGGCATACAAGGTAGTGGTAGTGGCATACAAGGTGGTGGTATACAAGGGGGTAGTATACAAGGGGGTAGTAGTAACCAAGGAGGTAATAGTGGTAGTAGTTGGTTTTCTACACCAAAAACGGAAACAGTTATAGAGAAAATTCATACAGGTAATCCTGATTTTTAATTTATTATTTTTTTTCTAAAATATTTATATATTTATCATTTTTTTTTCTAAAATATTTATATATTTATCATTTTTTTTTCTAAAATATTTATATATTTATATTTTAATAATGTTAGAACCAATTTTTAAGGTATTATCTAACGTATTAAAAAACAAAAAATTTACTAATTTCTTTGCTTTTTTTACTCTATTATTTATATCATTTATCGTAACAAATGAAAAGAGCAATTTTGTTCAAACTTTAGTATATTTAACTACTTATCAAATAATTAGACTTATATTAGTTTTATGTATATCGTTATTAATTTGTTTTAATTTACAATTAGGTCTATTATTCTTAATATCATTATCAATTTTAATAAATATACCATTAACAAAAAACACAAATATAAATATAGAAAAATTTGTAAATATTCCAAATATGGTAGATAAGAATAAAATTTTAAAGTATAATAAAAATTTCAAAGAACCTAAAAAACTTACAGATAATGATAAAAAACAGAGCAATGTAAATGAACTAGACAAAGAAATTGAAATAGAGAAAAATAAAGAAAATGAAACTAAGAAAAGACCAAAAAAGAAAGGGTATGCTATATCTGAAGATTTATATTTAGATAAAATGGAAAATACAAAAAAAAAAAATGAGAAAAATGATATAGAAGAAGTAAATCTTAACGAAGAAGAAGAAGATACAATAGAGAAAGAACTTAATAGGAAATTTACTAATGATTATAAAAAAATGGAAGAATATGATAGTTCTTCATCAAATTCATCAAATTCTCAATCTTCAGATAGTTCTACAGATTCCAGTGATTCTGAAAAAGAAATAGATGAAATTCCTATGAAAAAAGCAAGGGAACATATGCTTGACAAATTAAGAAATGGATTAAAAAAAAAATATTTAAATGAATAGAATTCACCTTTAAAATTGGTAAACTAATTCACCTTTAAAATTGGTAAACTAATTCACCGTTAGAAATAGATGCTTCATCAATCCTGAAAATATTGAAAATATCTTTAATTAACTGATTTTTAGGTAAAGAGTTGGACGCATATTTAGTTATTTTAACATATAAATTAAAATTATCTTCTAATTGGTTAAAATTCATATCGATTCCTTCCTCTCTATATTTTGTCCAACCTAAAAGTAAATCAAAAATAGGAGATTTTGTATCAAAGTATTCAATAATTGTTGTAGATAATCTTGCCAAATCAAAGTTAAAATTTAATTTTTTTTTCAAATGTTGCGATGGTGGATTTCCATATTGCCCTCCAGCATCTCCATCTTTTTCGAAAACATCACTATAATATATAGTATTCTTTATTTTAAATATACTTCGTGCGAAATCAATAATTTTTAATTCTCTACCAAATGTTGGTATTTTAAAAAATATATCTTGGTATTTAAAATATTTATATTCTTCAGTAGTTTTATTAAACATTATATTATCACTATGTAAATCATTATGGATAAAACTAATATGTTCTTGCGCAGCTGTCAACCCAAAACATATTTGAAATAATATTCCTAACCATTCTTTTTCTTCAATACCTTTATTTTCTAATTCAGTTAATGTTATATCAAACGATTCCATACAAAGAATTTGAACCGGAATTTGTTTTAATTTTACCCAATATTCCGCACATAATACACTGCCACTACTACTATAACTTTCACTGCTACTTTGGCTACTTTGGCTACTTTGGCTACTATGGCTACTATGGCTACTATGGCTACTATGACTATTATGACTACTATGACTACTATGACTATTTTGGCTATTATGACTATTATGGCTACTATGGCTACTTTGACTACTATGGCTACTTTGACTTTTTTTATCTTTGGAGTAAATTTCCTCTAGGTCTAAATCTGTATGATCCAATTCTGTATGATCCAATTCTGTATTATCCAATTCTGTATTATCCAATTCTATATGATCCAATTCTGTATTATCCAATTCTGTATGGTCTAAATCTGTATTTGTTTTCATTTTTTTCATATCTAATAGTTGTAAATTGTCTAATGATAGTTTTTCGAAGTCATCTAAGTTATTATCATAAATAATATCGAATTCTACACCATTTCTTTTTTTAAACCAACTATCTTCGGTTAAAAAATTATAATCCTCTGAAATATCATGGTGATAACTATTGGCTATACCATTAAAACTTCCATAATATTCTGGAAATATAGAAGTATAATTATTTTTAGTTAATTTATTAACTATATAGCAACCCATAACCTCCATATAGGCATTATTATTTGGATTGTTTATTTTTTTTAAAGTTGAATTACATTCATTGGATGGAATACGAAAATTAAATTCGTAGTCTCCTTCCATATATTTTAAAACATCTAAAATTGGATTACTTTTGATAAAAACTTCTTTCTCTATAAATTTAGTATAGTCATTTGTGTTACTATTTTTTATCATTTTAATTTTAATTTTACCTTGAAGTTTATTTAAAGTTATTTCATCAATATCTTCAATTTCAAGAATTGTATAATCTCCTTTTAGATTAAACATTTTTTTAGAATAAGTATTATTAAATTTAACATATTTGGGAAAGACTGGTAAATAAACTTGCGAATCTAAAATACCCATCTTACTTTCGATTGAATTGTAAAGAGATTCTTGAGTTTTTTTCGCAAGTTTATGCAATTCAAAATTAATAGTCATTTAAAAATACTAAAAAAATAATCTTTAAATTAGTTTATGTTAATCATATAGAAGATTCATTAATAGAAACATAAAGTTCATTTATAATACTTCTGTCTTCATATATTGATATATTATGTAGTTTTTTATTATCATTATTTAGTTTATTATACAAATTATCATATAGTTTATTATCATTTAGTTTATTATCATATAGTTTATTATCATTTAGTTTATTATCATATAGTTTATTATCATATAGTTTATTATCATATAGTTTATTATCATTTAGTTTATTATCATTTAGTTTATTATCATTTAGTTTATTATCATTTAGTTTATTATAAAAAATACACAATTTAATTGTAAATAAAATTATTATAACAGCTTGTACATATACTATTATTTTATAAATATCATTATTACTATTGCTACTGTTAATATTACTGCTACTGTTAATACTACTGTTAATACTGTTACTACTACTATTGATAATACTGCTACTGTTGCTAATACTGCTACTGTTGCTACTGTTAATACTACTATTAATACTGCTACTGTTGTTAATACTGCTACTGTTGCTACTGTTAATACTGTTAATACTGTTGCTACTGTTAATACTATTAATACTGCTACTGTTACTACTGTTACTACCACTACTGTTATTAATACTATTATTTTTTGTTAAACTAAGGCAAAATTTATTATTATTAAGTATTTCGGTTAATGAATTGTTATAACAATTTAAATAATATTTTTCGCTATTATTAAAAACATCTAAAACAATAGTATTATCCAATAAACGAGAACCTATTTTAATTAATATAGTATTAAGTTTAGTTGAATTAAATGGATAATTCATTAAAGAATTTTTAAAATCTTGTTTATTAAGTGTTTCTCCGTCAGTAATTAATATAAAATAAATAAATTCTTCTGAATAATTACTATATAATTCCTCTGAATAATTACTATATAATTCCTCTGAATAATTACTATATAATTCTATTACTTTTTCCAATCCGGTATGAATAAGAGTTGGTGCTCCAAATCTAAAATCATAATTTGTCATTTTGTCGTAAACATAACTATTATTATTACTAAAAGGAAAATCAATATAACCGCGAGAATTATATTGAACCGAGGCATAATTTATGTTGTTACAACTAGATAAATTATTAACAATATCGCTTGTGAAATTTTGTATTAATTCACTATAATCGCATATATCATAACCTAAAATAGATTTAGAAGAATCTACCATAAATATTACATCATTACTATAACTATTACTAAATAATCCAAAAAAAAATAAATATACTAAATTTCTCATTATCTAAATAATAATTATATTCTTTTAAATAATTGTTATATTAATACTAATATTAGGTGTTAATCAATTTAGTATGCGGAATAGATATATAATAAAAATATAAATAAATATATATGAATTTAGAACTTAAAAAATTCGATTTATCCAGTATAAAAAAAGATAAAGTCCTAGTATTTATAGGAAAACGTGAAACAGGGAAAAGTTTCCTAGTAAGAGACCTTCTTTATTATAACCAAGATGTTCCTATAGGAACTGTTATATCTGGGACAGAATCGGCAAATTGTTTTTATGGTAATATTGTTCCAAGTTTATTCATTCATGACCAATATACTCCAGAGATTATACATAATACATTAAAAAGACAGAAAATGGTTGTAAGAAAAATGAAACAGGAAGAGGATACTTATGGGCAGAGTAGTATAAATCCGGATGCTTTTTTAATTCTGGATGATTGTTTATATGATTCTAGTTGGACTAAAGATACTAATATTAGGTCTATATTTATGAATGGTAGGCATTATAAGATGATGTTTATAATTACTATGCAATATGCTTTAGGAATTCCGCCGAATCTTAGAACTAATATAGATTATGTATTTATTCTTAGAGAGAATTATGTATCTAATAGAAAAAGACTATATGAAAATTATGCGGGAATGTTTCCAACTTTTGACGTTTTTTGCCAAGTGATGGATTCGTGTACTGAAAATTTCGAATGTTTAGTAATTCATAATAATGCCAAGAGTAATAAATTAGAAGACCAAGTTTTTTGGTATAAAGCGGAGGCGCATGATGATTTTAAAATTGGCGCACCAGAGTTTTGGCAACATCATAGTAATAATTTCCAAGATGATTACGATGAAGATGAAGATTTTGTATATAATAAGAGGAAAGGCCCGCAAGTTAATGTTAAAAAGACTTATACTTAAACTAAAATAGGGTCTATATCAGAAAACATATCAGAATAAGTATTGTTTACATCTATACTTTCTATTTGGTCGTCATAAATTGTTCTTGGAACAAATCTATATTCAATTTTAGGGGCGGAGTGTTTTTCTTCTAATTTATTATTCATATAACCAATAGTTATGAATATAATTCCTAACATAAAAAAAAAGAAACTTAAAGATCTCATATTTAATTATAATAGATAAAAAAAAACTATGAATAAATAATTTTCATTTCATTAATAAATATTTTTTTCAATTTAGGTTCTTTAATATTTTTTATACAAATATTTAATAAATCATTTAAAACTTTTTTAGATATGTCTTTTTTTTTAACTATAAAATTATGTTCCTTAAAATTCCAATAATCCTTAATAAGTTTTAATAGTATTGAAATTAATGGATTTGTAATTTTTGTATGGTCTATAGTTTTTAAATTATTAAAAAGAGTTTTTTTTTTATCTAATCTTTTTTTTAATTTATTTAATTTAATATTTATTTTTATATTAGGACTGAAAAAAACAGTTAAAAATTTATTTAATTTTAATTCCTCCACATTAAATTCATAATCCAAATAAGTATATATTTTAAGAATAATTATAATTATTGAAAAAATATCCTGACTTCTAGGTTTAGGAAATCTTCTACTAATATTATTATTTTTAAGGGAACTAACGTTTTTTATATTTTGCCTATTAACATTTTGCCTATTAACATTTTGCCTATTAACATTTGGCCTATTAACATTTTGCCTATTAACATTTGGCCTATTAACATTTTGCCTATTAACATTTTGCCTATTAACATTTTTTTTAGTATTAATACCATATAAAGAACCACCTTGTAAATTATTAATTTTTTTGTTATTCATTCTAGGATGAATATAATTATGTGTTCCTTGGTATCTATTATAACAACTGTAATCATTTAAATTACACGCAAAACCAAAATCAATTAATTTTAAATTATTTGTTTCTGGGTTATAGAAAATGTTTTGTGGTTTCAAATCTCTATGAGAAATTTTTAATTTATTATGTAAAAGCGAAACTGAAATTATTAATTTAAAAATAATTAAATAAAATTCACTATCTTGGATTTCGTCTTCTTTTTTTAGATATTCTGATAAATCTATTCCATCCAAATATTCAAAAATTATGACTTGTGGATTTGATTTTAAATATATATCTTGAATATTTGTAATATATTTAGTAATTAATTTTTCTATTTTCCCAGATGATATCTTATCAATTTTATCTTTTATATTTTTTAGTTTTTCTGGTTCTGGGTCAGGTTTTTTCATAATTTTTGCTATGAATGTATGTTCTTTATATATTATTTTAAAAACAATTCCAAATGTTCCTTCACCTACTAATTTAAATCTATAACCTTCTATTGTAAACGTATTTTGATTTTTTTTTTCTAATATTAAATCTGTATTTTGGAAGATAAAATCGTACATTATAATAATTAGACAATAAAATAAATAATTAGATTAAAACAATTTAAAGATTCGTATAATAATTATATTAAAAATAAACATAATAATCTATAATGGCTGCCGAACAAGAAGTACTAGAAGATTATCTCGAAGTAGATAGACCTGTCCCTGGACAGAATTTTGCTTGTATATCATTTATTTCACCTGAGAAAATTTTAGAAGATAAAAAATTATTTAATTTGTATAAATTTCATTTATCAATTAATTTAGAAGCAAAATTAACTTTTTCACAATTTAAAGAACAATTCGAAGATTTTAATTCTTCTAATGAGACTATACAAACAGACTTTAATGAAATATGTGATTTTAAAACTAATGTTAGAGGAGTAAAAATTAGAGGTGTTTATGATACACAGAGAGAGGCAAATATCAGAGCACAAGTATTACAAAAGATGGATAGTTCTTTTCACGTATATGTAGGGCAAGTAGGTTATTGGTTACCTTGGGACCCTGACCCAAATGATATTGTCGACCAAGAATATTTAAATAATGATTTAAATAGATTAAATAAAGAATATAGTAAGAATCAAATTAAGAAGGATATGTTTTACGAAGAACAAAAAAGAGAAAAAAAAATAGCGGCATTAAAAGAAAATGAAGAAAGAAAAAAGAAAAATGACGAAGAACTTCTTAGGGAAAAAGAAGAAAATGTTATTATACACGATGGAGAAAATGTTGGAATAAATGATAGCAATAAAAGTTTAGAAGAAGCTTTAAATGATGTGGACCCATGGATGGCGAGGAAAATTGAAGAAGAAATTTCTGCAGATATAAAAGAAAAGGTATTGGAAGTTACTGAAGATATAAAAGTTACTGAAGATATAAAAGTTACTGAAGATATAAAAGTTACTGAAGATATAAAAGAAGAAGTATTAGAAGAAATAAATTAGACTTAATAAATTAGACTTAATAAATTAGACTTAATAAATTTTTTTTCTAATAATATAATATATGAATTCAATGGATGAAATGACTGTTGATATGATGGAAATTTTAAAAAGATTTTTTAAATATGTATGCGAGGGATTAATGGTAGCGATAGCCGCTTTTGTTTTCCCTAGAAAGAAAATGAATCCAGATGAAATTTTAATGATTGCGGCAGTGGCATCGGCAACATTTGCTATTTTGGATATGTATGCACCAACTATAGGTGTTACTGCGAGACAAGGTGCCGGATTTGGTATAGGGGCATCTTTAGTGGATTTCCCAGGTAGAGGAATGAAATTTTAAATTTATATTAAATTTTTATTATTAAATTTATATTAAATTTTTATCAAGTATTCCCATTATATTATGTTCTTTTTTTTCAGGTATATCGTAAATACCTTTTCTCTTCACTAAACCGTGAATACATTCATGAATTAAAGTATAAACTAAATTAGAATATGACCAATCTTTAATTGTATTTAACCATATTGTTTCTCCATCTGTTTCCGCCCAATATCTATCAACTTCGTTATAAAAAAATTCAATATTATTTAAAACTTTTAAATAATGTTCTGTATTAAAAATTACTTCATCATTTCTTAATTCATTTTTTGAAATATTACAAATTTCATTTTTATTATTAAATAGCCATAATTTAGTATCTTCTATAGCGTGTTTTATTTTATCTCTACTTAGATTTATGGTATCTCTACTTAGATTTATGGTATCTCTAATTAGATTTATGGTATCTCTACTTAGATTTATGGTATCTCTACTTAGATTTATAGTATTCATTTATAATTAATTTATTTAATTACTTTTTAAATTAAATAAATTAAATGGTTATATAAACGAATTTATTATGTCTATACGGATGGTATAAATTCCCATTTTAAATATTCACATATTTGTCTCCAAATTAAATCTTGTTGGTGTAATTTTTCTCTACTTTTAAGTAAAATAAAACAATCTATAAATTGGTCTAATTCTAATAGTTCAACAAATTTATGTAAAACATATGAATAAGATAAGAAGTTTTTTCTTTCTTTAGGACAAAATTTGGTAAATGGAATTTGTATTTCTTTAAACATTCTTCTTAATTCTTCCTCCGTAGTTCTATTCATAATAGGTGGTGGTAATCCATTTAGTTTATTAATAATATGTGGGACGTGTTCGTAATATTTATTTTTCTTTAGTTTTTTAAGAATTTCTCTAACTTTAGAAGATGTTAAATCTCCCATATTATCTATTCTTTCTTTTTTAATTTCAATAAGGATTTGGTTATAAAGGTCTTGTGGTATATCGGTGGTTTCTTTTGCTTGAAATTGTGCCATCCATTCATTAAAATGGTTAATTCTTTTATAGGCAAAATATGATATTTCTTTTGGGGGATCTTTATAGGATGGTTTATCGGAATCGATAACAATATAATCTACTTGTCCACATATTTCACAAATCATACAACCATCTGCTAAATGAGTTTTTTTTTCTATATTACAATTTAAACAAAAATCTTCATAATTATTTTTAATATTTTTAACAAAACAAGGGTCTGTTAAAGATAAGTAATCATCACAAATATCTTGTTTAGTATTACTATTTAATTGGTTATTTTTGTTTAACCAATCCATTACAGTTTTACTACCTTTTTTATTTAATTGTTCCTTAACAATTTCTTTTTTACTATTTTTATTAGAAGTATCATAATAATCAAATAAAATATTACCAGTATTTTTATAATATTCCTTTTCTTCCTTACTAGATTCAATATCATCAACTTCCTTTTCTAAAATTTCTATCTTATCTTCCAATTCATTTTTTTTTAAGAATTCTATATCATTTAATTCCTTTAAAGGTTTATTCATTAAAATAGTATATTGTTCTTTATATAATTTTAATTTTTTTTTTTTACCAGTAAATGATTTTTGTAATTCTTTAAAATATTTTATTTTAATATTATGTTTAGCATCTATAGTTGTTCGATTATCTATAATAGCCCGTTTTTTATTTTTCACTTTAAATGACATTCTTTGTTAATACTAATAATTATATTTAAGAAACTTAATTTAAGTATAAAAAAAATATATATTTAGTAAAATTTTAATAAACGCCATTTAATTTTCACGATAGATGATTATTTATCACTTTATTATTAACTAAATTATAATTAAAAAAATATAGGTAATAAGTCTTTATTGATTTTTTTCATATTTTTCTACATTTTTGAATATGTTTCAAAATAATTTTTAAAAAAAAAAATCTATATATAAGTTATAAAATGGGAGGAGGATTAATGCAATTAGTAGCTTATGGCGCTCAAGATATTTATTTAACTGGTAATCCACAAATTACCTTTTTCAAGGTTGTCTATAGACGACACACTAATTTCTCCATGGAGTCTATCGAACAGACTTTCAGTGGAACTCCAGATTTCGGCAGAAAGGCTAACTGTACTATCTCTAGAAACGGTGATTTAATTCACCGAGTTTATCTCCAAGTCGAACTTCCATCGGTCCAGGTTGCTGCTGAAGATTACTTCCGATGGGTTAATTGGGTTGGTCATGCTTTAATTAAGAATGTTGAAGTTGAAATTGGTGGTCAACGAATTGATAAACATTACGGTGATTGGCTCCACATCTGGAACGAACTTACCCAAACTTCCGGTAAACAAGCAGGATATGCTTCTATGGTTGGTAACGTGGATAGACTTTACCGACCTGTTTCTGGCGGTACTTCCGCCGGAGGTTCCACCGGAACTTCTCCACAAGAGGTCTTTGATCGAAAAGGTGTTATGCCAAAGACTACTCTTTTCATTCCACTTCAGTTCTGGTTTTGTAGAAATCCAGGTCTTGCCTTACCACTTATTGCTCTTCAATACCATGAAGTCAAGATTAACATTGAATTCCGAAGCGCCGAAGAATGTGCCGGATTCAAGACAAGTCTTCCTACAAGTGCCAAAAGTTTTTCCAGTGCTTCTCTCTACGTCGACTATATCTATTTAGATACCGATGAACGACGAAGATTTGCCCAAGTTTCCCACGAATACCTTATCGAACAGCTCCAATTCACTGGGGATGAATCGGTGAGTAACACTAACACTAAGATTAAGCTCAATTTTAACCATCCATGTAAGGAACTCATTTGGGTTGTCCAAATGGACTCTTGCGTAGTTGATGCGCCAACAAGCGCTCTTGTCAAAGGACGTCAATGGTTTAACTATACCGATAAAGTTGATGTCACCCCATATGGTCAATCTGACCCATTATCCCTTAATGATATTATGGATGGTGTTATTGATACTGATCCAACCGATGGCGCAGGAGTTTCTGCTCATGCTTCGCAACATTATGGCAGTGGTGTTGTTGCGAGTGGAATAGGTATTAATGTTCTCAATAATGCGACTAATAATGGTCTCTTATCGAGTCATAATTTATCTTATGACCTTGGACAAAATCCAGTTGAACGAGCAAAACTCCAACTCAATGGTCATGATAGATTTTCTGAACGAGAAGGTCGATACTTTAATCTTGTCCAACCATACCAGCACCACGAGAATGTCCCAGCAACCGGTATCAATGTTTACTCTTTCGGTCTCAAACCTGAAGAACATCAACCATCTGGAACTTGTAATATGTCTAGAATTGATACGGCAACGCTTCATTTAACTCTTTCTGCTAATATTGGTTCTGGTTCTGGTTCTGGAACTTCAGCAAAGGTGCGTGTCTATGCCACTAACTACAATGTTCTTCGAATTATGAGTGGTATGGGTGGTCTCGCTTACTCCAATTAAATTTATTATTATTATTATTTATTTAATTATTATTTAATTATTATTATTTAATTATTACAAAAATATATTTTTATAGAAAGTTTTATTAAAATTTCTATAATGATTAAACTTTATTTATTTATAATTGATTAAACCATATTTATTTATAATTGATTAAACTTTATTTTTTTTTTATGTATATATATTAGGTAATGAATAATATTATATACATAATATTTTTTATATTTTTTTTATTATTTATAATGTATTTTAATAAAAAAAAAGAACTTTTTATTTCACCACAAATGAATGCTAAATTACTAAATGGTATTAAACTTAATATGGGAGAAATAGAAAACATTGACGAATTAGAAATACAAAAATTAAGTGATGATAGTGAAAAATTAGTAATACTTAATATTATAAAAAATTATAGTGTTAAAAATTTACTTTTTAGTAAAAATTTAGAATTGGTAAATTATAAAGAATCTAATATATTAGGAAATAGTATAGACAATATAGGTGGTGTAGCAAGTATAGTTAGTGAAGAAGACAATATAGACGGACAAATGACTAATAAATTTGAGTTGAAATATAATAATATTACATTAGAAAATATTCATAATATACCGGTAAGTTTTGCTGTAGGAAATGATTTTTCTACTGATAAAAAAAACCCTTATTACGGTATTCAAATTAAATACAAAATAAAGAATACTTCTCATAATAATAGAGCCGAAATAGGAATAGATTTTAAATCATATATGGATATACCTATTGGAAAACTTATAGAAATGAATGAAGTTTTACAAGACCCTGATTATAAAAATTTACATAGAGAAAAAGTAGAGGTTATAACTAAAGAAACTAAAAAGTTAGATTTTTTACCATACTTTAAAAATACAGATATTAAGGCACTGGTTTTATTTAAAGATACCAAAAACAAAGAATTTTTAAATAGTTTAGAAGGATATTTTAATTTAGTTGATGAAAAAGGAAACAGAATATTAACCAAATGTAAATTAGATACACCTTTTTGTAAAGCACATATACTACCTAAAGGTAAAATATATGGTAGAGATAAATATATAGTAGGTAAATATATTCCATCCGGAAATAACTTTCAAGTTCTAGGAGATGATGAACAAATTGCTAAGAAAAAAGCAGTTGATGCCGAAAAAGCAAAAGCAGCAGCAGCGGAGAAAGCAAAAGCCGCTAGAGAAGCAGCAGCAGCTAGAGAAGAAGTAGCAGCTAGAGTAGCAGCAGCAAAAGCAGTGGAGAACGCAAAAGTAGCAGCAGCAAAAGTAGCAGCTGATGCCGAAAAAGCAAAAGCAGCAGCCAGAGTAGCAGCAGCAAAAGCAGCAGTTGATGCCGAAAAAGCAAAAGCAGCAGCCAGAGTAGCAGCAGCAAAAGTAGCAGCAGCAAAAGTAGCAGCAGCAAAAGTAGCAGCGGAAGATTGGAATTGTATCAATAGTAAATTAGGTACTCGTACGTATCACTATAGTGAGGGTGACAAAACTATTAGAAATTATACTAAAGATCAATGTAAAACAAAATGTTCAGGAGACGAAAAATGTAAAGCATTTGATTTTAATACTATGAAGTTAGACAATAAGACATACGCTAACGGGGACAAAGGGGGTAATTATTATACAACGTGTAGATTATTTAAAAGAGATGTAGGTACCGTGTATAAAAATACATCTTGGGGGGCGGAGGCATTCCAACATTGTTCTAAACCAGTGGAAGGTTTTGTAGGAAATTTTCAAGATAAAGAACAAATACCACAAGATTATTTATATCAAAAATTTTTAACAAAAAAAGATTGTGTAAAAGATATAGATATTCATACAGAAAAAATATCAAGTAGTGAATATTTAAAGGAACCTAAATTAGATTTAATTGCGAATAGTAAAACATTGGCACCTTTAAAAAGATTGGGTGGTAATAAATGTATTAAACACCATGATGAATTTAGAGATGATTATTTCTTTGGTGGATTAGATAAAGATAATAATATGTTTTGTTATGGGAAAAATAACGATTGTATTCTCTTTTCTGATAAACCAGAGTGTGAAAAGTTAAATTTAGAAAAATTATTAAGTGTCCCATTAGATAAGTCTAAGGTAAAAGGTATAAATTATCAAAATGACAGAACTTATTATGATAAAGATTCATTAACAATTAAGAAAAATAAAATGGGAGCGACTTTTAAAGATGATAATGGTAATTTAGAAATTAAATGCGATAATGGTAAATATTTAGAAGGAACCTTTAATGTCGAAGATGAATTATCTATTATAGGTGGAATTTACAAGGATTGTAAAGATCCAAATCATCCAAACCACGATTCTTGTAGTCCTTCTATAAGTTCATCTACATTACATTTGGCGGAATTGATAACAACTAAAGGTAATAAAAAATATGACGCAGATAAAAGCGATAAATATTCTAAATTTGGAGATTTGGATGGAAAATGTATAGATAATAATATACCAGATGGAAGAAATATAGAATGTGACCCATTAGATAACCAACAACCATGTTATGTAGGAGATAGACCTAGTTTAACTCCAGGAGAGTCCCAACCGAATATTGATTTATATAATAAATATCTTGGATTTAACTGTAATACTTATACATTGGATTCTAATACGTGTAAACATAATAATAATGGTGTATTATCCGATGTTATAAGTTTTTCTACCCCATTAGAAGAAAACTATTTAAATATTATGGATGAACAAGAGATTTTAGAAGTTTCTAATAATTTAGAAGAAAACTTAATGAGTGATAGTGAAAAATATGATAGTAAAAATTTACACTTTTATATAGAAAAATATTTTGAAAGATATGAAAATATGAATCCAAATAATCATATAAATCCAAGATATACTATTAAATTCGATACACAATATGATATGCTTTCTAAAAATGATAAAGTTATATTAAATATTTATTATAAAGGAGAAAAAGAAACAACACTTCTAAATAATAGCGAGGAAACGTATAGTATTGAAGATGATGATATTATAGAAATTCTTTTACAAAAAAATAATCATCTAGTTTTTAAAATTAGAAGAGATACAACTGATTTAGTTAAATATACAAGTATTCATAAATTGGAAGGGGAATATAGTAGTCCTATAAACTTTTTTATTTCCCAAAATAATAATAGTTTTTTTAGAGATATCAAATATAAAGAAGAAATTCCTTCTACAGTATTACCTTATAATCCATTTATAGATGTGAGACAGGAATAAATATGAACTAAATTAAATAAATTAATATCTTTTTAATTAATAATGGTTAACAAGATTTTAATAACTTGTATTACAATTTTAGTAATATTCTTCTTACTAAAAAAAAAAAATATTGAAAATTTTAAGACTAATGGAGAAATAGAAATAAAATTTAGTGCAAAAGATAGTATTTTTATGGTTTCCGATGATATTACAAAAATTGAACAAAGCGCTGAGGGTTTAACAATACATAAAACTGATAAACTAATTTATTCTAATAAAGAGATTTACTCTGATTCTGGCAAACACACGGGTTTTATATTTTCTATAAAACCAAATCAAAAATTAAAAATAGGATTTAGTAATAAAGATAAAGACGACGAAATTTCACATAGTATCAATATTATTGGCGATGGTTTATTTCAAATTTCTGAAAAAATACAAGACTCAGACCAATATGCTATACAAGATATAGATTATTGTCTATCCGGTGATATTAAAAAATGTCTTAATACAAAAGATAAATATACTTTTAATCCAACTACGGATTTTTTGGCCATTATGGTAAATGAAAATAGAGCAAATTATCTTATTATTAAAAGGAATGATGACGGAGACTATGGTTCTATGCTTATTCATCGAGGTTCTAATCCACTTAAATTTCCATATAGATTAAAAGTAATTTCAGTAGATGAAAAATGCGTTTTGTCAACTCTTTTATGGACGAAACATACTATTGTTTATAACTCCCCTGTATATTGGAGCGTTGAAACCCAATTTAAAGACGACTACGATAATAAACCATTAGAAATGGTTCCTATGCCATCTTATACTATAGAAGAAAAAAGCATACCAGCACCAAGCAACCTGGATGATGGTAGTTTTGATTTTGGGAATGCTTTTTCATCAGGTGTTAAAAAGATTTTAATTACTAGTGTTGGAATGGATGGTGAATTTTATGAAATGGAATTTATACATAATTTAGAAGAATTGTATCTACAAATAAATAAAGATAGAATATTCCTTAAATTATATTTGGATGATGACACATATATTTTTAAGAAATATCAAAATCCAGAGACTACACTATTTAAACAAAAACAAAAAATAATATTTAGAAATATACAAACAGTTGAAAATGTTGAAATTGTTATAGGAGATACGACATCACTTAAATATAAAATTAATAAACAGAATGATATAAATATAAATATACCTATTAATTCTCCATCTCCTTTCTAAATAATTTATTCATATATTATAATATGGACACCAAATATATAATTTTATTTTTCATAATAGTTATATCTATGTTTTTTTTAAATACTATATCAAATAATACTATATCAAATAATACTATAGAAAATTTTAATTCACCAAGCGATACTTTAGAAATACATAGTTTACAATTAGATGAAAATAGAGAAAAATATCAAGAATTCCAAGAAATCCAAGAAAAAATTTTAGATACATATAATTTTCAAATTGGATATAATTCAATAAATAATACAAATAGTAATAGTATAGGTGTTTGTCCTTTGGGGAAATATTATGTAGGAGAATTCGAAAAAGATAAAATAGATTTTAAAAAATGCAAAGATTGTACTAAATGTAATAAAGGATATTATCTAAAACACGGGTGTTCTGGAAATACAGATTCTATATGCGAAGCGGAAAAAGTCCCTCATAATATTTTTATGAATTCACATACTAAAGGTTCTAAAATACATAACGTAATAAATCCTCATCAACATCCGTATGGATATAAATATCAAATAAATAATAAATCTAAACAAAATCATAAACTTTCATCTATAAAACATAATCATCTATAAATATAAATTGTATCATCTATAAATATAAAATTTTTATCTTATTATATTTTAATATTATGACATTTTTATATAAACTCTTAATAGTAATAATCGTTGTTTCCTTATTAGTGTTGGGTATTTCATATGATATACATAAAAGTAGAGTCCCTATAGAAAGTTTCCAAGATTTTCAAACAACCACGATAACTAATTTTACACCAAAAGAAGGAGACGGTTCTACTATAGTAACTATAGAAGGTCGTGGTTTAGAATATATAGAAGAAGTTTTATTTAAAGGATCAGAATGCGTTATATTGGACAATGCGACTTCTTCCAAAATACAAATAATACCACCGGCATTAACTGAATTAGGATTCACTATAGAACAAATTAGGAAAAAAATAGATGAAACTGGTTCCGGAATACCCGTAGATGTTAAATTACAAAAAAAAAATGGCGGTAAAACTCCTTTAACATCTGTATTATTGCCGAATATCGTATTTACATATATAGATAAAGGAGCGAATTGGAAAGATAATTGCCCTAAAGTTGAAGAGGAAATAGAACCAGAAATACCTAAGGCACCTGCGGAAGAACCAGATATAGATGTTTCTGAAGGAGAAGCTAAATTTAAAGAGGGGACTGATTTATATTTCTTACATGTTACACTACCAGATATGGAAAAAAAATTAGAAACTTTAATTAACCAAATGACAGATAAATTGGAAGAACAGAAAAAAAATAATCCAGAATTAGAAAATGCGGATAAACTTAAATTGATTCAATCTATGGATTCTTTATTAAAATATAAACAAGATATGAATATACTAAGATATAATATACATAAAAATCTATCAGATGATTATGGATATGACATATAAAAATATGATATTCTATTAAGTTATTTTTTGACCTAACTTTTTTTTAAAAAGTTAAAAGTTATTTGATTTCAGTTTTAGCAGAGATTACATAAATAGTATTTTCAGTAGCTACCAAATATTCGTCATTTACTTTATAAGTATTTTGGATAGGAGAGGTGTGTTCGTCATTATTCTTAAAAATAATCTTTTCATCCTCATTGGTAGCAATACAAATATTACCCTTTAAAGAATCAACGTAAAAATAAAAACACATAGGTTTTCTTTCTCTAATAGAAAGTTTACACGCTTGCTGAAGAGTGTCCTGGCAAGGAATTGAAAGTTTAGGTTTTGCAGTAGACATTTATAATATTTAATATTTTTTTTATTTTTTATTTTAATCGCACTTTATTATCATTATATCTTATTATCATTATATCTTATTATCATTATATATTATTATCATTATATATTATCATTATATATTATCATTATATCTTATCATTTATGAAACCATTTATCATTTAATAATTCAGTACAATTTGGTCTATTATTAAAATCATAATCTAATATTTTAAACAATAATTGACTAACTTCATCTATTTCTAATTCTGTAAGTTCAAATCTTTGATTTAGTTCTTTTCTAATATCTCTAGATTCCCCACTTTTATGTTTTAATATTTTACCTTTACTATCGAAAATATCGTCACTAAATTCACTATTTACAGCCATAATTTTGGGGATTCTACCTAAAACTTCTTCCATTTGTATCATATGAAGTCTATCTTTTTCTTTACCTAATACTTTATAATCTCTTAAATCAAAAAGAGGATTACCGTTAAATAATTCATATAATAAACAACCAATCGCCCATATATCAGATTTATTATCATAATATGAATTCAAAATATTCTCAGGCGGTCTATAACTTCTTGTTAAAATTTCATCATTATCCATATCACCAATTACTTCAGTATTTCCAAAATCTATAATTTTAACTCTAATATTGGATAAATCTATTTCTTTTTTTATTTTTTCTTCAGTATTTTCTACAGTATCAGTATTTTCTATAGTATCTGTATTTTCTATAGTATCTGTTTCATTAATTTCCAATTTTATATTTTCTAATGTAGAATTATTTAATTTAATTATATGAGATTTAAAATATTTAATCATTTCTTTATGTGCTCTATCTCTAATCTTCCTTTTAACCATTTTCCTCTTATTTTTGTCTAATAATTTTATTTCAACTGGTGTTAATTCTTCTATTTTTTTTAAATAAAAATCATTAATTTGTAAATCTCTAATTTTCAAAATATAATCTTCTATTTTCTTATTTGGTCTTTGTATAAGAATATTATCCAATTTTAAATCATTATGAACTAATCCACAATTATGAATATATTCTATTCCAGACAAAATATCATTAAAAATATTTTTAATTTTATCTATATCTAATTTTGAATCATATTCTTCATCGACTAATTCATTTAAAGATTCTCCTAATAATTCCAATAATATTCCTCTCATACAATTATCACCATGATTAAATTCAATTTCTCCATAATATTTAATAACATTAGGATGTTCCCCTAGTTTATTTAATATTTTAAAATTGGATATTTCAGTATCGAGTTCATCAAAAAATTTCTTTTCATGTAACTTTAAAGCAAGAAAAATATCATCAATATAATCATAAACTAACCAAGTTTTAGAAAATGTTCCTTTTCCTAAATATTTTATTATAATATATTTATTATTTATATTACTACCTATAATAGAATCAGTGAATTCTTCATCGTCTGAAGAAAGATAACCATCAGAATCTTCGTCATTTTGTATTTTTTTTATTCTTTTTAAAAATTTCTTTTTTCTTCCACTGGCTTTTAATATTGCTCTATCCATTTAGTAAAATAATAATAACTTATTCTTAAATTAAAATTTTAAATATTCTTAATTAAAAAAATTAAATATTAATATTATTTATTAATCTTTTTTACTTTTTCTACCTTTTCTTTTACTTTTACTACTTTTACTTTTACTACTTTTACTTTTACTACTTTTACTTTTACTACTTTTACTTTTTCTTTTACTACTTTTACTTTTACTACTTTTACTTTTACTTTTACTTTTACTACTTTTACTTTTTCTTTTACTACTTTTACTTTTACTACTTTTACTTCTTTTATTCCTTATATTATTAAATGACAAACTAGTCCTTATCATTTTAGATAAATCATTTGATTTACTAACTGTTTTTGTTTTATGACTTAATTTATTTCCATTAGTTTTAATAGATTTTAGGGACATTTTACCATTATGGGTAAAACCTGCCAAAGTTCTAGATTTATCATTAATTTCTAAATGTCGAACAAATTTAACATTATTATTAATATTTTCTCTTAAATAAATATTTTTTTTGAAGTGTTTTTTACCATTTACTATAGAAAAAACTTGTTTCTTAGATATACTACTTTTATAAACCATATAATATTAGTTTAGATATTTATTATTTATTTTTCTCTAATATCTTTATTAATAGTTTCAATTTCATATTTATTTTTATTATAAAATTTGATTCTTTTATCACCTTGTCTTCCAAAAATACTAAAATTATCTATAATATCTATAACCATAGGAACTTTTTCCCTATCTTCTTTATTTTGTCTTAAAATTCTACCAACTGCCTGTTCTATACTACTTTTAGGAGATGCCAGAAAAATAGTATTTAATGTTTTACAATCAAAACCTTCACTCGCCATAGAGAATGTTCCTAACATAACTTGTTTTTCTTCAGTATCTTTTAAATCTTTTTGCTTCATTCCACCACAATAATATCCATTAGAAATATTTTTTTCATTTAATTTACTATGTAGAAATTTGAGATGGTCTCTCCTATCGCTTAAAATTAGTAGTTTTCTACCATCTTTTACACATTTATAGACTTCTTCTAAAATAATTTCATTTCTTGGTTCATACATACATATATTAGTAATCATTGTAGGCATATTTACCTGTCCTTTAAAATTTGTTTTTATCTCACTATACTTATCGTCTTCAACATAATAATTAATTACCTTAACTTTTACTTCTTCTTGTTCTCTCTGTTTTATACTATATACAGTATCTCCTAAAAACCATTCGAAAACTTTAGTCAATCCATCCGCCCTTTTAGGGGTTGCCGATAATCCCAATGTATAATTACATCCAATTTTAATTAGTGAACGCGAGAAAACTTCGGCACCCAAGTGATGACATTCGTCATAAATAACAAAACCAAAGGTACTAAAAATATCACCGGGATAATCCTTCATAGAAATACTCTGTAACATACCTATTACAATATCTTTATCATCTATATTTACTATATCACCTTGGATTTTACCAACTCTGGCATTAGGTAAAAAGAATTCTATTCTTTCTTTCCACTGATCCATAAGGAATTCTTTATGGACAATTACTAAAGTTTTAACTTTGAGCGCGGCAACCAAATATAAAGCCAGAACTGTTTTACCAAAACCACAAGGAACAGATATGATACCCCCACCTGTTTCGTGAGCAACTTTTATAAATTTTTCTACTACTGGAATCTGGTTAGGTCGTAATTTACTAGAAAACTTAATATCTATGGGAGTCCCTTGAACTATTTTATTTTCTTTAGGAATTCCCAATTTATTGATTCCAAAATATCGCGGAATATAAATTTTCCTTTTACTTTCTAGAAAAACACTAAATGGTTTGGCATCTGGTTGAAATTGTTTATTAACAAATGGTTTAACGGTGAGTTCTTTTTTTAGAGAACTTATTAGTGCAGTATTTTTTAATGTTTTGATTATAGAATATCCACGATTTCCTAAATACGAATCATCCATTTTATAAATAAAAATTTAATATAATATAAAATCAATTTTGTTATTTAAATAATTTTATTAAACTTTAATAATTAAACTTTTATAAAATAAACTATTAATAAATAAACTTTTATAAAATAAACTATTAATAAATAAACTTTTATAAAATAAAAATATATCTTTAAATTATAAAGTATGAAAAAAGTATCCGCATCAAAATTTACCAATAGTATGAAAAAAGTTTCTGCTTCTAAATTTACTAATAGTGTAAATAATATGGCAAATAATGTTAATATTAATGTTAATAAAATTATTAAGAATGAAATGGCAATAAATCTTATACGAGTTTTAATTATTTTATATACATCTTTTGCTATTCCAGTTCTTAATACAAACACTTTAGAAATACTTAATAATAATGTAGTCAGATTAGTTATTTGTTCTCTTATTGTATATCTTTCTTTTATGGATGTTATTACTGCAGTTTTACTTACTATCGCCTTTGTTTTAACTATTCATCAAGGGAAAAATAAAGTAGGTGCTAAAAATAATAATGCCATACAAGATATTGAATTAAATCAAGGGAATAGCGATATTGTAAATAGAATAAATAATCTTACCAATATTAAAGTAGAAAACTATGAAGATTTAAATAAGGCACTTAATGGACCATCTGGTTCTGGTGCTACAAATAACCTTAATAATAGTGGTAATAGTGGTGGTAATAACCTTAATAATGGTGGTAATAACCTGAATAATGGTAGTGGTAATAACCTTAATAATGGTGGTGGTAATAACCTAGAAGAAAATAAACCGGGTGGTTATAATACAAATGGAACTCAATTAGCGAATATTAATTCGGAAGGTGATGAAAATAACTTATATGATAGTAAACTTGCTGGTATTAATAACCAAGTAGGTAATTTACAAGCAGGTAATAATTTACAAGCAGGTAATAATTTACAAGCAGGTAATAATTTACAAGCAGGTAATAATTTACAAGTAGATATTAATAATATACCTGGAGGTATGGTTGATTCGGTAGGTGCCCCATTTAATAATGCCACAGCAAATAATGCCATAGCAAATAATGCCAATACAATAATTAAAAAACTACCTATAGATGAAATAAATAAAAAACATCCAGCAAGTAATACTATGACTGATAATATTCTTGCTATAGGGGCATCATTAGATCAAAATGGTCCAATGGGATTAACAACTTCACAAAACTTATACGATATCTCTGAAAATGCCGTTCCCGGAGCAGATATAATGAATCAAGTTATTAGTGTAGACAATAGTTTAAGTGCCCAAGGTATGAATTCACCTATAGGCGCAAATTATGCTAGGCACAATGGTTATCAAATGAAAGATGGTAAAGGTTTAGTCCATAATATATTAAGAAATGACGCAGTTAAACAATGATTATAATTATTACTATCGTGGTATAATTATTACTATCGTGGTATAATTATTATTTCTATCGTGGTCTAGCCATTTGCTTTTGACCTGTAGGAGGTTGCGGTCTAGCCATTTGCTGTTGCTGACCAGTAGGAGGTTGCTGACCTGTAGGTGGTTGCTGACCAGTAGGAGGTTGCTGACCAGTTTGTTCAGTGAATGCTTTACTCATAACATTTCCACCAGTTAATCCAGCAACTAATTTGCTAAAAAATTCAAATTTGAAAATAAGTTTAACTAAAAATATAGATAATATAATTACCATTATAAATACAAAAAATAAAATATAATAACTATAACTAACTGTTTCATCTGGTATGGCACAATATTGCCATCGCATCTTTGGGTCTGTAGTATAACACCACGGCGCCCCTTTGGCATTATTTGGATTTCTACAAGAATTATGTCTTATATATTTGCTTTTGACGGTATCATATTTCATTAATCCATCTTTCGCGGCTTCCTTTTGTTCTGTCGTCATGTTATCAAATTCTATACCTTCCTTAGGAATTGAAACTGGTTTTTTCCAAAATTCTAACAGATTACCTTCATAATGTGTTTTATTTGACCCCCATTCTTGACATTCCATTCCATCTATTGTTTGTGTTAATTCTTCAGTTTTTACTTTAAATATTAAATATTTAGTTTGTTCTTTTCCATCAAATTTTGCTATAAGTTTTTTTATAAAATCTTTATATAACTCTGTGGTTTTATTATTAAAAGGATTAATTATATCTGGGAATCTAGATTTATCCCAACATATAAGTAAATATAGTAATCCAAAGTTTTCTTTGTAAGTCTCTGATGCAGGTTCTGTATAAAAATTATTTAATTTATTTTTTATATCAATTAAATTGCTTTGAGATGTATGATTATCATTATCTTTATCATCATCTTCAATACCGATCGCAGTATTAATTTTGGTAGCAGTACCTGTACGGATTAAATTATCATAAATTTCATCAATTGTTTTCCATGTTTGTAACAAAGTATCTACAGTATTTATTAAATTAATTCTTTTTATTTCTTTTTCATCAAATGTTATATCAATTTCTTTTACAAAATATTCAAGATAGTTAAAATCGTTATATACATAGTAATCAAAAACAATATTATCAGATACTGTATCAATTTGGTTATGAATATCTTCCACTAGCATATCTTTATAACCAATTTTACTTGTTTCTTCCCAATCACTAGATATATTTTTTAATTTAGAATTATCGCTTTGCCAACCAACATTAACACCATATGAATATTTATCTATCACAAATGATGCCCTTGCTTTATATTCGGCACCATCGCGATTATCAGATATAATTCTTATAGGTGATAATTTCTTCTCAATAAATGTATTTTTATCTTTATCTTCTAAAGGAACTTCTAATATTTTTACATTTGGATTAAAAAATATTAATCTATTATTTAATGGATGTGTTGCTCTATTACCTTTAGGATTTCCTATACTTCTAATTAAATCTACATATTCAGGTATTATATTAATATGTTCATCAAAAACAACCCACGCATATTTCTCCGTGCATGGTGGCATTGCTATAGAACCCGTATATGTATAAAACGATTTCTTTTTAGGAATTAATTGTTCTACAGACCATTTATTTCCCACATCAATTAGTATTGGATTATCCTTTAGTTTTAAATCTCTAAATGCGTCAGTATGAATAAATTGACTAAAGAAAATATTGGGTTTAGTGCCTTCTGGAGAATTATCATTACCTTCTTCTATATTTACCAATACACTTAATACTATCCCATTTTGTCTGCCTCCTGAATTAGAATCACCGGAACCTTCTGTATTGGCGTGCGAGTGGTTATGGTTATGTTTATTTTTAATCTTTATTTGTCTTGCTTCTTCTACTCTCGTAATATCCAAATCTTCCATAATTCCATGATAAAAATTTATTTCCATATGAGAACTTTTCCCATCTATTAAATGATTTCCTGGCGTATGTAAAAAAATAAATTTTAATTCATAATTATTTTCTCCAAATTTAACAAAACTTCCTTCATCGTGAATAAATCTAATAAGATTATCCTCATATTTATCTATACGACATTTACCTGGTTTATAGTTGATTTCTAAATTACATAATGTATTACATTCTTGTACTGTTTTAGTATTAATATTTATGGGAGATTGTTGGGGAGGTTTTTTATTACCATATTTTATATTAGTTCCTAATAATTCAAAGGTGGAACACTGTGCGTCCCAGCCATTTTCTTCTAAACCTGAACCATTTTTGTTTACTTCTGGATATTTAAATGACATTAATCTTAATATTTTATAACATTTTTTTTTTATATTTTTATTTATTTTGGTGGAACTGGTTTTGGATTTGTTCCAGAGAATGTATCTTTTGATGCTAATATTCCACCTGTTAATTTTGCCACAAATTGCATAGGGTATTCATTAAAGAATAATGTTTTAACTGTAAAGAACGCTATTATAACTATAAATAATAATACAAAAAATAACACCACTTTCCCCAAGATATTGGAATAATACGGTGTTTGGCAATATTCCCATCTTTTATTTGGATTTTTAGTATAACACCAAGGTGCTGCTGATCTATTACCAGGATTTCTACAATAATTATGGGAGGACCAAGTTGTAACAGTATCGGCATCGGTAGTGTCTTCATATGATAACATCCCTTCTCCAATTTTTTCTTTTAAAGTGGATGTTAAATTAGAAAATATGCTTCCTGTTTTATCCATTTGTTCTGGTGTTTCCCAGAATTTCCATAAATTTCCTTCATAATGAGTTTCATTAGATAACCAATTTTGACATTCTTCATTATTAATTGTCCTACTTAATTGTTCGCCTGGTATTTGAAATATTATTTGTCCCTTTAATGCTGTTAAATTAGCAGTTAAATCCTCAGTTAATGAAGATTCCACAGGTAATAAGTTTATTAATTCATCGCGAGTTTTATTATTATCGGGGCCATTATTTTTATTATACTCGTGTATTAATGAATAAAATGAAGATTTACAATCATTTTTTGTTTGCCAAATTATATCTAAATCTTCAAATAAAAATCGCAATCGCATTATGTTTCTATATTTTTTTTCGGTGTCTAGGTCATCACATTCGCCGGAACGGATACATAATTTAAATAGATTATTGGTTGGCAAACCGTTTTTCAAAATGTCGTCTAAATTTAAATTATTTATTTTCTCTTTAAAATCCCCTATATCTTTTCTTGTTTTACCTAAATCTCTGTTCCATCCTCTTTCGTTGGTCTGTTTACATGCGTTTACAACTCCGTTTCCAATAATACAATTATAAAAGTTATCGAGTTTCTTGCCATAGGGTTGTAATTCACCTCTTCGGTCATGCCGATTCACCGTTGGACCGTCATATTGTTCTTCTGGATATTCGTAAACTATATCATAAAAATCAAATAAACTTTTATCGTTAAAATAATCTGCTTTATTTTCTATTATTTTTTTATAATATTCTTTTAAATAATTATTTACTTCTTTTTTATCTTTTATATATTCATCTAAATTATCTTTATTGAAATAATATTGAAAACTAATTTGTTCATCAAAATCAGTGGTAGGAGTAGTTCCTCTAGTTTTAAAAGTTTCAAGTAATTTTTCTAAATATTTTTCTTCTATTGCGGCATCTGCATTTAAAATTATTTTATCATAATCGCTATCTTTAATTTTTTCCCAAGATACCTTAATATGATTATCTTGTCCATATTCGTTCCATAAATCGGCAACTCTTTTCGCTTTTGCCTCATCAGTTAAATATCCTGTGTTAACTCCGCCCATAAATGAATTTATTATACCATCACTGAAATCATTATATTCTTTACTTGTTTTAGTAGATGGTATATACGAAGACATTCTAGTCAAACTCAATAAATCCTTAATTTGCGCCCTTTTACTTTTTTTATATGCTGGGTCAGTTATTATTTCTATATTCTTTCTATATAAAACTCTTGATGGTGTGGTAGGACTCTCGTCATGTCCAACTTTATATATATCCCCGTCAGTTCCCTTAATACCCCTAATATATAATCTATCTATAATTTCTTTACTTATTGTTTGTACTGTATCGAAAACTATATAGGTATTGGTATCTTCATACATAAAAAATGACCTTTTTTTTGGTAAAATTCTCTCTATACTCCAATGGTCGTGAACAGGAATTTCTTTGGTTAGAGTAGCAGCAGTAGCAGCAGCATTTAATAAGTTTTTAAAAGATTTATGGTGGACAAATTGATTAAAAAATTTATTAACATCACTTCCTGTATGCTGTCCTTTATTAAACAACATACACGTTACTATATTTTTTTTATCCAAATTTTCATTATCTGAATCGGCATCTATATGAGGTTTTTTATCATCATCACTACCTAAATGATAATGAAAATGTTTATGTTGATTAGATTCTGCTGTATCCATATGATAATGAGTATGAGCGACTATTCCTTTATTATTAAAATTTCCGTGATATAGATTAACTTCTAAATCGTATTTTTGTCCATCTATAGAGTGTCTACTTGGATAACAAAAATAAGCATAAGTAAGTTCGTAACTAGTATCTTTATAATTAATAAAACTTCCTTTTGGGTAAGCAATTCTAAAACTATTACCTCCTTCTATTTCAATAATACATTCTTCTGTATCTAAATAATCTATAATTAATTTACATAAAAGGTTACAATCTTCTACTGTTTCTACATTTATATTTTTTTCTGAAACTTCTGGTTGTGACATTTAATATTATTATAATATTACATTTTTTTATTAAATAAAATTTATATTATTATATTAATTATGTTCAACGTTATAATTCCTATATTTATGGTGTTGATTTTTATTTATATATCACGAAAAGAAATACATAAAGAGTTTATAGGAAATAATGAAGAGTTTATAGGAAATAATATAACGGACTCCCCTTCACCAGAACGAATTGTATTTAATCCACAAGAATATCTTACCTTTTTTGAAAATAAAGAAAAAAAATTTATAATAGAAATAATAAAACTGAATCCATTATTTGATACAGAATCAAATAGTCCTATAAGTAGTGATTGGAAAGCCGAATTTAATAAAAAACTTTGTTCTGGTTGTTCATGTAGTTCTATAACAAGTCCTTCTATAACACCAAGTCCTTCTATAACACCAAGTCCTTCTATAACAAGTCCTTCTATAACAAGTCCTTCTATAACAAGTCCTTCTATAACCAGTCCTTTAAATAATAGTAATTATCCTATATGTGGTTATAATGAAGGTTCTGTAAAATTTCAATGTTCCCAACAATGCCCTGAATGTAATTCTTGTCATTTAGAAAATAATGGATTGGCATTAAAGTTTGAAGATAAATGTAATATACCGCAAAAAGCAAGTGATAAAGAATTATGTAATTTTTTCAAAGAAAGAATATTATATGTTAAAGAACAATGTATTTTTCCTTTAAATGATATAGCAAGTCCTTCACCATCTAATAGTCCTTCACCATCTAATAGTCCTTCAACATCTAATAGTCCTTCAACATCTAATAGTCCTTCAACATCTAATAGTCCTTCAACATCTAATAGTCCTTCAACATCTAATAGTCCTTCAACATCTAATAGTCCTTCGACATATAATAGTCCTTCGACATATAATAGTCCTTCGACATATAATAGTCCTTCGCCAACTAATAGTCCTTCAATATCTATATCTATAACTAAAAATAAAAATAAAATAAATGAAATTAAATTAAATGATAAAGAATGTTTTACATTTTATAGAAAAAAAGATAATAGATTTGTCAAGAATGAAATTATTATTTTTAGAATAACTTCTTTTGAAAAAAAAGATAAAATAGAGTTAAAAAAGATTTATTATAAAGTAAATGGAAATGTAAAAAGAATTATACCAATAGAATTTTTCTCCACTTCCAAAGAACACTATTTTTATATAAATACTGGAAATTTAAATGACTTTGAAGGAGATATTTTGATAAATATAAATTTTAATTTTATTAAAAAAGGTATAGTTGAAAATAATGAAGAAACATTAAAAATTTTTATTAAAAATATTTTAGAATATATACCCAGATATGATGAAAATATAGGTCATTCTATCAAAAAACAGATTGGAACACTCTCTTCATCTTTTGACGAATATCAACTAAATTATCTTGAAAAATCTGAATTTAAAAATAACATGTTAGTTAATGGATATTCTGTTAAAAATAAAGTGGAAGATTATGATTTAGGTGAATTCGTAGAATATAAATTTAAAGATAATCCAGAAACTTGGAAATTAAGACCTGAAATAAATCGTCCTTGGATAAGTACGGGATAACTGTATAATAATTGTATAATTGTATAATTGTATAATTGTATAATAATTATAAATAATTAATTAAAGATAAGTATTATTTAAAAAAAAAATATTTTATAATATTATTAAATGGATTCTTCTTCAAATATTTATAAATATAATTTAGAAACTTTATCCACACTTGACGAAAATTCAACTATTTACTATGAAGAAAATAAACTTTTTGTAGAGAATAGAATGTTTGGTAGATTTAGATATGGAAATAACCAAGAAAAGATTAAGGAAATAATAACAGTTAGTTTTTATCATTATTATAATCAATTATTAATGCAGTTATATAAAGATGACGATTATAACAATATATACAATTTATTAAAAGATGCTATTACTGGAATCTTAAATTTATCAAATAATATAAATTTAATAGAAGAAGAAAAAAAAGTATATGATTCTATTAGAATAGAATTAAATAAACTCCTATTAGAAATATATCTCGAAAAAACAAATTACGATGATAATGTTATAAAAGATAAAAATGAAAAGTGTAGCTATTTTATGAATAGTTTAATTATTTTAAAAAATAAAATTAAGAGACTAGTAATTTATGTAGGTAATTTTTTTAAATAGAAAACTTTTTAAATACCTGGACTATATTTCATTTATAGGCATTTCCATATTATTCATGCTATTAGATATTTTTAAAAATCCATCCATTTCTTTATTAAAATTGAATGGGTCTTTAACATATTCTTTACCACCTCTAGACATTTTATCTAATTTATTATTTTCTTTTATCAATTCTGGATCCACAAATGTTTTTTTCCAATCTATTTTATTAGGGTCAAATACATATAAATTCGCTATATCAACTTTTTCTAAAAATAAATGATAGTTCTTTTCATAAATTTTAATTGATATTTTATGAACTCCTACCATAGAAGACAATATTTGTTGAATATCTATACCTTTTAGTTGATTATACGCCAGTGCTCTTTTATTTAGGGATAGAAATAATGTAACTTTATTATCTATATTTGATACAGAATTCACTATAAATCTTTTCCCTGTAGGTTTTTCTATTGGATTGGGAGGATTATTTGGATAATCATTAAGTTGTATTTCTGGCTTATTAATCAAAAAATTTTCAAATTCCTTATTAAAATATCCCTTAACACTATTAAATTGGTTAGACGAAAGGACATTTTCAGAGTTTGAATTTCCAGTAATATCAGTATTTTTATAATGTAATTTTATAGTTATAGGTTTATCATCTTCATCTACCTCTGTATTTTCACACATAGCCTTAAATACGTGAGATTTTATACTAATTCCTGTTTGATTAGGCATATCAGTGCTTCCCTTAATAAATTTACCATTAGAAACTTGATATAAATGATATGGGAGCGTAAGTTGTGGAATTTTTATATCATCATCTAAAGTTATTTGTAATTCATCTAAACAAGAAATTGGAACACATCTTATAGGGCAATCTGTAACATTTGGCACAGTAGGTCTTACGGAAACAGTACAAACACTACCTAAACATATATAATTCTCAGGAGGTATTGGAGTCCATATAAAAATACTCTCTCCATTTTCTCCGGGTATAACGGCACTAGGGATTGGAGAATAAGCTAAAGGTTTTTTACCATTTTTAACTAATATTGTAAGACCGTCTATTCCGGGTTGGTTATAATCATCTACCTTATCATTTTTTACTTTATTACTATTTATCATTATATTACTATTTATCATTATATTGCTATTTATCATTATATTGTCTGAAGGACTTGGTGATATACTATTATTATTACTATTATTATTATTACTATTACTATTATTATTTAGGGGATTTGATATTTCCCCCCTTATATAAGAATCATAGTTTTTAAATAAAAGAACATCACTAAGAGGATAATAATAATCATCATCATTTACATTATTAATCGTAATATCTTGATTAAGAGACAATATTCTTTCCATTCTATAAAAACAAATATGTTTATTATGCCAAAATGCTGGATTAACATGATTATTCAAATCATTAATACTCAGTTTTAATACTTTAATAGAACCCTCTAAACCTTTTTCCACATTTTGACACATATCCTTTAGTTTTTGTTCGTTCATATCATCTTCTTTACTATTTGTATTACCATTATCATTTGTATTACCATTATCATTTGTATTACCATTATCATTTGTATTACCATTATCATTTGTATTACCATTATCATTTGTATTACCATTATCATTTGTATTAGAAGGTTTATTTTCTTGATAAAATTTTTCCATTGTATATTTTGAATTCTCTATAGTAAGAATAATAAGTATAAAACAAAATAATATTAATGAAATTACTATATTAATTTTTTCCATTATATATTATAAATATTTTTTTTATATAAAAGGTAGATATCTGGGTTTATCAAATTGATATTTATTTACCTTAAAACTTCCATTATATGCTGGTATGGTTACTATATCTTCGTCATAAAGTTCATCACAACCATATTCCGAATCACATTGCCTATTATTATTTGTTATAGGTAATTTTATTTGATTATACTTATCAGTAGAAGTATAATAAGTCCATTTATTACTACCAGTATATGTTAAAGCACCCATTAATGGTAAAATTACCGGTTCTGTATTTTGACCTATTTTCATAGTGGAGTCAGTAGAATCTATCTTATGTAAAACTCCAACTTGTTGAATCCCTCCTGATTCACCTCTTGTAGGAATATTAATAGGCACTCCTGGTGATACCATTTTATGAGAATTTGGGTCAATATAATGATTTCTTCTCTCTGGTGGTAATAGTGGATTTATTATTCTTTCATAGTCTTTATTGACTAAATAACTACTTGTAGTTTCTGGTTGAAATTTAATTACTATATTTGTATCTTTAACTCCATTATCGAAATCTTCATCATTTATAAAACTTTTAGAACATTCTTTTATAGATTTATTATTGTTTATAGATTTATTATTTTGTATAGATTTATTATTGTTTAAAGGTCTATTATAGGATGAGAAATTATCCAAAGAAGAAATAGTTTCTTTTGGTATAACATTTCCTAAAATAAAAAAAAGTAATAAAACTATAACAAATATTAAAATAGTTATTAGTAAATTACTACCTACGCAAATTTGACCTGGAGGACATACTTTTTTTTTCATAACTTATAATATTATAAAATATTTATATAAAATGTAAATGATATAAAATAAATTGTTTTAAATTATTTTTTTATTCTTAAAACTTTTCGTACATCCTTATAAAAATCCTTAACGCTACTATGAGTATAAATTAATTTGTCTTTGTCTTCTTCTGAAAAATATTTATCTATAATATTATCGACAAATGATATTTTCTCGTCACTAATAACTTCTATACTTTTTTGATTTTCTAATTCTTTTTTCTTTTTATCTATTTTTTTTTCTTTCTTTTCTTTTTTCATAAAACTTTTTAATTTATCTTTTAATTCTATTTTTTTTAATTTTGTTTTATCATTCCTATAAATATTCATTTTTATACCTTTACATTTCTTCTCGCATTTACTAGAACCATTGCATCTTTTTTTACATTTACAATATTGTTTACAAACCTTAACGTCTTCTGGATTTTCATATTTAACCTCGCATTTTGTTTTACATTCCGAATTATTTTTTCTCTTTTTACTTTTTAACATCATCGATTCGTTAAAATGTTCTATAGTTTCTTGTTGGATATGTTCATTGTTAGTCATAATAACAAAAAATAATACTAATAAAATATAAAATACAATTAATAATTTATATTTTTGTAAAAATTTGCCAAGCATTTAAAATATGTAAAGAAATAATTTTAAAGAAATAGTGAACTTCCTAAATATACTATACCTAATATTAACGCTTTTAGCATTATTGCCAAAAGTGAAATATCACCTTCATAAGATAATTTTGGTATAAATTGTATAATTAATTTATTAAGACTTGGTAATGAAAGTAAAAAAAATACTATTAGTATAATAGATAAAATAGGTAAAAGTGCTATTACTTTATTTAATATTGATTTATCTTTTATAGAATCTTCTTTTTTAAAATTTTGTTCTTCTAATTTATTATTTAAAAAATCATCAATTTCATTTTGTTGAGGAGTTTCCATCAATTCATCTGCTGTAGGAAAATTATTAAATATAGTTTTAGTAGTTTCTCTAATAGTATCCATACTAGGTAATTCATTGCCAATTTTTGGCGGTATTTGTGATGTATCTACATTATAATTTAAACTATCTGCATTAACATCTCCGAGGTCTTCATCATTTTCTATATCCTGAAGAATACTATTAACCATCATGCTTTCTTGTTCATCATTTGATTGTTGATTATCATTTCGTTGTAAATCCGAAATAGGAGTTGATTGACTTGCCATTGCTATAAAATTTATTTATAATTTGTTTATTGAATTGAAACGAATTTATTTTATTATTTTTTACACGACGTATTTTTAACTCTATATTTATAACATTTACTATCAAAATCATAAATATTCCCCTCAATTTCATTTGATGGTGGTCCATTTATTATTAAACAATCTCTATCATTACATACTTTTCTAAAAAGAGCTGAAATTCCTAATCCTAATATAATAGATATAATATATCTACCAGTTCGTGTTTTATATAAATTATCAATCATATATTATTTTATAATATTTTAATTTATTTAGTATTTACTAGATGCTCTTAGTTATTTACTGGATGCTCTTAGTTATTTACTGGATGCTCTTAGTTATTTACTGGATGCTCTTAGTTATTTACTGGATGCTCCTTAATTAAATTCTTATTCGCCGGACATTTAACTTCATCCACTTCATATTTATAACAATTGTCTGATTTATCTTTATAAATAATATCATTTACATTTTCTGGAGTTGGGTGCTTGAAAATAATCTGGGGTGGTGGAGTCATAATATAACACATCATTAAACCAAAAAAAAGTGCCGATAAAAAGGGTAATGGTTCGATAAATTTAGATATCATTATACTATATTAACATATTTATATTAAAATTCATCATCGATAAATTCGTCGGAATCATTATCTTCCTCGGATACTTCATTATCTGTTTCATATAATTTTTCTATAGGTTTTGTAATATGTTTGACAGGTTCTTCTATGAAAAAATCAATATTGTATTTTAGACGGTTTTCACAATTTTTATAATATTCTCTATCATATCTAAGTTTATCTGAATAAGAAATATATCTGGAATCTTCTAAATAACGGATATCAATATTTTTAAGATATGGATCTTTAGAATATCCTCTATTTTTATATTTGTTTTCTTTTTTGGTATATGGTAAATTTATTTGTGGTCTTAATTGAATTTTTGTTATATCCAATTTATTAGTCTTTCTACAGAAACGCTCAATATCAATTTGTTTAATCATTTAATTATTTAATTTAAAGTTATTTAATTAATATAAAATGTTATTTACGAATTCAATTTTTTTTAGAGGATTCGCATTCACCTGTTTTTTTATTCCGTCTTTCTCCCTTAGGACATCTTTTTTTCTTTTTAGGTAGTGTTTCTAGTTCATCTGTATCACCTATAGTTTCTGGTTCATCTATAGTTTCTGGTTCATCTATAGTTTCTGGTTCATCTATAGTTTCTGTTTCATCTATAGTTTCTGGTTCATCTATAGTTTCTGGTTCATCTATAGTTTCTGTTTCATCTATAGTTTCTGGTTCATCTATAGTTTCTGGTTCATCTATAGTTTCTGGTTCATCTATAGTTTCTGGTATAGTTTTTTTAACTTTTTTAACTTTTTTAACTTTTTTAACTTTTTTCTCTTTAACTTTTGTTATAGGTTCGTTAAAAATTGGTAATTCAGTAACAATATAGTTAATTTCGTTTGTTTCTTCTAATTTCTTTTTTTCTTTTTTTAATTTATGTAATTGTGAATTATTTAAATACTCTTTTATTTTTTCTGTTCGTTCGGTGTCTGTTTCATTTTCTATTTCAAAATATAATTTTCTTTTAGAATTTTCGTGTTCCATAATTTCTAAATTTATTTCTATTAATCTATCTCTGGTTTCTTCATTTCCATTAGTAATACTCAAATATTTTAATAATTCATCTAAATTATTTTTTTTACTTAAGTATTCTTCTTTTACTTTTCCAAATTCTTCTGAAATTTGTTTAGATGTATCATATTCTACGATAAATCTATAATTTCTTATTTTATTTTCTAAATCTATTAAAATTTTTTTTAATTCATTAATTTTAGGCTCAATAAAAATATATTTAGGTTTAGTTACAGTTTTAGTTTTTCCATCTTTTAAAGTTTTTAATTCTGTAGGTGTTTCTATAAAATTAGTATTACATTTCTTTATTTTTTTTAAACATTTTTTTTTGTCATTTTGGAAATTTTCATAGTATGTAAGATACCTTTTATATTCTGGAGAATTTAAATTAGATATATTTGTTTCAAAATTCATATATTATCTAATTATAAAAAAATTTTGTTTTTATATATTAATGAATCAAAATAAATATACTAGATTATCTGAAACTTTAAAAAAATGCGGTATCAATGATGCCGATTCTTTAGTTAATGAATTTAAACAATTTATGAAAATTCAAAAAGTTAATAAAGATATAGATATAATGGTTAATAACGCCCATACTAATAAAATTCCAGACCAAGAATTTAAATCTATGCTTGATGAACAAAAACAAATTATGGAAGATTTAAAAAAAAGAAATAACGAATTAGTAAATTCAACACCTTTGGTAAATAATAGACCTTTAGTAAATAATAATAGAAAACCTGTTAATAATGATAATAATAATAGAAAACATGTTAATAGACCTTTGGTAAATAATAGACCTTTGGTAAATAATAGACCTTTGGTAAATAATAGACCTTTGGTAAATAATAGACCTTTGGTAAATAATAGACCTTTGGTAAATAATAGACCTTTGGTAAATAATAGACCTTTGGTAAATAATAGACCTTTAGTAAATAATTCAAACCCCTCAAAAAATATTAAAATTTATAATATGAATGAAATAACTAACTTTAAAATAGAAGGTAATAGATATTATTTTTACGGACCTCAGCAAGAAAAAGTTAATAAAGTAAAACTTGATTCAGGTAATGTTATAGATGTAAAATATATGACTATTGAAGAGCAAAAAGAATTATCATTAGATATTTCTAGTGATGATAACAATTTAATATTAGATATACCCAAAGTTAAAAAATCTAAAGTTAAAAAATCTAAAGTTAAAAAATCTAAAGTTAAAAAATCTAAAGTTAAAAAATCTAAAGTAAAACATCTAAAAATAAAAAATAAAACAATAACAAAAAGTAATAAATATTGGTATCATAAAATACCTGAATACGCAATGAAAAATATTACTAAGGTTAAAAGGAAAAAAATAAAAAAATCTAAAAAATCTAAAAAATCTAAGGTTAAAAAATCACAATTAAAAATTATTAAAAATATACCAGAGGTAGATAAAAGTGGCGAAAGAGTTCCATTTAGAGGTTTTTTAGATATTTTTAAAGCGAATAAATAGAATAAATAGAATAAATAGAATAAATAGAATAAATAGAATAAATAGAATAAATAGAATAAATAGAATAAATAGAATAAATAGAATAAATAGAATAAATAGAATAAATAGAATAAAATTAAAATATTATTATATATTATAAATGCTACCTGTTGATATGAATTCAATATCTAGAGAAAAAGATAGAATAAATCAAAAAATAAATAGTAATGCTAAATCGCCTAATTTTAAAGATGATTTAAAACAAAAATTTAAAAAAATTAATGAATATAATTTTTTTTGTGCAGAGCTTTGGAAAGCTTACGAACTAAAACATATAGAGGTTGAAGAAGCGACTGATAAAATTCGTGAAATTAAAAATAAAATTAAAGAATTAACAACACTAAACACCAATGTTTCAGTTAATACAGGATGTGAAGAGCAAGAACTTTTTATCGAAGAATTAATTGATATGTTGAAACAAGTTGTACCTAAAGAAGATCATAATGATTTGCGAAATAAGCTTAAAACGTTGAAAGATGAACAAGAGGGTTGGGAACTTGACAGAGAAACTAATTTTGTTGAAATTCAAAAAAAGATTACGGAAATCAAGGGTATTGCAGATAGTAGCGGAAGTGGTATAAATGGTAGAAATGGCGGAAGTGGTATAAATGGTAGAAATGGTAGAAATGGCGGAAGTGGTAGAAATAGCGGAAGTGGTAGAAATGGCGGAAGTGGTAACCCTGGAAGTGGTGGAATAACGAACCCTGTAGCATCAGCACCACCAGCACCTACAACATCATTACCAACGGTAGTAGGACCACCAGCACCTACAACATCATTACCAACGGTGGTCGCACGACCGGTGGTAGCAGGACCGGTGGCATCAGCACCAATGGCAACAATGGCATCAGCACCAATGGCCGCAAATACAAGGTTAATGTCCAATAACGACCATATGGCATCATTTCCAAGGGCGGGACCAATTGCCTATGAAGAAGATGAAAAAATACGTACAGATGCGAATTGGACGAGAGGAAAAACAATTACAAAAGCTATAGATGGGGTAATTGTTAGTATTGACAAAAATGGTAAAGTAACGAAGGGAAACTCTCATACGGTAACTACTACAATGGGTGGTGTTGGAGGTTTAAAAAAAAAAAAAAGAAATAGTTTAAAGAAAGGTAAAGGTAAAGGTAAAGGTAAAGGTAAAAAAGTAATTACAAGAAATAATAGAAAATTACAAACATCCAAAGCAAAAAATTTAAAACAAAAATATAATACATGGAAAGAACAAAAAACACTCTCACAAAAAGCAAGAAAATAAAATAATCTATTGTAGATATTCTTCTTCTAAGGTTTGTATACATTTATCAAAATTTTTATCTTTATAACATCTTGATAAAATGGTTCCATTAACTTCATCTGGACATTTTTTAATATCATAATCTTCACATTTTAATTTAATATTTTCTTTTTTTTCTTCTTTATTTAAAGCGCCTAATTCTATAGGTTTATGTGATTCTATAAGTTTATATGAAACATTATTAGATACTCTAACTATGTTATTAATTGTGCTTTTTTTACCATTTTTTACTTGTAAAATAAAAAAATGATATGGTTCGTTTGCTAATCCTTCTATTACTAATTCACAAGTAAGATAATTACATAAATGGTCTTTTTTATTCCATAATTTTAAATCATTTCCAGGATTAATTTTTTGCCTATTTTCTTTAACCATACAATGTTTTTTTATACTATCTAGTAAGTCTATTGAATTATTTTCAACTAAATCATCTAATTGTTTTTTACATTCATCCACGGTTTGTATATAATTATATATTGGACTAGGACTAGGACTAATAAATTCTATGTCGGATTCTTTTATATAATATATTTCATATCTAAATGGGGATTCCGGCAAACTGGTATCTCTAAAACTTCTCTTAAATATTAATGTCGCCTTGTTTCCATCTTTAGTTATTTGAAAAATATTGGGAGAATATACTGGTAATCTTGAATTATCCATAACTTTTATAATTTCACTTTTTTCACTTTTTTCACTTTTTTCACTTTTTTCATTTAGTTTAATTTCTAGAAAAATATAATATATTTTATTTTTTTTTAAGTTTATTATATGGTTTTGACCATATTTGTCATATTCTATATTATCAACAGACCAACTGTTGTAGTCTAAATTATCTATATCTATAGACCAACTACCATCTTTAAATTTTTTCTCACTTCCAAATAATTCATCTTCATCTTTATAATATAATTTACAAATTGGACTATTTAAAGGTAACACATTGTTATTAATATAGTTTGTAAAATTTAAAATAATATTTTTGTTTTCTAATTTAATTTTAGGTTTATCGTCTTCATCTTTATCATCTTTGTCATCTTTATCATCTGTTTCACCTTTTAAATTAATAATATTATATTGTTCCATTTCATATTCTATATTATTTAATTTTTCTATATTATTGATTTTTTCTATATTATAAATTAAAAATATAAAGATAAGAATTAATAATAGTATCATTATTAATATATTGATATATTATTGGTGATTAAACTAAAATTTATTTTATTATATTATAGTAATATGCAAAATTGTATCCAAGATACTCTTAGAGAAGCAACGAATATTGGAGATTTCTATCCTGGAATGAAAGACGAACCTCCACTTATTTGTAATATTAATAATGTAGAAAGAGTAAATAAAAGATTATTAGAAACTAGTGTTTTATTGAAAGGTGAAAATATTGAATTACCTGATATTAATTCAAATTATAATAATAGAATTTATTCAAGAAATGTTCCTTCAGGAGATTTTAAAGTAAATGTAGAGTCTAGACCTGTCCCATCTAGTCCTTGTGCTAATGTAAGATTTCAAAAAGAAAGAAATAGTCTTGATAAGTATAATTCATATAATGCACCTAACTCTATAGATGAATTACAAAAAGTATTTTTACCAGGTAAAGGAACTATTAAAGGATATTTTGATAATATTGATATGGAATCTGAATTTAAAAATATTAATAAAATAGATACTAAATGTTCTCTACAATTATTTAAAATACATCCACTAGATAGTCAGTCATCATTATATGAAAATAAAGATTACTTAATAAAAAATTATAAAGAATTGGAAAAAAATAATGGATATACATGGAATAATTTCAATCAATTTTCAAAATTAGGAGATTTTGCCCCATGCGAGACTATTATGAAACCTTGTCCTATTACAGAAAAAGAACCTAAAAGACACCTTATAACGGATCCTAATATTAAACATCCTGGACATATAGTAACACACCCATCTATAACAAGCCAGCAACGAATACGTGAACTTGAGAAACAAAAAAGAGATGCCGAATTAATAATAAATATGAATTCCAATCCTAATATCAAAAGAACTACCCCAAATATTATTTCATATAAATCTAGCGGTGTCCAAAATATTTATGCGCCAATTATTAAATCTAGAGGAATAAATGAAGCAAGGGCTGAAGCAAGAGGTATGAGAGATGCGGCGGAGGTTGCCCTAAAGAATCCTGGAATTTTGAAACAACCAAATTGTTTTAACCCAGTAGAAATTTATAATATAGAAGAAAATGTTAATTTATCTAAATATAACTGTATTAAAGAACATCAAGAATTATATACATTTAATAAACCAGGATTAGTAAATAAAGATTGTTTATATTGTGAAAAATTATTTAATAATTTTACTAAAAGAAAATATATTATTCCATCCAAATAAATAGTTACATTAAATAAAATAGTTATTCCACTGGTATATTAGAAAAATAATAAATAATAAATATTAAAAATACTAAAAATCCAACATTATATATATTATAGTGTAAAGTATATTTTTCATTTATATTAACGATTTTCTCTAATTCAAATAATTGTTTAGTTTTATTTTCAAATCCTTCGATGATATTAGGTATCTCACCTTTTTTAAAAACCAATTGTTTTTTGTTGTCTATTACATCTTTGTCGTCTATTACATCGTTGTCGTCTATTACATCGTTGTCGTCTATTACATCTTTGTCGTCTATTACATCTTTGTCGTCTATTACATCTTTGTCGTCTATTACATCTTTGTCGTCTATTACATCGTTGTCGTCTTCTATAGTATCATTTTTTAAATTTTTATTTTCTTCCAGACTTAATTTATATTGTTCTAAAGTTTTATATTCTAGAAGTAATAGCAATCCTATTATAGTATGATATGTATCATATAGTTCAACATTATCAATAAAGTATGAATTATACCCATTTGTCCATTTTCCATCAATTTGTTGTATAGAACAAAAATTTTTAATCCATTCTTCATATTCTTCGATATAAAGTATTTTATTTAATAAAAATAATATGAGAATGGCTTCGGAATTAGTATATCTAATATTATCTTTATTTTTTAGAGCAACGTCTATTAAAAGTTTAGTTAAAACCTTTAAAAATTTATTTGATATTTTTAATTCGGGATTTATATCTTTTAACCAAATTAGAGCATATCCCATATTTATAATTTCTACATCTTTAGAAGCATTTCCTAAATAATCCAGAATTTCTATATTTAAATTAATATAGTTAATAGAATAAACTTTACTAATCAAAAGTTTTAATATTTTTTTTGTTTCAGTTTTTTCTTTTATTTTAAAAATCTTATATAAAATTTCATTTCCTTCGAATAGGTTATTTTTTAATTCTTCATTATTTAAATCTGAATATAGAAATTTACAACAATCAAATAACTTCGTATTTATATTTAAATTATTAGTATTAATATGAAAATTGAGATTATACTTTAATTGGCAATAAAGTAAAAAAGTATGGACGAAATTATTAAAAGTTTTATTTGTGAATTTATTTTTTTTAGAATATTTTTGTAAATATTTAATTGATTTAGTAATTTTTTTATCAATATCCATTAATTTATTAATATAAATTAATTAAATTAAATTTATAAATTTTTTTCTTATATTATATTATAAAATGGATCAATCGCCAATCAATCTGCCGCCAATCAATCAACAAATCAATCTGTCGCCAATCAATTCGGGGAGCAGGCACCCTATTGGAAATAACGAAACGTTAGATGTCTCCAACACACTATACGGAAATTATGATGCTCCTTCAGATTATGAAAGTTTCGCAAATCTCTCTGAATATGGAATTAATTTAGATTTAATTCTTAAAAGTATTTTCTTTGGCGCTATTTTCTATCTTCTTTCGTTACCAGAAGTTTATAAATTAACCTCTCAATTTATAGGGAAAAAGGTTGATAATGTTTTAGTTCATTCTTTAGTTTACGCAATTCTTTACTATATTTTAGTACATTTCATATAGACATTTGTATAAATATAAATATAAATAAATATAAATAAATATAAATAAATATAAATAAATATAAATAAATATAAATAAATAAAATTGAATTTTTTATATATTTTATATAGACAAATGCCTATTAAAATGTATAAACCAATTGGTATAACTCCACTAGAACTTATAGAAAATTATAAAAAAGAAAATAATATAAAATGTAAAATGAGTTTTGCTGGTAGGTTAGACCCTATGGCGCATGGAGAGATGATTCTTTTGGAAGGAGAAGAATGTAAATCGCAAAATTTATATTGTGGAAAGGATAAAGTGTATGAATTTAAGATTTTATATGGTGTTAAAACAGATACCTTGGATATTCTTGGATTATTAGAGGAATCAATAATTCCAAAACAAAATAATATAGGAAATTTTATTGGGAAATTTTTACAACCGTATCCAATATTTTCTTCAATTTATGTAAAAAAGAAACCTTTATGGTGGTGGGCGAAGAATGGTATAATTAATGAAATAGAAATTCCTAAAAAAGAAATAGAAATTTACGAATTAGAAAAAATGTCTGAAACATATATAAATAATTTAGACTTACTTAATGAAATTATAGGAAAACTATCATTATTATCTTTAGATAATAGAGAAAAATTTAGATTTGTAGAAATTAAAAAAGAATGGGAAATATTGTTATCACTTTGCGAAAATAAAAATAAAATATTTAATATAGAAACATATATATGTAAAGTAAGTTCGGGGACTTATATTAGAAGTTTATGTGAAAGGATGGGGGGAATTGCGTATGATATTAAAAGGGTAAAAATTATATTATAATATTAATATCTTATATAATATTAATATCTTATATAATATTAATTATGAGTTTTTTTACAAAGGAGACTATTGACGAGAAAAACAATATGTTGCTTATTTTTACCGCTATGTTGATTCTTATTTTTTCTATTTTTGTAATAATAAAATTTGAATCTCCTAAAGGAGTCGCTGTAGCTTTGGGTGCCGTTATAATTGCTGGTGTTTTAATAATAGTTTTTATTTAATATTTATTTATTATTTATTTTTTATTTAATATTTATTTATTTTTTATTTATTTTTTATTTATTTTTTATTTATTATTTATTTATTTTTTATTTTATTATTATTTAATACATAATTATTTATTTAAAGATTAAGTAATAATTTTATTTTATAAATGGATAAAAATGTTCTTGAATTTAAATCAGTGCAAGCATCTGCTTTTAGAATTTTAATAGAAGCATTAAAAGAAATTCTAACAGATGCCAATTTTGAATGTGATGAAACTGGTATAAAAATGATTGCTATGGATTCTTCCAGAACGGTTTTAGTTCATCTTAAATTAAATGCCGATAAATTTGAATCTTATATATGTAAGGAAAAACGTGTATTAGGAATAAGTATGATTAATCTTTTTAGGATTATAAAAACAATGAATAATAATGATACGTTTACACTGTTTTTAGAAAGAGAAAAAGATAGTGTATTAGGAATAAAGATAGAAAACTCGGAGAAAAATACTACTTCCACATTCCATTTAAATCTTATGGATTTGGATGTAGATAATATTCAGATTCCGTCAGTAGAATTTGAATCCGTTATAACTATGCCTTCTACCGATTTTCAAAAAATTATTAGAGATATGCACAATTATGCCGATTTAATAGATATTAAAAGTGTGGAAGACCATCTTATTTTTAGTTGTAAAGGAGATTTCTGTTCTCAAGAAACAATAATTGGAGAAACGGATGATGGAATGAATTTTGCTAAAAATAAAAAACCAGATGAAATAATTCAGGGAGAATTTGCTTTAAAACATTTGGTATTATTTGGTAAATGTACCAACTTATGTAATTCTATTCAAATGTTTTTAAAGAATGACTATCCATTAGTTATTAAATATACCGTGGCATCTCTTGGTGAAATTAAATTATGTTTGGCACCGAGTTGTAATGATGAAATATAAATGATGAAATATAATTAATTATTGGACGTGCTTTTTATAAATAGATTCCGTAAAATTAAATTTGTTAATATTATGAAATTTATTAGCTTCATTATTATCATTATTTTTTAACCATATTTTAATAATGGAGAATGTTTTTTTAGGACTTATAGAAATCCCATTTATACATGAAAAATCAGTTTTATCTTTTAGAATATTTTCGCCGATAAGTAAACAACTTAGTTCATTCCAAGCTTCATAAATATCTTGTCTATAAATTTTAAATGAGAAGCACCCGCCATCTTTATTTTCAGGTGCTTCCCATATAGGATTAATTCCTTCTCTCATAACAAATAACATAGAATTTTGAACATGTATAGGTTTAAGAGAATTGTATACTATACTAAAATCCTCAACTGAAGAAAGTGTAGCAAGTTTAATATAACTTTCCAAATTCCAATTGGTATCGTTACTTTTGTGATACCAAATAGTCCAATTAGAATTTAGTGTGTGGAGACAGAATTCTTCCATCAATATATTATTAATTTAATTGATTGTTATTTTAAGTAAAAAAATAAATAATAATCAATTTTATAATTTTCTTTGTTATAAATAAAGATGTCCATAAATATTATTTTGAATACTATAATACATATCTTAATTTTAGTGTTATTATTTTCATTCTTTATAAATAATAAAAATGATAATAATACTATAATTTTTATATTATGTGCCATAACAGTATTTCTTTGTTATATGATAGAATTTATAAAAAAACCAGATATAATGAAATTAAATGTAGAAAAATTCCAATCTCCTATAAATCCTAAATCAATTGGACCATATAATAAATTAGATTTAAATGTAGATGAACACGGAAAATATCATAAAAATTATATTAGAAATACTCCAAATTCTAAATGCGGTTGGAGAAAAGAACCTTGTGATACAAAACTTTTAGAAAAAATTAAATTTACTGCTCCTGTTGGTTTAGAAAAAAGATTTATCCAAGACCCTGACCATAGTAAAACATTCCCTACGGTAGATGGAACAAAAGATGGTTTTAAATCTATGTTTATGTTCGCCAATAATCAATGTCATCCAGATTGTTGCCCTTCTACTTATTCTTGCGACCACGGTTGCGTTTGTACCAATAAACAACAAAGAGAATTTCTTAATAAACGAGGCAAAAATAGAAGTACCGATGTTTATCCTGGTATTTAAACTATAAAGTATAAAAAGTATATTAAGTATACATAAATTGTGGTATATCATTATTTATTTCATTTGATTCTACTAAATTTTTAACTATATTTTCATTTATTTTTAATGGGAATTCAAAATTATCTATTTTAAATGGTAATTCCAAATTCTTAACAGAATCACTATTCGTTATTCTTAATATATTTATTTTCCCAATTATTGTTTGGAATGCCCTTTTTAAATTTCTCACTCCTTGTTCTTGAGAATAAGTTTTTATTATAAATCTAATAATATCATCATTAAAAATTAAATCTTTTGAATCTACTCCCATATCTTTGAAAATACCTTCTATAAGATAATCTTTCGCTATCACTAATTTTTCATCATCTTTTAATGAATTTGTCTGAATCATAAACATTCTATCTCTTAAAATAGGATTTACTTTTTCCAAATTATTTAAAGAAAAAATAAATAGAGCCTTGGATAAATCTATTGGAATATTACTATAATACTTATCATTAAAGTGGTCGTTTTGCGAAAAGTCCGTCAAATGAATTAATAAATTAATAATCTCTTCTCCTCTAGGAGTATCACTTACCTTGTCCAATTCATCAAAATAAATTACTGGATTCATACATTTTGCTTTTTTTACTATATCAATTATTTTACCAGGTATAGACCCTTCATATGTATAAGAATGACCATCTAAATAACTGGAATCTGTGGCACCACCAAGACTTATAAATTCGAAAGGGCGATTTATCATTTTGGAAATTCCCTCTTTTACCAAAGTAGTTTTACCATTTCCCATAGGACCCATAATAGAGAATACACTACCTTTTGCTTGGGGGTTAGAAATCCATTGGGAAACAATTTGTAAAATTTGACATTTTGCTTTTTTATGACCATAAACGGCACTATTTAAAATTCTATTGGCATTAAGTAAATAGTCTGTAATTTCATCTTTAGTATTATTTTTAATATTTACAGGTAAATCTTTGTAATTTCCAAAGGGGATTTCCAATAATCCTTCCACCCAGTTTTTAGTTTTATAGTATTCTCCAGAACCTGGTTCCATTTGAGATAAACGTTCTATTTTTCTTATAGCAATTGCTTTTATATTTGTATCTAAATTAGATGTTAAAAGTTGAAATCTTAATGGTATTACCGTGTGATTAATACTTTTAATCTCATTCTCTATAGATAAAATATCTTCTTTCTTATTATCTTCCAAATTAATAAAATAACTTTTCATTTGTTTATCATACTTAGATAAAATTTCATCATATTTTTTATATTTATCTTTCTCATTAGATTCCAGTTTTTTATTAATATATTTACTTAATAATTTACCTATTAATATTTCTTCATTATCCAAATCTTCTTCATCCAAATAATCTAAATCTTCTTCATCTGAATCTTCTTCTTCCAAATAATCTAAATCTTCTTCATCCGAATAATCTACTTTATCATCTAATTCTATTTCATCGTATAAATCATCGAAACTATAGTCTATTAAACCTTTTATATTTCCGTGAATATCTGTATCACTATTAATTATTTTTCTTTTTCTTTTTCTTTTTTCTTTTTTATCATTTTTTTCTTTTTTATCTTTATTATCATTTAAATCATTTTTTTCTTTATTATCATTTATATCATTTAAATCATTTAAATCATTTAAATCTTTATTATCATTTAAATCTTTATTATCATTTAAATCATTATTCATATTAAATATATAAAATATATTTATTTATTTTTTAAATAAAAAAATTGAAAATAATTATTTAAAAAAAAAGTAATAATATAATATAATATAATGACAATTTTTAAAGAACTTGATTATAAGTCTGAAATTTCCAGTATTATAGGATTACAGTTCAGTGTAAGTGGTCCTGATGAAATTAGAAAAAAATCAGTAGTAAATGTTACACAAGCACAATTATACGATACCAATGGAGACCCTATAATCAATGGTCTTTTCGATCCTAGAATGGGCGTAATTGATAATGGTAAAATATGTCCAACAGATGAATTGGATAATAGATTTTGTCCAGGATATTTTGGCCATATAGAATTAGCGAAACCAGTATTCCATCATCAATTTCTTGATATTACATTAAAAGCAATTAAATGTTTTTGTCAACGATGTTCATCTATTCTTATAGATAAAGATAATGAACTATACCAAGAATATATGAAAGATAATGATAATAGAAAAAGGTTTAGTATATTTTATGATATCGCATCTAAAGCAAAAGAATGTCCACAATGTGGTTTTACACTTCCTTCAAAATATGTTAAAGAGGGATTAGCCAAAATATATGGAGAATGGAAAGAATCTGGAAACAGGGAATATTTTAGTGCTGAAAGAGTTCATAGAATTTTTAGAAAGATTACTGACGAGGACGCATATATTATGGGTTTTACTAAGGATTGGTGTAGACCAGATTGGTTAATATGTACTGTTTTACCTGTAGCACCTCCAGCAGTTAGACCTTCCATTAAACAATTTAATGGAATGCGCAGTGAAGATGATATTACTCATAAATTGGTTGATATTGTAAAAACAAATATTACCTTAAGTAAAAGGTTAGATAAAAAGGAAACCTCTGATGAAACAATCGAAGGATTTATAGATCTTCTTCAATACCATGTTGCCACTTTAGTAGATAATCAAATCCCACATATTAATGTAGCGAGTCATAGGTCTGGGCGACCATTAAAAACAATATCTGAACGATTAAAAGGTAAGGAAGGTAGAATTCGTGGGAATCTTATGGGAAAGAGGGTTGATTTTAGTGCCAGAACAGTAATTACTCCAGACCCTAATATTAAGATTGACCAACTGGGAGTTCCATTTAAAATTGCTATGAATTTAACATTTCCAGAGATTGTTAATAGATTTAATATACATAAGTTAACTAAATGTATTAGAAATGGAACCGATGTTCATCCTGGTGCCAAATCAGTTAAACAAGTAGAAACTGGAAATACATTCGATCTACGGGTTGTTGATGGTAATTCGATTGAATTAAAAGATGGGGATATAGTCCATAGACATTTAATGGACGACGACAATGTCCTTTTTAATAGGCAACCATCCCTACATAAAATGAGTATGATGGCTCATAGAGTTAAGGTGATGAAACATAATACATTTAGGTTAAATGTTAGTGTTACTAAACCATATAATGCCGATTTTGATGGTGATGAAATGAATATGCACGTTCCTCAATCTATTCAAACTTCGGTAGAGTTAAATAAATTAGCACGAGTTCCCTCTCAAATTATTTCTCCAAGAATGAATGGACCTGTAATTTCCCCAGTACAGGATACATTACTTGGTATTTATAGAATAACCAATGATAATGTTTATTTTAATGAATTGGAAATGATGGAAATGTTAATGACTATTGAATCTTTTGATGGAAACCTTCCTGAACCAGAAATTAATAAAGGACAATATCAACGATGGACTGGAAGGCAATTAATATCCTTAATTCTACCTTGTGTTAATATGAATATGGGGAATGGAGAGTATGATGATAGTATAGATGATAAATTGAACTATGTAAAGATTAAGGATGGTGTAATTTTACAAGGAAGATTTGATAAGAAAATTGTTTCATCTGGGACAAATGGTCTTGTTCATATGATTTTTAATGATTTTGGGGAAAAAGCGTGTCAAAGGTTCTTGGATAACATTCAGGATATTATTACCAGATACTTATTAAAGACTGGGTTTAGTGTTGGGATTAGTGATTTAATTGCCGATGAAATTACTCAAAAAAAGATGGAAGATACTATCGTGAAAAATAAAAAAGAGGTGTCTGAAGTAATCCAGCATATTCACCTTAATATTTTTGAAAATGAAACTGGTAAAGATAAGTCTGTTGAATTTGAAGATAAAATTAACAATATTCTTAATAAAACGAGTAATGATGCTGGTAAAATTGGATTAAAAAGTTTAGACCCCAATAATAGAATGACCAATATGGTTAAATCCGGTTCGAAGGGTTCCAATATTAATATTTCACAGATGATTTCTTGTTTAGGTCAACAAAATGTTGATGGTAAGCGTATACCATATGGTTTTACAGATAGAACTCTACCCCATTATTTGAAATATGACGATAGTCCTGAAGGTAGAGGATTTGTTGAAAATTCATTTATTAGGGGATTAACTCCACAAGAATTCTTCTTTCATGCTATGGGTGGTAGGGAAGGTCTTATTGATACGGCAGTTAAAACTTCAGAAACAGGTTATATTCAAAGGAAATTAATTAAGGCTATGGAAGATTTGAAGGTAAGTCACGATTTATCTGTTAAAAATGCGGGAGATAAAATCGTTCAATTTATCTATGGGGAAGATGGTTATAATTATGCTAAGATTGAAAGTCAATATTTGGATTTTTTGGAGTTAGATTTTAATAGATTACAAGAAAAACATAGATTTAATCATAATGAAAAGTATGACTTATATATGGAAGAGGAAACCATTGATGAAATGAAAAAAAATAAATCTTTTATAGAAGATATTGATAAATTTTATATGGATACTGAAGAATTATGTCATATTTTACGAGGCGACATTTTTAAGAATAATTTTATTTCAAATGTAAATTACCCAATTAATCTTAAACGATTGGTAAACCATGTTATTAGTTTATTTAATATAGAAACGACGGATTTATCAGATTTAAGTCCATTATTCGTTATTGAAAAAATACACGAATTAGAAGATTATTTGAAAATTGAGATAATGGATGAAATTAGTTTAATTTTCAAGTCTTTAATATATTCTTATTTATCTCCTAAACATCTTATTAAAAACAAAAGAATGAGTAAATTAGGATTTGAACATCTAATTAATATGATTAAAGTTAAATATCATCAGTCGTTTATTTCTACTGGAGAAATGGTTGGGGCGATTGCCGCACAATCTATTGGCGAACCAGCCACACAGATGACTCTTAATACCTTCCATTTTGCGGGTGTTGGTTCCAAGTCGAATGTTACTAGAGGTGTTCCTCGGTTAAAGGAACTTTTACATATTTCTAAAAATTTAAAGATGCCGTCAGTTACAGTTTATTTAAAGGATGAATTTTCTGGAAATGTTAATACGGCACAATCTGTTGCGAATAATTTGGAATATACTCTTTTAAAGAATATTGTTTGTATGTCATCTATTTATTATGACCCCTCTGATGATAATACCGCTGTTCCAGAAGATAACCAATTTATGGAAATATATAAATTATTTAATGAGATTGACCCTGTAGAAAACGAGGTTGATTCTAGATGGGTATTAAGACTTGAATTTGATAGAAAAGAATTGATGAATAAGAATATTAGTATGGATGATATTTATATTGCGATATTTAGTATATATAAAGATGAAGTTTCCAGTCATTATACTGATGATAATGCTGGGAAGATTATATTTAGAATGAGAGTTAAAATTGATGGATTAAAGAATGATAATCGGGATATTATTTATTTGAAGAATTTCGAAAAGACTATGTTAGAAAATGTGGTTATTAAAGGTATTAATAAGATTGAAAGTGTTAACTTGCGTTCGGATAAAAATAATACAGTATTTGAAGATGGCGAATATAAAATGAAAGAAAAATGGATTCTGGATACAAATGGAACAAATTTAATTGAAATATTAAGTCACCCATCTGTAGACTATACTAGAACTTATTCAAATGATATTGTGGAGGTCTATAACCTATTGGGAATTGATGCGGCAAAGAAACTTATTTTTAAGGAAATTAATGAAGTTCTGGATTTTTCAGGTAGTTATGTTAATTATAGACATTTATCCCTTCTATGCGATACTATGACTAATAAAGGAAAATTAATGTCTATTGATAGATTTGGTATTAACAGAGATAGAGATATTGGTCCACTAGCGAAATGTTCTTTTGAAGAAACTACTGATCAGATTTTCAAGGCATCTATTTTCGGAGAAATTGATAAATTAGATGGTGTTAGTGCTAATATTATGATGGGGCAAATTATTCCAGCAGGTACCGGGGAAAGTATGGTATTCTTGGATGAAATGAAACTATTAGATGTCAAACCTAAAAAGAAGAAGATTATTAAAAAAACTAAAATAAATCCATATTGTTCTGATAATTTAGATTTAGATTTAGATGTAGATACTCTGGAACCAGATACACTTTAATATAATAGAATAATTTTAATATTTTTTAATATTTTTTAATAGAATAATTTTTATATAGAATAATTTTTATATTATAAATTTTTAATATTTTTTAATATTTTATAATAGAATAAATTTTTATATAATTTAATATAATTTAATAGAATTATATTAAATTTTTTATGTTTTGTATAATTATAGGAATGAGAAAATCTAGAATTAATCGCAGAAGTGTTAATCGCAGAAGTGTTAATCGAAGAAGTGTTAATCGCAGAAGTCTAAAAAAACAGAATCGTTCAAGAAATAGAAAATATCAAAAAGGTGGTAAAACTGTATTACCAATGAGATATTTTACAGAGAATTTTAATAAACATTATTCTGAAAATCCAAGTTCGTTAGAGGGTCAAGTTGCTACTTCTCATGGAGTTTCTATGAATGGACAACCATTTACTGGTCCAGATTTAAGAATCGCTCAACCACAAAAAGGAGGCGCACCACAATCTGCCGAATTTTTTGGTGGTAATAGTAATAGATATTTTGAAGAAGGTGCTCCAGAACTTACAAATTGCGATGGAGCATATGGTAAAATTATACCTAGAAGTTATGGTGTTGTAATGGACTCTCCTAACGGAGGTTGGATGGGTCCAAATTTATCATCATTCCCAAATTCAAATAATAATCAAACCGGTGGTAGAAGAACAAAAACTAAAAAGAATAAAAAGAATAAAAATAAAAAGAATAAAAAGAATAAAGTCTCTAAAAAGAATAAAGTCTCTAAAAAGAATAAAGTCAATAAATGTAGATGTAAAGGAGGGTGTGTATGTAAAGGCACTAAATGTAGGTGTAAAGGTAATAAATGTAGATGTTAAAAATGTAGATGTTAAAATATTTTATTTAATCAAATATTAGTTTCTTTAGAATTTTAAATTAAAGAAACTAATATTTATTTTCAGTATTTAAAAATAACTTTTTAATTATAATCATTAAGATGGTAGCAATTGGAATTGATTTAGGAACGACTTACTCTTGTGTTGGAGTTTATCAAAATGGTAAAGTAGAAATTATCGCAAATGACCAAGGTAATAGAACCACTCCCTCATATGTAGGATTTACATCAACTGAAAGATTAATTGGTGAATCTGCTAAAAATCAAGCAGCATTAAATCCAACCAATACTATTTTTGACGCCAAGAGGTTAATTGGTAGAAATATTACTGACCCAGTAATTCAAAATGATTTAAAATACTGGCCTTTTAGTGTAGTAGGTAAAGATGGTAAATGTTTTATCGAAGCAGAATTTAAAGATGAAAAGAAACAATTTCAACCTGAAGAAATTTCATCCATGGTTCTTATTAAAATGAAGGAAACGGCCGAGAGTTATTTAGGCGAAACTATTACCGATGTGGTTATTACTGTTCCTGCGTATTTTAATGATTCTCAACGACAAGCGACTAAAGATTCAGGAGTTATTGCTGGATTAAATGTTTTACGAATTATTAATGAACCTACTGCAGCGGCAATTGCGTATGGTTTAGATAAGAAAACTAATGGTGAGTCAAATGTTCTTATTTTTGATTTGGGTGGTGGAACTTTCGATGTATCTATTCTTACTATTGATGATGGGATTTTTGAGGTTAAGGCAACGGCAGGAGATACTCATTTAGGTGGCGAAGATTTTGATACAAGGATGGTTGAGCATTTTATTGCTGAATTTAAGAGAAAGCATAAGAAAGATATTACAAAGAATCCACGGTCTATGAGGCGACTTAGAACTTCTTGTGAAAGAGCAAAGAGGACTCTTTCATCTACAACTCAAGCAAATATTGAGATAGAATCCTTATTTGAAGGTATTGATTTTTATACAAATATTACAAGGGCTAAGTTTGAATCATTGTGCGAAGATTTATTTAAAAATTGTTTGAAACCTGTTGAACGTGTTATTATTGATTCCAAATTAGCGAAAGGTGATATTAATGAAATTGTATTGGTTGGTGGATCTACTAGAATTCCAAAAGTTATTAATTTAATTAAGGAATTCTTTAATGGTAAGGAACCGTCTAAAGAAATCAATCCAGATGAAGCTATTGCTTATGGTGCCGCCGTCCAAGCCGCTATTTTATCTGGTGCGATGGATGAATCTGAAACGGATTTACTACTTTTAGATGTTTCTCCTCTTTCTCTGGGTCTTGAAACGGCTGGTGGAGTCATGACTAAGATTATTGAACGAAATACTACTATTCCTACACAGAAAAAGCAAACATTTAGTACTTATGCGGATAACCAACCAGGAGTATTAATTCAAGTTTTTGAGGGAGAACGTTCTATGACAAAGGATAATAATCTATTGGGTAAATTTGATTTATCAGATATTCCTCCAGCACCAAGGGGAGTTCCACAAATTGAGGTTACTTTTGATATGGATGCCAACGGTATTCTTAATGTTAGTGCGTGTGATAAATCTACTGGTAAATCTGAAAAGATTACTATTACCAATGATAAGGGGCGATTAAATCAAGAAGACATTGACCGTATGGTTAATGATGCTGCGAAATATAAAGATGAAGATGACAAAATTAAAAAACGAATTGAATCTAAAAATCAATTAGAATCATATCTTTATAATATGAAATCAACGATGACAGATGAAAAAGTAAAGGATAAGTTTAGCGAAGAAGAAACAGAAACATTAAATACTATGGTTAAGAATAACATGGATTGGTTAGATAGTCATCAAAACGAAGATGTTGAAGTTTATGACGCAAAAATGAAGGAGTGTGAAGGTGTGGCAAATCCAATTATGACAAAGATGTATCAGGAAAATGGCGGCGGAGAAGGGATGCCTGGAGGGATGCCAGAAGGGATGCCAGGAGGAATGCCAGGAGGGATGCCTGGAGGAATGCCAGGAGGAATGCCAGGAGGGATGCCAGGAGGAATGCCAGGAGGGATGCCAGGAGGGATGCCTGGAGGAATGCCAGGAGGAATGCCAGGAAGGATGCCAGGAGATGAATCTGGTGGAGCTACTGTAGAGGAAGTCGATTAATCGTAAATAACATTATACTTTTTAATTCATATACTTTTTAATTCATATACTTTTTAATACATATACTTTTTAATATATACTTTTTTAATATACCTTTTAATTCATATACCTTTTATTTATACTAGTTGATTAAATCAATTTACTAATAGTATAAATAAAATTGATTTACTAATTGAACTATAAAATTAGTAAATAAATAATAAAATAATGTCTTTGCGTTCTTTGAAAATGTTGAATTTTGCTGGTCAAGCAGCTATATCTGGAAGTGAAAAACACTCTAATATGCTTTTTAACCATGGTGCCGTAATTTGTAAAGGTGGTAAGAAGGTTTGTGAAGGGTATAATCATAAACGTAGTGTATCCAATGGTAAACTATGTTGTTCATTTCATGCTGAATTCGATGCCATTAACAGGTGGAAGTCCCTCTTCCTGAAAGGGGAAGACCGGTCGTGCTTTTTACCAGATAAAGAAAAAAGCAAAAAAATTTGATATTTATGTGGTAAGAATAAGAAAAGGTTCTGATAACTTTGTAGAATCTGCTCCTTGCCACAATTGTACTAAAACATTAAAAAAATATGGTTTTAAAAATATTTATTATTCCAATAATAATGGAGGTGTTGAAAAAATGAGAATAAAAGATTTGACAACAAATCATAATTCCTCTGCGCAAAAAAATTTAGAAAAGTATATTAGTCATAAACATAAATAAGCATTAAACATAAATAAGCATTAAATATAAATAAATAATATTAATTTTTTATATTTAATAATAATTTTTTAATAAATCTATAATAAATGACATTAAATATCAGTTTCAATCACGCCATATATCCTTTAAGTTTTTTTTATGATTATGATTCTATAAAAATTAAAGAATATAGTAATAAAATATTATTACCACAAACTATATTAGAAAATATTACACACGATGAACGAATAAAGTTTCCATTATTCTTCTATATTAAACATAATGAAAGGAAAATATATTTAAGTGTAGATAAATTTGTTCCAGATATATCAGATATATATATTCCTAATCATATTTTTGAACAATTAGGTATAGATTATGGAAAAATACAAGAATTATTTATTGATTATAAATCATTAAAAAAAGGAAGTAAAATAGTAATTCAGCCACACGATATAGAATTCTTTAAAATAAAAAATCCTAAACTTTATTTTGAAACCCATATACAGAAAAGTTATCATTGCTTATCTCAAGGTGATATTATTAGATTAGTTTATGGTGATAAATTCCTAGATTATAATATAATTAAAACTGAACCAAAAATAAATATTTCAACTTTAGATACAGATATAGAAGTAGAATTTGAAAAGCCATTAAATTATGTAGAACCACCTATTAAGGAAAAAACTAATATTAAAAAAATAAAAGACTTATCCTACTTTAAAAAAATGATAAAATTTAAAGACAATGAAGAAACTTTTACCCCATTTAAAGGAAAAGGTAATAAATTAGGAAATAATTGATATAAATTATATAGAGTTATAAATTATATAGAGTTATAAATTATAGAGTTATAAATTATATAGAGTTATAAATTATATAATATTTTATTTTAATAATATATGGAAAATTCCCAAATAGATGAAAATCTAAATTTAACTGAAGTATGTCTTCTTAATTTAAAAATTATTTCCAAGTTAGAAGAAAATGAAAAATTAATTACCAAAGATACTATTTTAAAGATAGATAAACCTTATATTTTACAAGGTATTAAAAGATGGATTGCTAATGAAAAAAGAGAAATAACTATTTTAAGATTAAATGAAATTTATAAAAAATCATTTGATATTACGGATGAATTATTAGATAATGAAAAAAATAATGATAATGATAATAATATTTTAGAAGATTCTAATAGTCAGATATTTCAAAAATTTATTATAGAATTTACTAATTCACTTACCGGAATAAATAATCTTAAAAAAACTTATGCAACGGATGTTCCAATTATATCTCAATTAGATATGATTAGTAATAAACTTAATACTCGATTGGAAAAAATGAATAAAATATGTAAAATATCTATTAACTAAGTAAAATATCTATTAACTAAGTAAAATATCTATTAACTAAACTTTAACTCTTAGTATTAAATCCTAATATTCCAAATTTAGAATTTAATGAAACTGGATCGCACGTTCCATTTGCCGGCTCTTGTCTATTATTTGCCCCTTGTCTATTATCAGCATTATGTTTAGAAATAGAAGGAACAATTTGTTCGTGTATTCTATTTTCTACAAATACGGCAGGTGCTGCTGAAAAATCTTCTTCCGATGGTTCTGGTATTTTTTCTCTTTCTCTTTCTCTAATTCTTTCACCTTCTAACATTCTAGGTTGTCTAGGTTGTTCCGGAACAAATTGCCTCAATAATTTAGTATTAATAGTATCTTGTGGGAAAATAGTATTTCTATCAGGTTTAGGTAATGGCTCACTCTTAACCACAGGAACCTTAACATATTTAACACCATAACACTTAGGACAATTTTGAGATGGAGGGCATCTCTCCGGTGTAGGGCATTTACCTTCTTTTGGGTCGGGACAAGTAGGACATAAAGGTTTAGGGCATGGAGGTGGTAGAGGTGGTCGTGGACAAGGAGCCGGTTCTGGGATAGATGGACATTGTGGGCAAACAACATTTGGAGGTGGTGGACAAGGTTTAGGTGATGGACATTTAATAATTCCAGCACATTTTTCGGGAGTTAGTGGGTCAGGTTTAGGGCAAGCATTCTTACATAATCCTCCTTTTATGGCATCTTCCTCTGTAGGTTCTCTACATAATCCTGCGTCAACTTTTACTTTGGGACAAATACATGATGGGCATTTTTGTGTGGGTGGTATGGTTGATTTGAGAACAAAATTAGTTAAATCCGGATGTGCTGGACATTCTTTATTCCAATTAGGTGGTAATCCAGACTTTCTAACCCATTCATCTTTATTAATGGTTGGGCATTGGACTGGTGGTGGGACTGATGCCTTAAGAATATATTTGGACATATCTGAACACCTATCTTCTTTGGCAACTTCTGATTTAGTAATATATTTACTCATATCTTGTTGTTTACCCATTGGATACATACCTTGAATTTCCATATATTTTTTTAATTCATCATATTTATCTTTATATTCATTAGAACTAGAACCTGTACCTGTACCTGTACCATCACTAAATGTTTCTTGGGAATTAGAACTAACTAAATTTCTAATATCAAAAGATTGTTTATCCATATCTTTATTTTCAAAGTTTTCAACTAAATTAGTTTTAGTATTTGAAATAGATGGAGTATTTCTTTTAAAATTATTTTTTTGGACTATTAAAATTATTATAATGATTATTATTGATACTAATCCTATTAACATAATATTTTCACAATCTAACATTATTAATATAATAAAATATATTTTTTTTGTGGAATATATTTTATTATATTATTTAATTATTTAATTATTTATTTCTATTTATTTAGATTTAATTATTCTATTTATTTATTTATTTCTATGTATTTATTTATTTCTATTTATTTATTTATTTCTATTTATTTATTTATTTCTATGTATTTATTTATTTCTATGTATTTATTTAGATTTTATTCTAAAACATTATCTATATTATTACATCCTATACACATTGATTTTACTAAATCTTTTTTAATCATATTATCTGGAATTTTACCACAATCTTTACATAATTCTTCATTTCCATTATAATTTATCATCATTTCCCCAGTATCTTGTTTTCTTTTTTTAGTAGCTTCGTCATCGTAAATAAGTAATCCTCCCTCTTTACCATTACCTGAATTCGAACCATTACCTGAATTCGAACCATTACCTGAATTCGAACCATTAGAACCATTACCTGAATTCGAACCATTAGAACCATTACCTGAATTCGAACCATTAGAACCATTACCTGAATTCGAACCATTAGAACCATTACCTGAATTCGAACCATTACCTGAATTCGAACCATTAGAACCTAAACCAGTTTCGATACCTAATTTACCTAATAAATCCGGGTCAACATTAATATTGAATTGCATAGGGTCTTTTTCTTGTTCTTTACCACCATTTCCTCCAACATTTCCTAAAGATTTATCGGCATTTGTTAATTTATGACCGGGAGATAATCCACTAAATTTACTACTTGATTGTGTAGGTAACGGGTCTTGTACTATTTTTTCCTTGGATACATCCCACTTTTGAGAATCATAATTAGCGATTTCTCTAATAGCTAAACCACCCCCTTCATAATGTAAACAATAATTTTGATATTCACTACTTTGAATTATATGAAAAGGAAATTCAGTTTCATCCATACTTCTACCCATCCTTTGTCTATCTTTTGGTATTATTTTTAAATATTGTTCTTCTCCCTTTATCTCCTTTACAAACCATTGTTGTTTATTAATATTCGCATTACAAATAGGAGTGGAATAAGTTCCATCGGCATTAGCTGTAATACAACCACCTGGTTTACCTCCTATTGGTTGCCATTGAATTATATATTTTCGCGCACTTCCTTTAATAGGAGGGAGGGGGTCAATATTTATGGTTTTTCCACTATATTTAGATGTTATTGAACCAAATCCACCTACTTCCAAATTCTGACATTGTTTGGCAAGAGCCTCCTGGTCTACATCATTATCTTCTTCCTCATTATATTCATTACCTATTTTTTTTAGTTGGTCATCTAATTCATTATTATCCAATTCATTATTATCTAATTCATTTTTGTCTAATTCATTTTTGTCTAATTCATTTTTATCTAATTCATTATTGTTAGCACCATCTTCGAATTGTTCTATAATATTTTGATGAATTGTAATAGATTTAAAACAAATAATAAGTGTTATAACCAAAAGTAATGCGATAAAAATAATATTGTCTAAGTTATCTAAACCAAAAATTTTACTTTTCATATTTATATATATATTAGAAATAAATTTATTCTAAATTAAAATTTATATCAACATTTCCCGCATCTCCATTAACTTGTTTATTTACCATACTTAATAAATCTTTTCCAGATTCCGAATCAATACCCAAATTTTTCCCTAATTCCTCTCTTTCCAAATTCTCTATAATCTTTTGTGTTTTTTCTTGTTCTGTAGTGGTTCCTTGTTCGGTATCTCTTTTATACATCTCTCCCATATCATTTACTTTACATGAACTAAAAACAGGTAGAGATTTATATTTATCTTCATCATTTACTTCATTCTCTTTATTATAAAGTCTAAGAAGAATATCTAATTCATTTTCTAAACTTTCTAAACTATTATCTTGTTTTTTCTGGGATTCTTCCAAACTAAATGTTTTGGCTTCCCCATTTTTAATCATTGAATTTTTAATAGTGTTTTTTTTTAAAACCTCTTTTAAATCAGTAACGGTTGTTTCTAATTCTGAAATTCTCTTTTTAGTTACCATATCATCTTGTTCATCCTCTACACTATCTTGTAATGTTTTTTGTATAGTTTCTATATCTTGAAAATATTCATTTTGGTCATTTGTTATTTTTTTAACACATAGGAATACTAAAATAATCATAAGGAAATAAATAACAGACTTATTTTTAATTTTACTATTAATAAATATTAATCCCAAAAGCATTAAAACTACTAAAAATATATTTAGATACATTATATTATATAAATATATTTTTTCAAAAATAAAAAAAATTAAAGTGTTGGATCAATTGTGAAATTAAAATCTATTTCATTTGGAAAACCGAATCTATCTCTAACACTTCCTGGTAGTTGAGAAATACTATCATCCATATCTATCATATTTTGTATATTTCTATTTTCATCTTTTTCTTTATTCTTCATTATAACTATATCATTTCTTAATGCGTCCACTCGTTTTTTCAAAGATGATATTTCCCTATTTTGAATATTCTGGTCGCCTTCCTGTTTTTTAAATCTTATACTATCCTTATCTATGGCACCCTTTGTATCACCACTTAATTCTTTAGAATTATCTTGTGCATTACTATTACTATTACTATTACTAGTTATTCCAATTTGTTTTGTTATTTCATATTTTGGAGTAATAATACTACTAGAACCAAGTGTTGTGAAAGCATTAAAAAATTCATAATTAGGTTTGTTATAAATTGTTAAACATATATAAACAATTACATATACCGATAAAATAATAGCTGGTACTTCTTGTTTCATTATTAATTAACTAACATTTTTTTTATATTTCTAATTGTTTATTTATATTATCAATTTGCTAAATTTAAATCAACCGAAAGATACCCTTTTTTAAATTCATTCCATAAACTTCTTTTAACTTTTTTTTTTATTCTATGTATTTCTTTATCTTTTTTACATTTTGTTCTAATTTCTATATTCTTAATATCTGTTTCATCTTTTACATATTTTACTATTGGATTTGAACCACAAATAACATAAGGACTATTTATAGGACTATTTATAGGACTATCACTAATGCCATTTTCATTTATGCCATTTTCATTTATGCCATTTTCACTAATGCCATTTTCATTTATGCCATTTTCACTTATGCCATTTTCACTAATGCCATTTTCATTTATGCCATTTTCTAAAGATTGAACTTTAGTTTCGGTTGGAAATATATGATATGGTAAATATGGGTTATTATCACCAAATTTAATTATTTTACCAAAATTACCAATAATTTGACCATCTGTTTCTACTATAACTAAATGATATCTTTTTCCATACATATCCCCTAATTTTATTTCACAAATTTCTTTTTCACAACTTATTTTCTTTTCTACCCAAATACCAGAATTAGGAGACTCTGTATCTATATAAAAAATCATAAATGTTCTTTTTTCATTTGGGTGAGAATTTTTAAATTTAATATTTACTTCTTTACCTTTTTTTATAATTTCAATAATTTCTGGAGTTTGTAGTTCTTGGTTAAATTTTTCTGATAATTTATTTTTTAAAAACATAAAATAAATTAAAATTAAAATTAAAATTAAAAATAATATTACTAAATAGCTCATTATTTTATAGTATCATTTTATTTATAGTATTATTTCATTTATAGTATTATTTCATTTATAGTATTATTTCATTTATAGTATTATTTCATTTATAGTATTATTTCATTTATAGTATTATTAAAAAATTTAGTTTTCACTTTCCACTGGAACAACCCTTATTAATTCTTCTGATGAAGTTCTATTACATTTTGTTAAGTAATCAGACATAGACAAATCCATTAATTTAAACTTATTAACATCTAACATAATATCCATCAATTTCATATTTTGATTATGTTGGACTTCCCTTATTTCTAATTCTAACTTTTCTAATTCTGTTTGTTTTTCTTCATTAATATCTTCTATTGTTTCTGGTTCTGGTTCGATAGTTGGTGCCGGAAAAACTACAGGTGCTATATTAAAAGTATCTATCATTGGATGAACGGTTTCAAATAAAATTGGCGATTTATCTAATCCTATATCATTTATATTAGTCATAATTATTTTTTTATTAGTTTGATTAACTTTCCAATATAAATCCGTATTTCCAACCATTTTTCTAATAGAGAATAAATTAGATTTATCCGAATATTGATTATCTATTTCAAATGTAGCATCTTTTTTAAATTGACCACTATCAATCATTTGTTCCAATTTTATTTCCTCTCTACCTTTTATATTAACTAAATATGTGTCTTCTGGTCCTTTAAATGAAACGCCTGAGCCAGATAATCCTTTAACTAATTTAAATATAGATTTTACTTTTTCAGTATCTTCTGAACTATTTTCTACTTTAATCATTTCTAAACTATTATCATCTTTTTGATAAACAAAATCAAATGGATATTTAGTATGTTTTAAAGAAACTATCTCATTTAGTGCAATACATTTCATTCTTTCTATATTATATTTATCATTATTTCTATTTTTTAGAAAAGTATTATACTGTTGAAAATCAACTGAAATACCTGGAGATAAATTAATATTTTCTGAAGGTTTCTTATTTTCATTTAAACAAGAATCCATGTCATAAATAAGATTACACTCTCCATTTGTTTCATCATCCACCTTATTTCTACTAAAACCTACACATTTCCCATCATCATCACAATTTTTTTTACACTGGTCTAAATTACCTTTTTCTTGTGGTTGCGAAAATGAATTAGGAACTATCGTTTCATTAAATTGTGTATATGAATTATTATCGAAATTTTCTATAATTTGATTATTTGAATTATTTATATTATCAAATTTTTCTATAATTTTTTTATTATTTTGGTAGAAGTATTTATCAAAAACACAAGTTACCAATATAAAAAATAATAAAGATGTTACTAATAATATACTATTTGGATGAGTTTTCATAATTATAATATACTAATATTTTTATTTATATATTAATATTTTATTTATTTCTCAAATTATTTATAGTATCCATCAAATTATCTATAGTATCCTTTTGGTTATCCAATAATTTAATAAATCTATCATTTCGTATATCATCTTCTACAACCTTATTATCATCTTCTTTTTCAATATTAATTGATTTTATTTTTCTACATTTCTTTTTCATATCCATTCTATGTTTTAAATATTTATTTAATCTAGGGTCTTTAAATTTATACTCGCTTATTTTTTTACCCTCCACATAAACATTATTAGAATTATTATTCAACGATTGATTTCCAAATACACTAACACCTGTAGAACTATACAATACTTTATATATAGAAACTTCCTTCTTTATTATCTCTTCACCATATGGTTTAAAATCAGATAAATAGTAAGAATTTGACTGTTTTACTAATCCCAATCTAGATAAACCTATTAAATTTCCATCATAGTCAATCCACATATCTTTTAATGTTCCTCCTAAAGTTTTCTTGGATGGTCCATTTGTAGTGTCCCATTCTTCATTTAACCAATCTTTTCCTCTTTTTTTATAAATCCTAAAATCCTGTCCAAGACCAATCATATATTTAGACCTATAATCAAATATAATCTTTCTCATAGGAATATTGGTAAATCCTAACGATACCTTTTTCCATTCACTTAATAAATCTTTACTTGCTTTTTTATACCAATTTCCATCTTTATCTAATCCTATTAAAATATCATCTGAATCAAAAATACAACTAATTACTTTAAATTTCTCAATAAATTTAAAATTACTATTTAAATCAACTTCTTCCTTTTTATAAAGATGATATTTATTGACATTATAAGTATTCGCCTCTTCAAATATAACTAACAACTTCCTATCTCTATCAAAAGTCATAAAAACTGGTCGTAACATATTTTTAGGTAATGAATTTGGCATTAATTTCCAATCATTGGATTTTAAAGATGTTGTTAAATATATACCATACATAGTTGGTTCGTGCCAAACTAAACCAATATATCCCTCTCCAAATTTAGGTAATATTTGATGAAATAATTTATGTTTAAAAACCATTTCTTTCACAATTTTAAGAGGTAATTTATTTTTTATTTGCGGATAAAAATCTCTTATGGTTAAATCCTTATTATTTAATTTATCAAAAAGGTCATCTGAAATCTCTATAGGAGACAATGATGGAGACAATGAGGGAGACAATGAAGGAGACAATGAAGGAGACAATGATGGAGACAATGATTGAGACAATGATGGAGACAATGATGGAGATAATGAATCTGTAGATTTTAATAATGATTTTGTATCTTTAAAAAATGTATCTGTATTTGCGCCTAAACCCGTATTTGCGCCTAAACCCGTATTTGCGCCTAAACCTGTATTTGCGCCTAAACCTGTATTTGCGCCTAAACCTGTATTTGCACCTGAACATTTAGACGAAGCATTAGAAAAGTTTTCAATATTTAGATGAATATTAGTTAAAACAAAATCCAAAAGAAGGAATAATATAGATGTTATTAATATTATCATATAAATGTTTTGGGTCTTCATTTATATTATAATAATAAAAAAAAATTGTTAATTAGAATTATTTATATTTACATTAAGATTATATGGAGATTCTGCTAAATCCTTGGCTTTATTAAGTATTTGCTTTCGTTTTTCCATTTGTTCGGTTTTATCATTTCGACTATCATTATATTCTATAAAATTTTTACCATCTTTTTCCAGTTTTAATTTTATAAATTTCTTTTTAATATTATTTATCATTTTGTTTTGTTTCTGCCAATTATCTTGAAATTGGATATTTCTAGAACTTAACAAATCCTGTAATTGTACCTTGTCTTCACTATGTCTTAATATTTTACAAAACATTCTGGTTTCTGTTTCTAACTCACTCATCTCATCCATTTTTTTCTCCATACCATCAATATTATCTAACGAATCTTTAAATTTTTCTAAATTATTATTATTAAAATTATAATTAAAAAATAAAAGAGAAATAAGAACAAATATTATAACACCCACTCTATTTTTCATAATTAGTATTAACCAAGATTATTATTTATAACAAGTATTTAATTACTTTTTACCTAAATCTTGAGGACATTTCCAAGAAGGATCTCTACAATTTTTACATGGTATTTTACATCTATCTATATAATCACCCATATTTACCTTACAATTTGGACACGATTTATCATAACCTTGTGTAATTTGTGTCCCATTACCATCTATTCCTTTCGCATTATTGCCATTATTGCCATTTATACCATTATTACCATTTAGTATATCATTTAAGGTAATATCTCCTTTTTGGAGTGCCAAAAGTATTTTACCTACTTCTGATTCAGATATATTCAATGATTTCATAAGTTTATTTTTAAATTCTTCTCCAAATGGGTCTATATTTAAATTAATTTTCATATTTTGTTTTCTATCTTCTCTCATTTTTAAAATCTCACTCATTTGAGTTTCCTTATTACTTAAACAATCGTCCGACTTTCCACTACACTTTTCTATAGCCACCTTTTTCATATCTTCATCAAAGTGCATATCCTTTATTAACTTCTTTAAATCATCTATTTGTTTATTTTGAGCCTTTTGTTGTATTAAGAATTTTTTATTAAGTTGTAATTGTTTTTCTAAATTATCTACAGAATCTCTATTTCGGCGTTCTTTATCCTTTAATTCAATTGCTTCGCACATTTTTTCAGTATCTTGAAATGTTTTCATCATATCTTCTAAATTAGAAACTTTCATTTCTTTTGGTTCTTTTGGTTCTTCATCTTTAGTATATTTAGATGCCCCATTTCCATCACATCCAAAAAGGCACTTATCGTCTTCCATATTTGTATTAGAACTATTTGTATTAGAACTATTTGTATTATTAGAACTATTTGTATTAGAACTAACTGGTTCATTCGAATTATTTGTTTCTACTTCTGATTCTACTTCTGATTCTACTTCTGATTCTACTTCTGATTCTACTTCTGTATCACTATGAACATTTTGTATAGATACATTTTCAAAATGTTCTCTATGCTTTTTTATATTTGATATAAAATTCTCTTTGATATCTTCAACATATTTTGTAAAAACTAGAAATGCCAATATTGATATTGTAACGATTAAAACTTTAAGCGACATAATATTAATATATTAAAACATAAAAAAATAGTAAAATAAAATTAATTATTTCTTAACAGGTTCGCATTCTCCAGATGAACTATAAGTAAACATTTTTGTTTTTTCAGTATCTCCTTCACTACTTATTATTTGATGTCCATGATGATATCCCCAAACTAATACTTTGTATTTTTCTAAACTCTGCCAACAATTTCTATCTAAATCTTTAATTGATGGTGGTTTAAATAAATATTCTTGATATTTTACATTTCCTATTATTCTCTCTTGTTTTTTCAATATAGGAACTTTAACATCTCTAAAAGAAAAATATTCCAGTTTATCTAATTTCAACCCAACTAATCTCACTATAGAATTACTATCACCTTCTTTAGGTTCAAAGAATTTAATTACTGGTTTCTCTACTATTATTTCTTCAAACACATTTTCAGCAATAAGAGGTGGTTTATTATCCATTACTATATCTTGTATAGATTCACCCATTTCTATTTCAGAACTATAAATTTCCCCTATACCTAAAAGAGAATCTTTTGTTTCAACTCCCAAATAATCTTTCTTTTCTTTAGAATCCATACAAAAACCAGACTGATATACACCTATCTTATATGCGTATCTTTTCCCTATTGGAATAGGTATCATAACTTCATGACTTGAAAATTCTATATTACTAGTGGATGGACTTAAACCTAATTTTTCAGGATCACTCGCCAACGAAACTATAGTAGGATTAAAACTAAAATTAGTTTGTATATTTTGTTTATCATCCATATTCGGTTGTAAAGAAGGTCTAAATAATGATTCGTCTTTTATACTACCTTGAAAACTCTCTCCAGTTCTTTTCGTAGACTGAATTACTTTCATAATTTCCCATTCACTTTTACCAGGTGGTATAATAATTTCATCTTCATCTCCTGTCGATGGTGGAGGGGATTCTACATTTGTCTTAGGAGTAAATATGCCTTTGGTTTTCCCTAGTAATGTTGAATTCGTTTCTGTCGTTTCATTATCTATACTATAATTTTTATAAATATTACATACACCCATTTCTTGTCCATTTTGTATATCATCGTCTTTTATAAATTGCCCTAGTTCATTAGATCCATTTTGTAGTATATAGCAACATTCTCCTAAAGTCATTTTTTCTTTCATTGTAATAATTGGATTCCCCTTATATCCAGTTCCACCTAAATTTTCACATTCTCCTGTAAGATTTGTATTAGCGGTTCCAGCCGAATCAGTGAATGTAGGTGTAGGATTCGCGCTTTTACAAACAAGAGATTTTATTGTAGGCGTCCCCCCTGTATTACTTGTTACTATTTTTATATCATCCAGATTTAATTCATTACATTCAATACCCATCATTTTATCTTCCCTATTTTGGGATTCCCTTAAAATAAACGCAAAGTGTCTAATTTTATCTATTAACATATCTTTGTCTCCAGAACGAAGTGTCCTCCCCTCGCCATCCATTCTTAAACCAACATCACCACTATAAATCTTCATTTCATTACTAAGTTCATCGTAAATATTTAATAATTCTTCTTTTGTCATATCTTTTATATAATTATATAATGCGCCACTTCTACCAGATTTTGGAGCATTCACAACATTTGTATAATAACCAAAATAATCATCATTTAATCTAAATATAAAATTGGGACCATCTGATTTTCTAAAATCTTCTACCGCCGTTTTAATTTCTTTTTTATGTTTAGCATCTTCTAATTTTTTTAATTCTTTTTTTCGAATTTTGTCATTTTGTTGAACTGAACCTATTGGTGATCTATCTTTTAATACATCATCTTCCACAACATCTACTTCAGCATCTATAACAGTCTCTTCGCATTTAATATTGGTAATTTCGTTTTGTCCTTCTAAAGTTATTTCTAAATCTAAAAATTTAGTATTAATTTCTATACCAATATCACGACCTACTATATAATTTTTTTTATTTAATACTACCTGGATACCTGGAGTTCCAAATATAGTAATTTTCCAATCCATTTGTTTCCCTAAATTATATCTTCTCTTAAATGTTCCTACGGCTGTAGGGTCACTATTATTAATTAATTTTAATGACTTTTTCATTATTCTAAATAATGTATCACTTTTTAAAGGATTCCCAATAAGAGTAAAATCAATATCATAAGTTAATTTAGGGGATATATTAGAATTATTTGATAATTCTTTTCTAAGAACTAAGAAACTTAACGGCCAATATAAACTTCTATTCTTGGGATAATACCACATTATTTTACCCACATTTTGATTTTCCACAATTTCATAATCATTTTCCATCGCTTCTTTTTCTATTTTAACAGAATGTATATAAGGTTTTTCCGGTTTAGTAGTATAATAAAAACTATTAACTGCTGGATTAACTTTGAATGGGTTGGAAACCAATATAATATATTCATATGTTTGATTCATTTCTATAGGTTGGTATACATTCCCATTATTTATCCCCTTATCGCAATAGTTTAATGTTCCTGGATAATAATAACTATTATTTAGTTTTTTAGCATATGATAATTTAACTATTCTCTTTAAATCAGTACTATTTTCTATATCTTGATTTTTTTTATAATATTTTATAAAATCTTCAGTTGTCTCATTATCCTTAAATAAAACTACTCTATTATCTGGTTTTTTTTTTAAATCTATATGAACTATATATGATACTTGGTTATGAACTGTCTCCAATCTATCACCCATAATAAATGTATCAATTATATGGTCTCGTCCAGATGATTTAGCATCGGGTAATGCCACTCCACCAACTTTCTCATCACCTCCTATACAACAATAAAATATAAGATATTTATTATTACCATACTCTACTCCTTTTTCTATTTCTACTAAATTATCATCAAATTCCCCTCCCTTATCTATATCAAATACCTTCAATCTTCCAAATTTAGGTCTGGAATCAGTTTGAAATATAATTTTTGATTCTCTTGGTAGGAAAAGTTGTATTTTAGTTTCTTTTAGACAATTTATATTTTTAGTACAAATATCTGCGGTTCTATTATGAATTCGCCTCATAATTGTAAAACATATAGGATTAAATTTCTTACTATCGTGTTTATATGAAATACCTAAACTAATATAACTTTCCGTGTCAGTCATTATAGATGTGGGATTTACATCACCATCATTTAAATATACCGGAAATGTTTGAACCACTTTATCTCCTATTTTTTCTGTATCAATTAGATAGTTATAATTATAAACAAAGACTTTATATAAATACGAACTATTTGGTGCCAAACTTTTCCCTTGCCAATCTTCATAATTATTTAGTTCATTTTTATCATTATATTGTTTATCAATATTAAAATTCGGTCTATTTGTTGCCGTCCTCGTTTTTTCTTGGCTATCTATATCTTTATCTTCATCTATATATTTTACCCCTGAAGAGTCGGTATCCATTACCCAGCAATTATCATATGTATTTTCTTGTATTATATCTTCTATATCAAAAATTGTTTTATTATTTTCTCCCAAAGGCATCACTTTCGTTTTAAATTCCTTAGAAACAACTACATCACTATCTTGGAAAGCACATACTCTTTGTCTTTGTATTACAAACCTTATTCTATCATGATTTATAATAGGAACACTTTCTTTATCTTTATATGATTTAAAACTTTTATATGGGTCAAATTCTATTTGTAATACTACTTTATTAAGTGCCAAATCATCTATATTTTTAACTTCAAAATTAGAATTTTCACCAATACTTTCTTTTAATAGATGAACTTTATCGTTATTTATATCAGTTAGTGCCAATATCCCCCTATCATCTATTCTTATTTTGGTTATTCTAGGCACTGATTTGTCGTTGTCGCCAAAAACTTTATTTAAATCAGCGTACTTATCTTTGGAACCATTTAATTGTATATCGTGTGAATAATAATAATTTTGTTTAGTTTTATCACTATAATATACTCTAATTCTCTGACTAGGAATATCATTTGATGTTGTTGTATAATTCATTTTATTATTATAAAAATTGGATTCCAATACAAATACATTACCACTTACAGAACTTACACAAACCGAAATAGGATTAACTAATTTAATAGTTTCTTTCTCATCGTCTCCTAAAAATCTATAAAATCTAAATCTAATATGATCGCCCAATTTATATTTCTTAAAAATGCTAACTCTATTATTTCCAGTATCAGTTATAAACATCAATTGTGTTTCGTTTCCTAAATATGAATTTTTAGTTATAGCAATATCAGATGGATAAGAAAACTCTCCACAACCTGGAGCACTTCCAGAACCTCCTAATTCCGTATTAAAAAAATAATCACCAGTTTTATTTATTTTTTGATAGTATTCAGAAACATTATTTTGTTTTTCACTTTTAAATACATGGTTTCCCCATTGAGAAATACCACTTACCCACCTATTTAATCTTATAACGGAATCCGCATATTTTAAACCCCATGCTTTAGAAATTATGGATAATCCTTTTTCTTTACTTAAATCATCCATATTAGAAAACCCTTCGGAAAGAATAGGATTATTACCCTTTTCATCATATGGATTGAGTACTAGTTTAGGTACTTCTAAAACCCAAGAAGTATTGTCTGATGCGTTAACATATGTTCCATCTATATTAATTTCTTTACCGTCTGGTGCTATCCAATAAGTATCGAATGTTTTTTCTTGTACTTTTATACCTGTTCTCATCGTTCGGTGACCATGATACGCCCCCATAATTATTTTAACATATAATGTTTTATCAGGTGCCGGTTTTGTAAAATTTATTACCGTCCAAGTATCTAAATTGTTTTGGTTGATACCTGTTAAAAGCTTGTGCCTTTGAACCCAATTAGTTTTATCTATGCTAAATTCAATTTCAACATCTATCATAAATTGAATATACTTCAAGGGGTGGTTGTAATTTCTTCCTTGTATTATCAATGCCTTTGGTATTGCTATGGTTCCATCTGTCTTTTTAGGTAATGTAATAATTGTTTCCCCTCCCCCCGGGTGGTCAGAAAAACCCAAATCCCCATCCAACCAACCTGTGTCATGGTCAATTTGATTTAGCCAATAACCTAAAGGATATTCTCTATAATCATTTTTAGGATTCCATTTAGAATCTATTAAATATTCAGGACTGTCCCATTCTGAACTATCTGTGATATCTACAACTTGATTATTTCTTGTTTTTTTTATCTTTCCTTCAGACCTTTGTAGTTTTTCGGTTTTTGCTTTCGCTTCCAATTCTGTTGTAACATTTCCCATTTTCCTAGCAATTAACCTGTTTAAATTAGAAATTTCATTATTTAAAAAATTTTTATGTTGTAACTTTTGTGCGGCATTCATTATATTTAGAGGAAGTGAACCAATATCTTTGTATATTGCGTTAAATTTATTTGATAAAATATCTAATTTCCCTTGTAAATCGGAAATACCAATTTGTCTTGCTCCGCCTGCATCCGTTAGTTTTAGTATTTCGTCACAAATGGCCTCAAATATTTTATAATTTTCTGCTTTTTGAATCTCATTTATTTTCGTAGGAATTGTTAAAGCAAGTGCTTCAAATTCTTCAACCTTTTCCATATAAGGAGTTTTTTTTCCAGTTGGCTTTACCGCACCCATGTCATGTAAGTCTTCTAAGTTCCTCGAGAATTTATCAAATCCAGGGTTGTCATATATTAAATTTTGTCTTAATCCCAATGAGTAAATTTCAGATTTATTATATTCTGTGTATTTGTTAGTATTAAAATTACTATCATAATAAAAAATATGATTCTCATTTATTGGTTTATCTGCCGAAACAAAATTTAATTTCTCACCGGATTCTGTTTTAATTTTAGTATCTTCCAATTCATAACATTGAACACTATGGTGATAACAATCCACCACATAGTATTTTTCATCTACATCATCATATGCTATGGATTTTGGTTTAAATAATTGACCGAACATTTGACCGTTATTTGTGGCCGCAATAACCTTTAATAAATATTTTCTATAACCTATCGAACAATTATCTATACCACTAGTATCTCTGGTATCTCGTCTATCACAATCTCCATCTTTAGATTTGGCACCAATACACGCTTGACTATTTACACCTAAGAAATGAGGATTAATAAATTCCGCGTCATTAAATTTTGGTTTTTTTGTGTCTTTCTCCAGTTGTATGCCATCCTTACACCTATTATATTCATCGAGTAAACTATAAAAATGACCTCTCTTTCTGGATACTTCCTTATCACCAATAAATACAGTTTGTCTTTGATGTATATTCGCTCTTCTATAAGAATACTTATAATCACATTCAAATACACACTTATCGCTTTCAGGAGCGCCAGGTAAAGAACCATCATCACCCAAACATACATTATTATCAATTGGTCCAAATTTACTAGTATAATCTTCTAACCAATCCTCGCAAGTTGCTTGGTCTTTAACCGGCGTTGATGTATCTGGTGCGTCATCTGTGTCCTTATTTGGAAAACATTGACTCAAAATTGTTTCACTACCTGCTGGAGCATCACCACCCGCCGAAACAATACAAACAGGTTGTTTATCATCAACCCCATCTAAACTTTTACATTTATTCCCATAAAATTTATCTTTATTATTATTAAAATTGCTTGTCCAAACTGTTCCAAAATCAGGATTTAATCCATAATTGGTATCAAATTGAGAGGTTTTAACGGAAGTAGCTTCTTTATAATTATCCCAATTTAAACATTTTCTATTCATAAAATCTTTATTTCTACCACCTGTATAATTTCCTATAGTATCAAAACTACAAGTTTTTTCACAACCAGGTAAAGAGTTATGCTTTTCAGTATCGTGTATTTGTTCATATTTAGTGTTATTATCATTTAGAGGAAGAGACCTTTGAGATGTATAATCTAAATTACCAAATTGACCAAAATATTCCACTTCAGATTTATCTATCTTAAATACTTGAATTCTATTATTATTTATATCTGGAACTAAAATTATTTTACCATCTTCTATTTTTACCAATTCCATACCTATACCTGTAGTATCCATTTCATCTGGAATATGGTAAACACCTATACTATTAACTGTATCACCCCCAGTCGAATCTAATTCTATAGAAGGATAACCATAATTTACTTTATTATTAGAATCTTTTGAAGCAAGCTCTGTGTATTCCAACTGATTCTGGAAAGTTTCAATATAAAAATTATTTGTTTTTTTACTAGTACCACTAAAGTCAGTTAGTGGATTTATTATAGTTTTATTAAATAATTGTGTTTTTTCTTCTACAATACTCGATTCTTGCTTAATACCTTCTATTTTTCCTCTATCTGTGCCTTTAGGTGTTCCAAAATCAGAATATGTAAAATTGCTGTCTCTAATTATTCGCATCCTTCTATCATTATTAGTAATCATAGGTGAGAACACACCTTCCATTTTAACATTATTCCAAGAATTCATCCATGGCTGCATCTTATTATCTAGGTATGAACTATGTATAATAGTAGGTGGTTGGTCATCGTCATAATGCATTCCTTCTACACCTTTACCTTCATTTCCTCCCATATCAAATTGCGGTAAGTCGTTTTGATAGGTAATACTACATTTTTTATCATCTTTATTATCTGTTAAGTCATTTATACAATCCTTGTATTTTTTATTTTTTATAAATTTTTCTTCTAAAACTTTTAATTTTTCTAATAATTCTTTTACAGTTTCTTCAGTTTCTTCAGTTTCTTCTCCATTATATTTTATTGTAATTATATCTGTTTCATCTAATCCTTCTAATTTGTCTCGTATATTTTTTAAGGTTTTATTAATTGAATTTTCAGGAAGTATTTCAGTAGTAATTGATATTGATAGAAAGTATGTTTCATCTTTAAGAGACTTTAATAATTGTAAAAATTCTATTTTATCTTTGTCATTTTGCGTTAAAATTTCTAATGGAGTGGCATCTAAAACTGGTATTTCATTCGCCTTAATTTTCATATCACGATACGAATATCTTCTTAATCGATAAATATCAAATACTATAATTTCATCATTATATTTATCGAATAAAACTCCACCAGGACTAATAATTTTTTTTGTAGTTCCTATTAGTTTTCCGTTTAATTCTCCGTTTAATTCTATATAATCATATTTGTATAATAATTTATTATCTTCATATTTTAATTGTTTAAACTTTTCCTGTTTAGTATTTGTATATTCTGTATAATCTGTTAAACAATTTATATTTTGTGTGATAATAGATTCATTTGTAAAATCTATAAAATTATACAAACTTAATTCTTTTATATTACTATCCTTATAATCAGAATCTTGATTTTTTCTAAATAAGTTTATTTCTGCTTTATCTATTTCATTTGCTTTTAAACATGTTATGGAATCATCTATTTTCATACATTCAAAATGTTCTTTCATTTTCTTTCTCCTAAAATAAAGGAAAATTAAAAAACATAGAATTAATGATACTACTATAAATATTTTGAATTGTTTATTCATTTAATTATAATATAATTAGAAAAAATTATAGAATTTTAATTATATCATAAAAAGAAAAGAAAAATATTAATAAAACTTATTATTTATTTATTATTTATTTATATATAACATATAACACTTATTACATATAACATATAACACTTATTTCATATAACACTTATTTCATATAACACTTATTTCATATTACAAGGACCAGTTATATTAGAATAGTCCCAGTATTGGTTCTTTACATTATCGCAATTTCTAAAACTTAATTCACCTTCTTCTTTGTGAAGACATTTCCCATCTTTTGTTTTTATTATATCGAATGATTTTTCTAATCCATTTTCAGAATTTTTTAATTTATAATTTTCCATATCTTTTTTATCTTCAATCCTATGAATATTAAATTTCTGTGTAGATTTATCAGCCATACAATGAGAAACCTTAATATCTTTCTTTTCTGGACTATAGTCTAAACATCCACCATTTACAAATAATAAATGGTCTGCTTCTTTTTTATTATCTATTTTATACATATTTAAAAATTCCCCATCTTCTCTAGATATTATACTTATATTATTTGCGTCATCGCTAGACTTCTTAGTTCTAAAATCATCTTCATCCAATTCACTTCTTATTTTTTCAACTTTAGCAAGTTTTTTATTTATATTAGTTATTCTATCTTGTTGTTCATAATTCTTTATATCAAACATCATCTGTTCTAATTTATTTCTTTCTTGAACCATCTCAGATAATAACATTTGTTTCTTTTCTCCAGTCATATCAAATCCACCAGACATTTTATTTAATCCTGAGAGTAGGTTATGAATTTTATCATTTAGATCACTTATATGATTTTTTTTTTCATCTATCTGTTCCTTAATATAATTATAATATTTCCCACTAATATTCTTATTTAGTCCATCTGAACTACTTGGAACATTACCAAATCCTTCTACAATATTACCAAATCCTTCCAAACTTTTACATTGTCTATTATCTGCTGGATTCGTTTTACCAAATTCAGCAATTCCTAAACTTTTTAAAGCTTCTGCCATAATTCCTTGTTCGTCAATTAAATTATCCATAGGTTTGTTATTTATTTTATTACTAGATTTTTTTTTCCGACCAACAAATTGATTCACTTCTTCATTTACTTCCATTTCTGTTGTTACCACCCAATTAACATCTTTAATTCTTTTATAGATAAATTCATTTGCTACTTGTATATCATTTATTGTGGCTTTCATAAATTTATGTAATTCTTGATTTTGTGGAAAATTTGTAAAATGACTTGTAGGAATATTTTCAAATCTCTTCATTAAATTATTTACTTGAGTAGATTGTTTTTGTAATATGGCGTTTTCTTCATCTAAAGTTATTTCTGGTTTGCTATTAAAATCTCCCTTACAAACACTACTTTCTCCCTGACCTCCTACATTACAAAAAACAGAATTGTTTTTCTCCATATCCGATCTCATTTTCTCTAATAATTCGGTTTTTATTCCTTCTTCTGTGGCTATTTTTAAAATAGCGTCTTCAGGTAAATTAAACTTTTGTGAATAAAAATCTAAATCAGTTTTCCCTACGATTTTCCCTTTATCATCTCCATTTCTTATATAATTATTATTTTTATCTTGAACCATATCTATTCTTTTCTCTAATGCCCATTGGTCAAAATGTTTATCAAATATATTTATCACTCTAGTTAAATATATGGCATTTTCACCAGCCGGTCCTAATTGAGGACTTAATAAAATATATACTCCATAATTATCTTCACCATATGTTAAATTAAAAGAATAACTTGAAATTATATCTGGGTGATTATTAAATTCTTCTACAAATTGGATGGGATTTTTTGAATTTTGTTTATATTTAAAATAAAAGTTTCCATATTTTAAAGTATATTGGTTTTTAAGTGTATATTTACCAGAATCATTATAACCAAATATTTTCCCTAATGTATATTTAACTTTCTTATTACCCTTCATCTTATAAATATCACAATCGTTTAATGCCACATTTCCAGGAACCAATACTTCTAATGCCGTAACAGATTTTGTTTTAACACTTTTATCTTCAAATGAACATTGGGAAGTTCCATCCAATCTAGTCATTCCTACTACTTTTTTATCACAATTGGTACCTTTTCCACAATCGTCACTATAACCCGGTAGGGCATCATCTATATTTGTTGAACATACATTATTTATAGTAAGAGGTGTTTCACCAGGTGCTTTTTGGTATCCAAACCTTATTAATCCACCCAAACCTGTATACGAAATAAATTCCTCTGATATAATAGGTCCAACTTTTTCATATTCTATTAAATTATTTAAATTAAAAGTTAGAAAAATCTTTTGCGAATCCTTATCACCTTCAAGACAAGGTAATCCAGTATAATCGCGGACTTGGTAAATTACCATAAAAGGATACCCTGTTCCTGCTAACATATTTTTTTTTTTTTCTATTAATATTTTCTCACTGGTTTTTTTAATAATCTCATTATTACTATCTGTATGTTTTCCTATTTCGGTATAATATTCTTCATCTCTATATATATTATTAATCTCAAAAATACCTTTATTTCTTTTAATTGGTCCTTCCGCGTCAGGTTCCACTATACTTTTATAATCATCGAAATTATCTATTATTTTAAATCTCCATAAACTATCGTGCGTATTTTTATTTTCGGCATCCTGGCAAAAATCACTATCTGCCAATAATTCAAACTTATTTTTTTTAACAAGTTTATAGTATTCATAATCAAATGCTTTACCATCTTTTTTATCTTGAAATGGATTAGAATTAGTTCCATATTTGTTTTTGAATTTACTATCCTCCGTTCTATTATAATTTTCACTATTAGTTTCCTTATCCAAAACTAAGGTTATAATTTCTACATCTTTACCATTAATATCATTTACATTATCTTTATCCGTATCCTTATCCGTATCCTTATCCGTATCTTTATCCTTATCCGTATCTTTAGCTATAATTTCAACAAAAACTTGATTCCCATATTTTTTGGATTTTAAAATATGTAAATTTAGTTGTGGATATTCTTTTTCTAAAGTTTCTTCTTTATCATAAACAAATGTTTCCAATTCTACTAATTTTTTTAGGTCATCATTGGTAAGTGAACCTATCTCGGGTTTGCTTTCTAAACTATTTTTATATGCTTCAAATTGTTTATTAAAAGGAATTTCTTTAGTTAAAACTTTGGATGCTCCTATATTGTAAAGACCTTCAACTTTTAAAGTTTTATAATATTTTAACCACTCTGAAACATTTACAAATTTGCCTCCCTTTTGTTGTAAATAGAACCAATATAATAATCCATAGTTTTCTTTAACTATATTTATTTTCCCATCTTCGGTATATATTAATCCATGAGTATATTTTATATCAGGAGTTACTGAAAACGCTAAGTTTGTTTGATTTATTAAATTTATAGGACCACTTTGTTCATCAGTAGTATTAGCGTTTACCTTCTTTTTCCCATATAGTTGGAAAAAAACAATCTGTTTTGAAGGAACTTTCGCGGTAACTGGTGGTGTTGTGTCTGGTTTTTTTTCCAATAATCCATAAATAGATGTTGCTCCTGTTAAACTTTCTGGTTTTATCTTAAAAAAACTAGTTAATGGTTGAGTGGGGTCAATTTCATTATAAAAAGTTCTAATTTTAGTAGTACTAGTTCCATTACCATTCTTTATATCGTTAACTTCACCCTCATAATCTTCATTCGCTTCATATGTTTTTAAATAAATATTTAAATTATCTGAATCTTTATTTTTTTTAACACAAATTTTCCCTTGTTCTAAAAAGGTATGTTTATTAATTTCTGTTTTTATATAATAAAATATATTTTCATTTATTAATGAATTATAATCTCCGTTTTGGAAGTTTATCAAGATGTTTTTGTATATAAGAACATCATTCATATTTATATTTAATACGTCACTAATGTTTGTTAAAACTGTTAAATCGGTAACATATAATGTTAGTGTTTTATCTAATATAGTATGTGGTGTGTTTCCATCTTCACCACTAATTGTTAAATCATCTACATTAAAGTATTTTAAATTTTTAAGTTTATCATCGGATTCTAAACTCGCATTTTTTTCATATACATAATCTATATATTCTTTACTTAATCTAACAGAAACTATTTTTAAATCTGTAATTGGATTTGTTAAATTATCTGGATAAACATAATCTATATATAAATATTTATCAGTCAAATTAAAATCTATCACTCCCAAATCAACCCCATCATTTATTACCCTATTAGAAATTTCCCCCATAATTTTTAGTATTTCTTCTGCTTTTGTTATAGGTGTAACTAATTCTGTTAAATCAGGAACAGCAGCATCAGCAACAGCAGCAGCAGCAGCAGTAGGAGTTAAAGCGGTAGGTGTTTTATCTATAAGTGTTCTATATTTAAGGTAGTTTTGAAATAGTTCTATATGTTTTTCTTCACCCGTGTATGCTTCTTCATTTGTACTTCCATTTAAAATACTAATAATTTTGTCCAAATTTTCCGTCTTATTTTGTTGGATAGCATCATTTAAAAGGTAAGAATACTTATTAACGAATTTTAGAATATCCCTCGTAAAAAAAGTTTCTTCGGTATTACCTAAATAGGTTATTGTTTTATTTAATATGTCTGTTGATGGTTTTGTTTCCGCAAATATATTAAATTTAATTTCTTTACCATCGTCATTTTCCTTCCCAATAACAATATCCCCCCAATAAAGACCTGTAAATTTACCTTTATCATTTTTTATTTTTTCTCGTTGTATTCCAAAAATATAACCTTTTTTATCAATCATAATTTTTTTACCTAAATTAATAGGAGTGCTTCTATCATCATCCGCGAAACTAATATCTATTTTATTATTACTATTATGAATATTTATTTGTTCGCTTGAAAAACACCGCATCATTTTGTTTTCATTTTCATTAGAATTTTTTAAAAATAAATAACAAACTTCTGAAGCGACTAAAGATGTTTGTTCTTCGTTCTTATTATTTTTACGAGTATCTGTATAACCACCTTTTTTAACACCAAACCCAGAAATTATAAAAAATTCATCAGGTTTGTTAACATAATCATAGCCATTCAAACTATCATTAACTATATCATTCCATTGATAATTAATATAATCTGATTTGTTGGCATTTCTTAAAAATCTCCCACTTTGGTCTAAACACCATATTTTATTTGTACTATCTACGATTTTATCTATTTCTAAATAATTTTCTTCAAAAGGTTGTTTATTACTTATTACCATTTCATAATTATTTGGGTCTGGTGTAAAACATCCTTCCAGTATTTTATTTCTATGGCAACCAGGATTATAAGAATCGCAATAATCAAAATTACCATGTATATCTGTATAACACCAACTACCATTAATATCATTTGTAGGATTTTTACACTTATTACTATCGCCAAATTCTTTAAATTGGACAGCATCTTTCCATTTGATACATTGAAGACCAGTATTTGTAGGAGTTAAAGATTCTGTGTAGAAATTTTCTAAAATAAGACTATGTTTTCTTATTAAAAAAAATGTTACTATAATTATTAATCCTAATAAAAATATTTTAAACTTAATGTTCATAATTATAGTATATAAAGAAAAAAAAAAGAAAATTAATTCATATTAAAGTCATCGCATAATTTTATATTCTTAATACCTTCCCACCTCTGTTTATTTGAATTAAGACATTCTTTAACTCCTATAGAATTTCCATTTAATGTTAAACATTGACTTTTATGTAAAATGGGATTTAAAACATTAAATGGATAAGTAATATTATCGTATTCTCCTACTTGTTCAGATTCACTATTAGATGAAACAATATTATTATATTTATTCATATTTTCAACCATATTCATTTTAAAATATTGAGACTTTTTATTATCACATTCCTTAATTGATATATCCCCCTTTTTATCATAATCTAGACATTGGTCATTAACTAAAATATTATAAATATCATTTTTCATATTTTTTACTGAAATAATATTACCACCTCCATACGATTTTATACTATTATAAGAATCCATATCATTTAAATATTTTTTGTTTTGTAATTTTTCTAATTTCTTTACTTTTTCAGTAATTCTGGAGAGTTTTTCATTTTGTTTAGATTCTATTTCTATATAGTCTATATCCATTTCTTCCTGTGTTTTTTCTATTTGTTTTATAGCATCATTCGTTTGTGAATTTATTTTATTGTAATCTATATTTTTTATTTTTTCGTCTATGTTATCAACAAAACTATTAACTAAACCATCCGCTTTGGTAACAACACTATGTATTTTATGATAACTATCTAATACATTTTTCTTACTGTCGTCGCTAAGTATGGAATATTCGTCATATCTTCCCTCATTTTCTTTATTTAATGGACTACCAAAATTCAAACCAAAGTTTACTCTTCCACCAGAAGTATGTTTATGTAAATCTAAATCTAAATCTATTTCTCCTTCAAAATTTTCTAATGTAGGTTTCATTATATTAATATTAGAAAAACTTTCTGGTAATATATAACTTGGAAACCTATAGGATGTGGCATTAATTTCCAGTAAGTTATTTATATCATCTATGCTACCATCTTTTATTTTATCTACTAAATTTAGAATAATTTCAATAACTTTATTATATTTTGTTTCATTTTTATTCTTACTCTTGGAACTTAAACTTATATTTTTAAGAATTTGTATTAATTCTGGAGTTAAACTATCATAATTTTTAGCTTCTATAATATTTTTAAAATTATTTTTTATTAAAATTATAACATCTTTTACTATATTTGTGAATTCAGGATTACTATCTGGTTTTACTTCTACAACTTCTTCTTTAACTACTTCTACTACTTTTTTTTTTTTTGCTATTGGCTCTGGTGATGGAGGTAATCCAGGTTCTATTTTAGGTTCGACTGTAAAATCGCCTGTATAAGTATATGTATATAAGTCTGGTGTTTTTCCAATTAGGTCATCCTTTATATTAGTATCATAATCTACATCATATCCATTTATTTTTTCTAAAAGTGTTTCCTTTAAATATTCTTCTATCTTATTTTTATTACTTTTTAAATCATAATAAATTGTTTTTATATATATTGTATCCTTTGTATCTTTTATAAATTCTTTTAAGCTTTTTTCAGTTATATCTATTTGTTTTATAACTTTATCTATGTCATACTTGTTTAAATATAATTTTTTTAACGAAGTTATATCTAAATAAGACTTAGAATTAGAATTATACATATCTATCAAAATTTTAACTATTAAAATAATTGCTGCGTCTTTTTGTTTATCATATGAATATGAAAATATTTTATTATCATCATAACCATAACCTGTTAATGGAAATAATATTGCTAAACGCTCTTCTTTTAATTTATTAGTATTAATTTTATAATAGGATACTGATTTTGTTTCATCTCCTTTTATCCATTCGATACTCTTATTTATTACTATGTTGTTATCTTTTAACTCTTGTCTAAAATTATATTTCATTTCAAATGTGGGTATGTTTTCCGATTCATCACTACTTTCGACTAAAATTTTTAATTTGTATTTCCCTGGAGAAATAAATAATTTAGTTTGAACTACACCATCATATATACTTTTATCATATTTTTTACTCTTATCAATTCTATCAAAATCTTCGAAAGCAAATTTATATGTATCTTTATCTTTATAGTCACCTAATATGTCTTTTTTATTTATTATGTCTTCGACTAAACTATTTAAAGTATTAGTGTCGCCAGACATTCTATCTTCTTTTAGTTTTTTTCCAATTACTTCTTGTTGTTCATAAAAAATATAATTAGATGACAATTTTTTATTATTAGAATCCAATATTTCATAACTTATTCTTAATTTGGGTTTAAAGGAGAAAGTCGTTGTAAGTATAACATTCGGTTCATATTTTTGTATAAAACAGTTAGAATAATAGTTATCTATATCTCTGAATTTTAAATAATGACTTTCTATTTTTAAATTATCACTTATGTTAAAAGAACCTATAAAAGAATTTATACCATCACCCCTATTTTTAAAACCCAATTCATTTATAGACGTAGAAGTTGTTTCATCTATTTGTTTTAAATCATATAAATGTAATTTATATATATCTTCTAAATCTGTAAAGTCTTCATGTATTATATTATTTTCATGTATTAGATTATTTTCATATTTTATCCTAATTAAATAAATAAGAATTATTACCAATAGTATAATTATAATAATTTTCATAATTATACTATATTTAGAAAATAAAAAATAATTATAAAATAGCGATTATTTCGCCTTACAATTATCATTTTGATAGAAATGAGAAGTAGCGATTATTTCGCCTTACAATTATCATTTTGATAGAAATGAGAAGTAGCGATTATTTCGCCTTACAATTATCATTTTGATAGAAATGAGAAGTATATCTAATACTTTCATCATCATTACATGGTTTAATTTGAATTGTTCTATCTTTCATATAAACACATTTAGTTGATTTATTGGGTTTAAGAACAGTAAATGGATAATTAACTTTTTGTCCTTTTGAAAGTTTGCTATTCCTATTCATTAAAAGTAAATTATTATATTCATCATCATTCTCTATAGTATCCAAATCAAAATACTGTTTTTTATCAAATACATTACATGGTATATATTTATATTCACTATTCTTATCAACCGCTAAACACCCTCGGTTTAATCCAACCATAAATTTATTATTTTTTAATTTTTTAACTGATAATTCCGTGCCATCTTTTTGAGATGTTAATCTTTTAATATTAGTATTTTGGACTTTCTTTAATTTACCTTGAATTTTTTCTAATTCTGCTATTTTTTCATTAACTCTATCTATTTGTTCATTTTGTTCTTTTTGTTTTCCATCAAAAACTATTTTTTCAGATTCACCACCTTTTTTAAGTTGATCTTGTAAATTTTCATCAAAAGCATCATTACTCGTTTTAGTTTGTAAATTGTCTAGATTTCCAGCAATACATTGAGATTCCGCTTCTATATGAGAGTGGGCTTTATCCATTTCATTCTGCATTTTTATTTTATTTGCGGCTAAAAGTTGATAATAGGTTTTAATTAATTCTGGTTGGTCTTGTGTTAAATTTTCCTTAAATCTTTGTGTTTCTGGGTCAAAAAGATGACTATGATAATCATCGAACCCTTTGGGTCTATAAGTATGTATTGAATCGATTGATTTTTCTATAACTACTTGTTTATCTGTTCTATATGTTGAAACACTAAATTCATATTCATTACCAGGTGTAAGTTTATTAGTTGGAAAATCAAATGATGTTTTTTCAAAATTTATTTGTTCATCTATTAGACTAAATCTATCATTTGATACTTTAGGTTTAATATTAATTAAAAATGCGAATCTAAAATTATTGATTGTATCATTTCCTGCATTATCTTTGGGTTTAGTCCAAGATATTCTATTAATTGTATCATCGTCGGCAACTTCTTCCCAAGTAACATCTTCCACTTTAAAACTAAGTATTTCTTTTTCTGGTGCCGGTGGAGGTATTGTTAGTTTTTTTATATCGTTATAAAAATTTTTAACATCATCTACCGCTATAAATTCCTTATCTTCTATTTGTTTTATTCTATCTGATAAATAAACATTCCAATCATTTGTATCAAGTGTTGTTAGACTATTACCTGCCGTTACAAAATTATGCCTATAAAATAATCCAGTAGGTTGAAGCAAACTTACTTCATCATTCGATACAAAAACATTTTCCATACTTACAAATAATTTTTTATCATACATTATTTCATAATCAATTGTAAATGAATCCTTTAAATCAAAATAAATTGTATAATTAGTAGATGGTGTTGGTGAAGGAGTTGGTTCAGGCGAAGGAGCGAATTCTGTAGTAACTGCTTCTTCTAATTCATACTCTTTATCATTTAATTTGAATATTAATTTTGGGGAGTTATTACTATCTTTTACATTTAACTCGAATTCCAATTTAATCCTACCAGGTTGAATTTTGTTTCTTTTATTATCAATTCTTAATGTCCCTTTAAGATTTTTTGTATAATAATTTCCATTAATTTGTAATTGTTCTTTATCATACACTTTATCAATTTGTAATTTTATTTCTATATTTTCTCCTTTACCATAGTTTGAAAAATCAGGAGGTAATATTCTTAATTCATACAATTTAACATTATTTGAATTGGAACTAATTTCTTTTGGTTCATATAATTTTATACCTTTTAAATCGGCAAAAAATATATCGGTAACTTTATCAAGATTAGTTCCTTGTATAAGTAAATGCCTATTAGGAAATCTTTTATTATTATTTTCTTTTATTACATCTATTTTAGTAATATATGTTTTTCCATCATCTTTTATTTTACTAAAGTCTATAAGTTGTCCTTCGTCAGATGAAAAAAAATGTTCTCTTACCATAGGTTCGTTTACCATAGGTTCTCTTACCATAGGTTCGTTTACCATAGGTTCTCTTACCATAGGTTCGTTTACCATAGGTTCTCTTACCACAGGTTCGTTTACCATAGGTTCTCTTACCACAGGTTCTTCTATTAATGTTTTTTTTAAATTTAATGTAATAATAATGACAACTAATATAAAAAGTATTAAAAGTAAAAAATATATATTACTACTCATTATTATATAAAAAGAAAATAAAAAATTAATCGCGAATTCGTTTATATTATTCAAAAAAATAGTTATTCGTTTATATTATCCAAAAAAACCCTTTCTCTTTTTTTATACATCATTGGGTTTTTATGTGGATATTGGTCCATATTTTTAATCATATTATTTGAAAGTTTCCCATAAGGTCCATCTAAACCTTTTTCCTCGTAGAAAGTAGGACTGGGAGACAAAGTTTCAGTAGGTGCGAATATAGGTGCTTCTACTTGAATTTCTCTTATATTACCAACATTAATATTAATTCGGGTACCTAAAAGATATAAAATTATAATTAGAAACATAATCATAGTGAATTGTATTACAGATTTAGGATTCATTTAATTTTTACATAGATTTTTTTTTTAAACTACTTCTTCTGTTATAATAAAATTATTTATTTCTTTTAATTTATCTTTTAAACTTACCGATAATCCTATATCTAAAGATTTTAATTTAGTGGTATTAAATTCGTATAGTTCTTTTCCATCTTGTATATTGGAATTTAAAATACCATTTAATACAAAAATATTTAATGGATTATCAAAGTTTAAATATCCAAAATTGGTTAAAGTATAGTCTAATAGTCTTTTATTAACTACTTTAATCTGTTTATTTATTTTTTTAGTTTTTTTTTCTTTATTATCGGGGTTTCCAAGTTTGCTAAGTTTTAAAAATGTAGCTTCTTTTTTTAATTTACTTAATTTAATTTCTTTATTTGTAATAGATTTATAAATACTCTTTTTAGTTTTATTAATTTTGTTCTTGTATTTTAAAATATTATTGAAAATTTGAATTAATTCTTTTTCATTGGTTTTAATTTTTATATTATCTTGAGTTTCATGTAGTTCTGTTATGTCTATAATTCCTATTTTTTCACTTAATAGAAGAGATTTGGTTTCTCTCATAATATTAGTATTTTTTATGGTATTTATTTGAAAATCGCAAAAAATCAATAAATCTTTACATTTATCTATAAAATTTAAATTTGCGAAATATTCAGATATAATATTACTATGAGTTTGTATTAATAATTTTAAATTTCGTTCTCTATTCTTAAATCTTTTATTGAAAAATATTTTATCTTTTTTTAATTTAATTTTACTTAAATTTTCATAATAGAATTTCAACTGTTTTTTACCAGATTCCAACTCCTTATTTAATTTTAGATTTTCTTGTTTATAATTTTTATTTACTAAAATAAATGATTCTTTTAATCTAGCTATATCCAAGTAAATTCCTTGTAATAATTTTATTAAATCAAGTTTTTTAATAGAAGGTATATTTAAAGATAAAAAAATAGCGATATCATATTCATTTTTTATAAAATCTATCTCATCTATAATCTTACTTTTAAATCCATCAAATATTGCCGATTTATTTCTAGTAAATGATTCTATTGATAATTTTTTTTTATTTATTTTTTTACCATATTCTATAAATACTTGCGTCGCATCTAATTGTTTTTGTAATTTTTTTAATTCTATAACAAGTTTAGAATATTGTGTTTCATTCGTTGTTTTTGCCTTATACGTATCTCTTTTAATGGTAAGATTCTTTAAAATAAGTTTTTCTTTATCTAAATCTATATCTTTGGCTTTAAAATCTTGTATATCTTGTTTAACTTTATCTAGTTTCATTTCTTGTATAACAATTTCTGTTAATATTTTATCATATGAATCTTTAAACTTTTTTATTTTGGGGTCTTCCGTTAATTTATTTATTTTTGCTTCTACTCCTTCATACAAATCTAGAAGTTTTTTTGTTTCATAATAAGTTCCAATCTCAATAGTATTTCTCATAAAAGAATTTTTTGATAAAAGAGACATATTTTTAAAAAATTTTTCTTTATTCTTTTGAAAAGTATTATTCATTTTTTCAAATAATTCAAATTCTAAAGTTTTTACTACTTCAACATTTCCTTCTATTTTATTTTTCATACTTCTATAAATATTTAAATGCTCGTCTTTTAAATTACTCTTTTGTTTTATCCTATATTGGGAACGTTTTCGCATCATTTGTTGTAGAGGTTCATTAAATTCTATCATTCTTGATTTAAATTTAGTGTTAAATTTATCTAATTGTAAAGATAAATCACTATCGTTAAAAATTTCATTTCTCATAGTTATACTCTTTTTACCACCGCCCGCCAAAGAATTCTCTTCCAAACTTTCCAGCTCTCTTTTTTTCTTTTCATCTTCTATTATTGTTGATATGTCTGGTGTAGTGTTTTTATTTAATGAAAACATATTTTCACCAATATTTTTCTTCATTTGTGTATGTAAATAGTCTTCTTTTTTTTCGTTAAAAGTCTTATTTGTTGACCTATTACCAAACTCTTTCAAATTGTTTTTTTTTGTGTTTTTATTTTTTTTTGTTTTTACATTAAAAGAATATTGACCATCGGTCTCATACATAAATTTTTCTTTTCTTTCTTTAATACCTTTTCGTCCTTTCCCTATAATTAATTCATTTTTTCGTGTTTTTAAACATTCTGCTTTTTCTTTTGTATTTGTTATACTATCACAATCGCTTGGTTTAAATATTTCTTTAGCGTGTCCAAGTCCTGTTAGTATTGTAGTTAAATCACCACTACCTTTTGGTAACAAAAGACTTCCTAAAGTTGTTAAAGCGGATGTTGTTTTTGGAGAAATCAATGTGCTGAACATAGTCTCATTCATTTTGTTATATTGTTCATCCAATTTTTCATCCGCAATAGCTTCTATTTCTTCTTGTGCGTTATAGTGAATTAGATATGCTGACGCCGTTGTGTCTAGAATTTGCTGTAATTCGTCTAAAGGGTCTATTAATGGTTTTACTTCTTTTACATAATCTAATTGACCTGCTACAGATTTTAATTTTGCTGCTGATTCTGCTTCTGCGGCTGCTTTTGTTGCTGTTGTAGTTGCTTTTTCTGCTGCTGCTGTTACTTCTGCTGCTGCTTTTTTTGCTTTTTCTGCTGCTACTGCTGCTACTTTTGCTTCTACTGCTACTTCTGCTGCTACTTTTGCTTCTGCTGTTGCTACTCTTGCTTCACGTGCTTTCTTAGCTTCTGATACAGCTTTCTTAGCTGCTTTATTAGCTTCTGATACTGCATTCTTAGCTTCTGATACTGCTTTCTTAGATGTTGCTACTGCTTCCTTAGCTGTTTTTGTTCCTTCTGATGTTGCTTTCTTAGATGTTGCTATTGCTTCCTTAGATTTTGCTGCTGCTACTGCTTTCTTAGTTTCTGCTACTTTTACTGTTGCATTCGTAACTTTTTCTGTTGCTTGCGTAGCTTTTACTGTTGCTATTGCTTCCTTAGATTGTGCTGCTTCTAATGCTTTCTTAGTTTCTGCTACTTTTACTGTTGCCTGCTCAGCTTTTACTGTTGCCTGCTCAGCTTTTACTGTTGCCTGCTTAGCTTTTGCTGTTGCTTTCTTAGCTTTTACTGCTGCTTCTGATGCTTTTGATGATGCGGCAAGTGCTTTTGCCTCTTCTGCTTTCTTTGCTAAGTCAGATGAGGCATATAGTTTAAAATGTTTTTCCAAATAAGATGCCTCATCTAGTCCAAAAGAACCAGATTTCATCATTTCTAATTGTTTTGTAGCAACATTAATTTGGTTTGATAAAAAATCATCTACTTTTCCTCCTTTTAATTTTTGACTATATTTAAAAATTTCATCTGCTTCTATTTTAGAAAAATTCATTTTACCGCCCGGTCTAATCATAGTTTTAAACTTTTCTTTTCCAAAAAAATTTTTTAAATTTTTATATGCGGGTGTTCCTGCTACTATTTCAGCAGAACCACCTTTAGCAATATTTGCCAAATTCATAAATTCTTCAGCATCTTCAAAATTTTGAGCAACTGTATCGTATTGATCGGTACCTTTGCCTGTTTTTACTGCCTCTGCCGTCTCTGCCGCAGCCTTTACTGCGTCATCTGCCGCTTTCTTTGCTAGAAGATCACCCTTTACAGAAAAATTACCATTTCTTTTTCCCAATTTTATAATAGATTCTAATTCAGGAGATTCTTTTACAATTTTGTTAAATGTTAATAATTCTTTGGGTGTTAACTTTAACTTTTTACCTAAAATTTCATCTAAAGGTTTTATTTTAAGTGTAGCATATTCCTGAATTTTTGTTAATTGAAGTTTATCTGCCGAATTTAATGGTTCTTTATTATTTATTTTTTTTAGCAAATCATCTATACCTTTATCTAAATATTTTTTAGCATTTATGGTTTTAAGATTTTTTTGTTTTGTGGCTGCTTTTTGAACTATATCAGTTAATTTTTCATTTTCTTTCGTCCATTTTTTTAAATTTGCTAGTATTTCTTTTTGTTGTTTTGCATTAGGATTATTTTTTAGATTTTTAGAAGCTTTACTAATATTAGTTTGAAGTTGTGTTATAGTTTCTTGTTGTTTTTTTAGTTTATCTATCTTTACTTGGTGTGCCTTTTTCATAGCAGCACCACTTCGTTGTCCCATTTTTCCAGTACCACCGAATCTTTGTATAATTTTTCTTACTGTAGAAAAAGTGGATAGACCATCCATTATAGGTGAAAAAAGAGGAAGTGCCGACATAACCGCGCAAACTGTGCTACCCTCAAAAACACAAATTACTGTAGATAATACATCGAATGGATTGTAATCCATATCTTCACCAAAGAATTCAGGAGGTAAAAGACCACCCATCATTGCTACAAAACTAATATTCGCCAAATACTCCTTCATTCTTTTTTCTTTAGATCTTGCTAATACAGTATCTTCTATTTGAATTTCATTAAATGTATCTATTAATTCCATTAATATCGCTTTTTTTTCTGGTTTAAAATCCGTTTCGTTAAAATGTTTTTTAAAAGCTTTTATATGTTTTTTAGTACAATTTACTGGTTTTTCTATTTTTGCTTGTTTTTCTTGTTTTTTTTTAATTTCAGTTTGTAAGTAATAATTAAAACATACATCCATAGATTCGTCATTTTTTAGTTTTTGTATGTATTTTTTTTTAGCAGTATCTTCATCAGTATCTTCAGTATCTTCAGCAGTAGTTTTTTTTTTTTCTTCTTTATAAATAATATCGCAAATGCGTCCTTTAATTTTATTTCTTTTATCACCATTAAGAAAAGCAAAAATATCATATTTCGCTATATCTGCTGGACCACCACCTTTTTGAGATATTTTACTCATATTAGTTTGTATATTTTTACTCATATTAGTTTGTATATTTTTACTCATATTAGTTTGTATATTTTTACTAAATTGTCGTTTATTTTGTTTGGCATTTGTTAATAATAAATCTAACGTTTCTAAAATTAAATGTAGTTCGTGTTCATTAAGAACTTTTTGTAATTCTAAAACTTCACTATTATTTTTAACATTATTAATAGATTCTAAATAATGGTCATTATTTAATATATTAATATAACTCGTTATCTTATTATGAAAATTATTTATTGAAAAATTCAAAAATTCAGGATTATGATCTATATTATATAAATCTAACACATTTCCAACAAATTTATTAATATTATCTGTTTTACTAAAATTAATTTTTTTCTTTGGTGTTTCCATAAATTCTCTAGGTTTGAAAGAATTCCCAATAGTATATATAAAATCCTTTTTTCTCATTTTTTTAGTTTTTAATTGGTAATATTGAGGCATAGGATAATATATAGGATTCTGTATTATAGGATTCTGTATAGGATTCCTTAGAGGAATCTGTATAGGTTTCTTTATAACACTTTTTTTTTTTTTAGTTTTACCCATATTTATATCTAATATAATACAATAAAAAAATTTGAAAAAATAAAATTGATTTAAAATTATAACATAATTTTTAATATTAAGAAATGTCTAAATCTAATAATCAAACAAGTACTAAACCTATTAATGATAAATCCAGTAGTCAACAAATTAAGAAATATACTCATTTGGAGCATGTTCTTAAAATTCCTGATACATATGTAGGTTCTACTGAAAGCACTGATGAGGAACATTATATTCTAAATGAGGATGGTACAAAAATGGAGAAAAAGACAATTAATTATACACCTGGAGAATATAAGATTTTTGATGAAATTATGGTTAATGCCCTAGACCATTATGTAAGAATCAAAGAGAAAAATAGTCAAGGGTTTGATTTTGCTCCTATTAAAAATATCAAGGTATCATTTTCCAAAGAAGAAGGATATATTTCTATTCTTAATGATGGTGAGGGTATCCCAGTGGAACTACACGATTCTGAAAAAATTTATATTCCAGAACTTATTTTCGGTCATCTACTTACTTCTGGAAACTATGATAAAAAGCAAAAGCATACTGGGGGGAAGAATGGTTATGGTGGGAAATTAACTAATATCTTCTCAAAAGAATTTATTATAGAAACTATCGACCATAATCATGGGTTAAAGTACGTCCAAAGATTTTATAATAATATGGCGGATAAGGATAAACCAACCATTACTAAGAATAAGGGGAAACCATATACCAAGATTACTTATTATCCAGATTTTGAAAGATTTGGTCATAAAAAATTGGAAGATGATATTATTAAGTTAATTACTAAAAGGACATATGATGCGGCGGCCGTCACGGACCCTAGTGTAAATATATTTTTAAATGATACGAAATTAGATTTTAAATCATTTGAAAAGTATACCGAATTGTATTTCGGTAGTAAAGAAGAAGTGCCTAGGATTTATCAGGAATATGGTTCTAGATGGGCAATATGTGTCGCTATAAATCCTAGTCAGCAATTCGAGCAAGTTTCATTTGTTAATGGTATTACTACTCATCAAGGTGGGAAACACGTAGAACATATTACGAATCAAATCTGTAAGAAGTTGGCGGATTATATTGAGAAGAAGAAAAAGATTAAAGTGAAACAGGCACATATCAAAGAGAATATCTTTGTTTGTATTAGATGTGTGATAGATGACCCTAGTTTTAATAGTCAAATTAAGGAATTCCTTACGACACCTCCTTCTAAATTCGGTTCAAAATGTGAGATAGATGATAAATTTATTGATAAGTTGGCGAAAATGGGATTGATGGACACCGCCATTAATCTAAGTAATTTTAAGGAGAATAAAGATTTAAAGAAAACAGATGGTAGGAAGAGCACGACTATTCGCGGAATTCCCAAGTTAGATGATGCCAATTGGGCAGGTGGTCCTAAATCAGACCAATGTACTTTAATTCTAACAGAGGGAGATTCGGCAAAGTCTTTGGCGATTTCCGGTTTAGAAATTATTGGAAGGGATAAATATGGGGTATTCCCTCTTAGAGGGAAAGTTCTAAATGTTAAAGGGGAAGATAAGAATATTGCGAAGAAAATCGCAGAAAATACCGAAATTACTAATCTCAAAAAGATTATGGGACTTCAAAGTGATAAAAAATATAAATCTACGAAAGATTTAAGATATGGTTCTGTAATGTTGATGACGGATCAAGATGAAGATGGGTCACATATTAAAGGATTATTGTTTAATCTATTTCAATCACTTTGGCCCGAATTATTTATGATGGATGGATTTAATAAATCTATGTTAACTCCTATTGTGAAAGCATCCAAAGGTAAAAACGTTATTTCGTTCTATAGTTTGAGCGATTATGAAAAATGGAAAGATACAAATAAAGGGTGGGTTATCAAATACTATAAAGGACTTGGGACCAGTACTCCTAAAGAGGCGAAAGAGTATTTTAAAGAAATGAAAATTGTAAATTATATATTTGATAAGGAAACTAGTGATGAATCGATTGAATTGGCATTTAATAAAAAGAGAGCGAATGATAGGAAAATTTGGTTAAGTAAACATAATAGAACAAAAGTATTGGATTTTAGTAATACGGATGTTACTCATAAAGAATTTGTGGATTTAGAATTAATTCATTTCTCTGATTCAGATAATAAAAGGTCTATTCCGTCGGTAGTTGATGGTTTGAAGAAATCGCAGAGAAAGATTTTATTCTGTGGATTTAAAAAAAAATTAGATAAAGAAATTAGAGTCGCCCAATTTGCTGGATATGTTTCTGAACACGGTGGATATCATCATGGCGAAGCAAGTCTTCAAGGGGCGATTATTAGTATGGCTCAGGATTTCGTAGGTTCTAATAACATTCCTATTTATTTTCCTGGAGGGCAATTTGGTTCTAGAATTATGGGAGGTAGTGATTCGGCACAACCCAGGTATATTCATACTAAACTTCCAGACTTAACATATAAACTCTTTAACAAAGAGGATAGTAATGTATTGGAATATATGGATGATGATGGTTTCCCAGTAGAACCTGTAACATATGTGCCGATTCTTCCTATGATTTTGGTAAATGGTGCCGAAGGTATTGGGACAGGTTGGAGTACAAATATTCCTTCTTATAATCCAGAAGATATTATTAAAAATATTAGATTGAAGTTGAATGGTAAAGAAATGACGAATATGATTCCTTGGTATAGGGGATTTAAGGGAACTATTGAGAAATTAAATGAAAAAAGTTATTTAACTAGGGGTATATATCATATTGAAGGAGATTCTAAAGCGATTATTACAGAATTGCCAGTAAAAAGTTGGACGGATAAGTATAAAGAAAGTTTAGAAAATATGATTATTGAAACTGGTAAAGATAGTAAAAAGACGCAATTTTTGAGAAATTATAATTCATATTGTTCTGATACAAAGATTCACTTTGAATTAATTTTCCCAAAAGAAAAGTTGATTAGTTTAACAGATAATCTAGAACAAAATGATGATGGCCAAAACAAATTTGAGAAATCATTAAAATTAACTAGTAAAATTAATACTTCAAATATGGTATTATATGATAGTAATGGATTTCTAAAAAGATATAACTCACCATTAGAAATTATTGATGAATACTTTATTGTTAGGATGGAATATTACCATAAGAGGAAAGCGTATCAATTAAAATCTTTGGAAGCAGAATTAACTATTGTTAATGCCCGTGTTAAGTTTATTGAAGAATTTATTAATGGAACTATTAAAATTAGCAATATGAATAAAAAAGATATTCTAGAACAATTAGAAACAAAGAAATACCATATGGTTGATGAAAGTTTTGATTACCTAATTAAAATGCCTATATATAATCTTACTAAAGAAAAGATTGAAGAATTAAAGAAGAATAGAGATATTAAGGCTGAAGATTATACAAACCTAAAAGATATGGATGTCAAAGATATTTATTTGAATGAATTAAAAGATTTTGAAAAATGTTATAAAGAATTTCTTAAACAAAAAGAACTGGAACAATATTCTGATGAATCTCTGGGAAAGAAGAAGGTTATTAAAAAGAAAAAGTAATAAATAATATAAAAAGTAATTAAAAAGAAAATTAATTATAATATAAAAAGTAATAAATATAATATAAAAAGTAATAAATATTAAAGTAATAAATATTAAAGTAATAAATATTAAAGTAATAAATATACTATAAATATACTATAAATATAAATGGAAAGACTAGATTATAATTTGTTATATAGAAATTCAAGAAATGAAGATAGTAGTGAATATGAAAGTGAATGCGAAGAAAGTGAATATGAAGAAAGTATAAATGATAAACAAAATTTGAAATATGGTAAAACTATTTTTAATTTTTTTATTGATAGTTGCGACAGAAATTGGTTTACAACTATTAAACAAAGGGAATGTTTCGATACAGAAGGTAAAATTTCAATAAAAGAAGATAACATTAGTGGTATAGAACTAGATACATTTGATTTTAAAGTAAAGTTCGGTGCGGCATCTAATTCTATAGAGACTATTTCATTATTTAATCCTGTTAGCAAAAAAAAAGAATTAGTTTCACAAAAATTTTATGAAATGGAATCATTGGCATTTAATATTAATATTAGAAATATAGAAAGTATTAAGGTTCAATCTGTCCTTCTACCCAAAAGATTTATATATTTAGGAGAAGCAAGTTATTGTGATATTTTAGATTATAGATATTTATTGGTTTGTATAGAAGAAATTTCAAATACTTATTATGGAACTAATCCAGATATTAATAGTGCCATAGCAATAGTTTATCCATTATCTACAGTATATCCTAATAATATTTTAAAACAAGTTGAATTTATAGATAAAGGGTATGTTAGTAAAAAATTTACACCCAATCCACTAAATTCTATTGATAATTTAAGATTTACTATTAAAGATCCTGACGGTAATGTTTTAAATTTCAAAGATGATATATTACATATAACCAATTTGGAATTTCCAGTAGAAGGTGATTTTAAGAATAAATTTATTAAAATTACAACTAAAGAATTTTTTAATAACGAATATAAAAATGGTGATATTATAAAAATTAAAAATTTAGTTCATTCAAATTTATTATTTCAAAATTTTATAAATAGAAATACGGGACATAAAATTTATATATCAAACGAAAATAAATTTACAGAATTAGGAGAAGTCCTACCAGATACAATACATTTAACAATAGATAATTTACATAATAATTTCCATATATTAGTTCCAGGAGATTATATAAATAATACTTTTACACCAAAAGAATATTTAGTAGCAGAAAATATTGGAACATCTATTTCTGGAGAAAATATTGGAGAAATATTAAATACAAATCTCCAGTTATCTATACTTTTAAAAGTAGAAACTAAAACTATAGAATTCGATAGTTTACAGACACAAATAATTTAATTATAATTAATTATGTAATTTATTGTAAAATAAAATCTTAATTATAATTAAATGAATGGCCGAGTAACTTTTGATGGAACACCTCCAAAGAATTATGAATTATATGAAGGTGAATTAAATAAATATGATTTTAAAAATTCTTTAAAAGGAATCCAAGATAGTGATATTTTAAGTAATGCTTTTTTTAGTAAACGAAATATTAATTGTATTCAAAAACAAATAGAAAAATCCATTTTAGATAAAACTAATTACACTATTGGAAGACAATCAGACCTACAATTACAAATTATTATGAGGTCTATATATTTACAATATAGTAAAAATTTAAATTGTGATTATACTAATCAAATAAAAGATTTAAATAAAAAAGTAACTGATTTTTCTGTAGATAGAATAGTTATAGAAATTTCACAATTTTTAGAATATAGAAAAGAAGTTTCTAAAATACCAACACCTATAAGTTTACCAACCAATTTATCTAATGCTGGTGAAAAGTCATTTTCTTTATTTAAACCCATTTAATTTATGTAACCCATTTAATTTATGTAACCCATTTAATTTATGTAACCCATTTAATTTATGTAACCCATTTAATTTATGTAACCCATTTAATTTATGTAACTATAAAGATTAATATTATTTAAACTATCGCATAATTCATTTTCTTTTTCTTCTAAATTATTTATAACATTTTCTAATTTGGAATTAATATCTTGTTCTAATTTTGTATTTTTATTACGTAATTCATAATTAAAATTTTCTATTCTTGTTATTTTATTATTTAGTGCTTTTATTTTTAATAATAGTTCTTTATTTTCTATTATTTTTACAATTAATAGACTTTCTATTTCTTTATATTTTATATATAAATCTGTTTTGATTTTTTTATTTTCAACATCTTCATTTAATAATTGTTTTCTTTTTTTTTGTCTTTCCATATAAGTTTAAATAATATTTATAAGTTTAAATAATCTTTTTTTTATATTGCTTTTTTTTAATGACTGATACCAGTTTTGAATTAGATAATGAGTTAAAGGAAGTTAATCTTAATATAGGTTTATCTAATATAGGTTTATCTAATATAGGTTTATCTAATATAGGTTTATCTAATATAGGTTTATCTAATATAGGTTTATCTAATATAGGTTTATCTAATATAGGTTTATCTGATATAGGTTTATCTAATATAGGTTTATCTGATATAGGTTTATCTAATATAGGTTTATCTGATATAGGTTTATCTAATATAGATATAACTGAAATATGTTTATCTAATATAAGTTCTCCACCAAAAGGTAATGAATTACTCTTAGAAATGAAAAAAAAAAAAATTCTTAAAAATATTAAAGATTTAAATTTATTTGAACAACAAGAAATATTTAAAATTATTAAAAAATATAATGTTAAATTTTCTGAAAATAGTAATGGTGTTTTTATTAATATGAATAAATTAAATAAAAGAACTATGAATGAAATAGAAAAATTTATAAATTATTGTAATAGTAATAAAAATTTATTTCAAAAAGAAAATAATATTAGGGAAAATTTAAAAGAATTTATAGAAAATAAAATATCACGAGAGAAAAAAGAGAATAATATAGTAGATAAATTATATAACGAAGAAATTATAGAACAAGGTATATCATATTTAACAGATATAGATGGTATAGATGATATAGAAGATAAAGATGATAAAGATGATATAGTTAATATAGATTATTCTAAAAAAACTTTAAATATAAAAGAAAATGTAAAATCATTAAATAATGAATTTGATAAAAAGATAATAGAATATTTAAATATAATTTAAAAATTGAAATAAATAATATATTAAATAAATTGAAATAAATAATATATTAAATAAATTGAAATAAATATGTCATCAATAAACCTCATACAATTGGAAAATTCTATTAATAAAAATAAAGATTTAATAGATTTAAATTTAGAAAAATTAAATGAAGATTTTCTAGTAGATAATTTTAAGAAAGTAAAAAATCTAAAAAATACTGAACTTAGGAAGGAGTTTAATCAATTATGTAAAAATAAAGCCGAATCCAAAACTATAGAAGAAACATCACTTAATCTGGAAAATAAGAAAATATTTTTTTGTAGAGAAAATCAAGTTCGTGATATTCCACCTATTCTTAATCCTATATTCACTAATTTTAAAAAATTATATCTTATGGGTGTGCCTATGAAGAATAGTTTAATTCATGCTATTCATAATATTGTGGAAGTTGATTTTTTGTTAAAAGGTCCAATACAAAAAGAAAAGATTTTAGATGAATTCAGAAATAAAATTGTATTAGAATTAGATACACTTTTCAAGACATATAATTATAAAACTAAAAAATATAAGAAATCAACTATTCGTGATAATTTATTAAGTTCTAAGGTTTTTCTACCCCAAACTATAAATACTGTTGCTGATTATTTTGATATTTGTCTATTAGTTATTGACGCGGATAGTCATTTATATTCTTTAGCAAATGACTATAATCCAAATAAAAAATTTGTAGTAATGATTCGCAAGAATAATACATACCAACCTATTCTTAATACAGAAGGTAATCATTATTTTGAACCAGTAATCTTAGATTTAATAGAAAATGTTCTTAAACCAGAAATTGATATAGATAAAACTTTACATAATGTTTTAGATATGTCTAAGAATAATGGTATTGAAAAACCTAATAATGGTATTGAAAAACCTGATAAGAATAATGGTATTGAAAAACCTGAGAGCAAGGATTTGGGTAAAGAAAAAGATTATAAATTGGTAGATTTACATAAAATAGCTGAAAAATTAGATATATCTATTTATGAAGGAAGTGGAAAGAAAAAAAAATTAAAGAGTGTTTTATATAGTAATATTAAGGAAAAATATTAAATTAAATTATATTTTTTAAAATTGAAACTTTTTATTTTCATTTAAATATATTTATAATAATATATATAAATGAAAATTTCTATTACTAAACAAAATCAAATTAAGGAATACTTGGGGCATTCCTTAACACATACCAATTTAGAATTTGAAACCAGAATTGTTCCTAATTTTAATAGTACTATTACTAGAGAAAATTTCACTGATGTAATTAAACGATTGAAGGGATTTGGTTTTGAAAATATAACACCTATAAATAATGATATATTAGATATAAATATTGAAAGGAACAATATACGGGTTTCTATACACGGAATGGACGCTATTAACGATTATTGTGCCGAAAATGATTTGAATAGAATTAAAAGTAATATCACAATGATGGAAAAAAAAAGATTTTCTCATAAAGGAAAGGAACTAAAAGGTATTGATATTAGAGATTATAATTTTAGAGCGAATTTAAAAGAAGAGCATAATATAAAAATATCTTCAAGAGTTGGTGCAGGAATTTTATCAGGTAATCAAGATGTGGGAAAATTATTTAGATATAAAAAAAGAATAAGTTTTCTTTCAAGTGATAAGATGTTTAGATTTGATTTAACTATGGTTAAATCTTCAACCAAGAAAGAAATAAAAATTAAAACAGCACAAAAGGCAAAGAATGATATAAATAATCATGATAAAAAATTAGTTAAAAAACCTATTAATGAATCCAGAGAATTTAATGATTGGTGGCAATCTTTATCTGGAAATAGTTTAGTTAATTTAAGAGAAGATACTTATTATAAAGCAGTTTACTATAAGAATTTGGAAGATTCAAAAACTTTAGAGAATATTTTAGAATATGAAATAGAAGTTGAACTAGTATCTAATGATTTAAAGAAAAATGTTATATATAAAAATGATATAGATAAAAATGATATAGATATAGATAAAAAGAAAAAGAAAACGGATAAAAATGATATTTATAAGAAATTAATAGAAAATATGGTTATTGTATTACAAGCAATTCAAAAAAATGAATTTGTCACTTCGGAAACGATGATAAAAGATGTTAAGAAACAATTTACAACTTTAACTAAGCTACGAAAAATTAATGAATCCATACCTTTGTCTATAACACTAGATTATGAAAAATCATTAGAATTAGATTATGAAGATTATCCAAATAATGTTAATATTAGAAAGAATTACTGTGTGACTGAAAAGGCAGATGGAGAAAGAAACCTTTTATTAATAAATTCAAAAGGAGAAATACATTTACTAAACAGACAAGGGAATATTAAATTTACTAATTGTAAAACTGATAATTTACAAAATTGTTTATTAGATGGAGAATATATCACTAAAGATAAAGAAGGTAATAACATTAGATTATTTATGATATTTGATATTTATTTTAGTAATGGGCGCGATTTAAGAGAAATTCAATTTATGAGAACTAAACAAAATATTGAAGACGAAATTGGTAATAAATCTAGATTCGAAGAGTTGGAAGATTTGCTTAAAATGATAAATATTAATAAGGGTGAAAGTAAAACGGAATTTATTTTAGAACCAAAAACATTTTTATTGGGAGATGAATTAGATTTTGACGAAAGTAAAGTAGAGTTAGTTAGAAAATTAGAAGAAACCTATAGAACTAACGGGTCCGGTTTAAAAGAATTAAGAAAAACAAAAAAAGATATAAAAATTTTTACGCAAACTAAAAAGATAATGGATAAAATTTCAGAGAGTTCTTATATTTATAAAACCGATGGTTTGATTTTCACACCAGTTAATCTTAAAGTAGGTGAGGGTGAAACCAAAAAAAATAGATATGGTGGCAGATGGAATAGGGTATTTAAATGGAAACCCTCGACAGAGAATAGTATTGATTTGAGGGTTATTTTCTTAAAAGACGAAGAAGGGGAATTAATTGAATGCTATTCTAAGGCGGGATATGACATTAAAAGATATTATAAAACCAGATTATATTGCGGTTATAATCCAAAGGAACATAATGAATTAAATGGATTAAAAGTGGTTAATGAACTAAGTGAATATCCTAATTCATATACTATGATTCCATTCGAACCATTAGATCCATACGTCCATAATACATCATATTGTAATTTAAGTTCTTCACTTAGGTGTGAAAATGGCGATTTAATTAGAGATAATTCTATAGTAGAATTTGTTTATGATAGAAATGAAGAAGAAAATTATAGATGGAAACCATTAAGGGTTAGAGATAATTTAATGCCAAATGCTTTCTCTACGGCACTAAATGTATGGAATACTACTTTTCATCCAATTACTAATCATATGATTACTACCGGAGATGGTATTCCAGATTTATGTAGTAAATATTATTCTGAATTTAAAGATAGAATTTCCCATATGAGCAAAGTCGCTAAATTTCATAATTTAGTTAAGAAATATTTAATTCAATCCATTGCTAAAGAAAATGACACATTATTGGATTTCGGTACCGGTGAAGGTGGTGATTTATTAAAATGGGTTGGTGCCAAATTGGGTATGGTTGTAGGTATTGAAAATAATAGTAGTAATATTAGTAACGTTACTAAAGGAGCATGTAAAAGGATATTAAATGAAAGGGAAAAACAACCCAAAAACGAATTACTTAAAAATATATATATTATATGGGGAGATGCTTCCAAAAACTTAAAGACCAATGAGTCAGGTAATGACGAACTTAATAAATATTATATGGATGTTTTATGGGGTAATACTATATCTGATAGATTTATTACTAGATATGAATCTGAAAATATGGAAAGAGGTAGGGGAGTGTGTGCTGATGGATTTAATATGGCTACCGCGATGTTTAGTATGCATTATTTCTTTGAAAATGATAAAACACTATTTGGATTTTTACAGAATCTTAGCGATAATTTAAAAGTGGGTAGTCAATTTGTCGCTTGTCTTTTTGATGGGAGTAAAATATTCGATATGCTTAAATCTAAAGATGTCCACGAACAACACGATAAAGATGGTAAATTATGCTGGAGTATTAGAAAAAAGTATAGTAATACTAAATTAAATAATAATAAAGATTCGTTAGGAATGACTATTGGAGTATATGTTAACACATTTCATAAAGAAATTAATGAATATCTTGTAAATCTAGATTATTTGGAAAGTATTCTTCCCAAATTTGGTTTGGCAATGATGGGGAAAACTGAGACATTTAAAAATATATATAATGGATTTTCTAAAAGTGGTCATATCAAAGAAGAATTAAGTAATGAAGGGCAGTTATTTAGTTTCTTAAATGTTGCTATTAAAATTATCAAAAAAGAAAATATTATGTTTGGCGGAGGTAATAAAGATTCCACCGATTTGTTATCAAACTTCATTTCTAACGATTTTACTGAATTAAACGAAGATGAAGAAGATGAAGATGATGCTGAAGATGTTGAAGATATTGAAGATGATGAAGATGTTGCTAACGAAGAAGATATTGCTATTGCTGAAGAAGATATTGCTAACGAAGAAGAAGATATTGCTAACGAAGAAGATATTGCGATAGAGGAAACTAAAGAATTAGATATTTCTATAGATGATACTAAAGAATTAGATATTGCGATAGAGGAAACAGAAGAAGATATAGCGGTTGTTAAAGTTAAAAAAGTTAAAAAAATAATAAAAAAAAAGTCAGAACAAAACGGTGGGTCTAAAGAATTGGATGTTCCTAAATTAGAAATTAAAGAATTAGAATTAAACGATGATTTGGACTTAAATGAAATCGATATATTTGGTTCTAAAGATTTGGACTTAAATGAAACCGATATATTTGGTTCTAAAGATTTAGATGTTCCTAAATTAGAAATGGACCTGAATACTATGGACCTGAATACTATGGACCTGAATACTATGGACAATTTAGAAATTGAAGAATTGGATTTAAATGAAAACAATATAGATTTTGGAAGTAAACCAGATATATTAGATTTAAATATAGATATGGATGAAGGCAAAATAGGTAATTCTAACGTAAAGGTTATTAAAATAAATGCCGATGATAATACATTAAACATGATAAATAAATAATTTAAGAAATAACTTTATAATATAATTTAAGTCGTATGAATAGAACAACAAAATTATTTATTAGAGATGAGGATAAAAAGTATTTAGATATTATTGTTAGTTCTAATCGTCCTAAAATATTGAATAAAAAAGATTATAATAATCTCCAGGAATTAAAAAATAAAATAGATTCCAAAGATTGGGATAAAAATAAAAAATTTAGTAATGATTATGAATTAATACATATACCCAATAAACGAAAAAAATCAGATAGTATAGCTTTATACGAACCATTAAGTAGGTCATATTTTAAAATGGTTGAAATTATTTTTGATTTTAAATTATTTGATAAATGTTTAAATCCAAGTTTTAAATCCGGTCATATCGCGGAAGGTCCTGGTGGTTTTATGGAAGCAACATATAATTTATCTCATAATATAGATAGATTTAACTCATATAAACATTATGGTATTACATTGTTTTCTAATAATAAAGATGTACCTGGATGGACTAAGGCCGCCAATTTTATTAACTCTGATAAGGATATTGTAATTAGTTATGGTGTAGATAATACTGGAAATATTTATAATTCAAAAAATATAGAATATTTTTCTAAATTATGTGGTTTTAATTCGTGTGATTTAGTGACGGCAGATGGTGGATTTGACTTTTCTTTAGATTTTAATAAACAAGAACAATTATCTTATAGATTAATTTTTTGTGAAATAATTTGTGCTTTATCCATACAAAAAAAAGGTGGGAATTTTGTTTGTAAAATATTTGATACATTTATGACTTCTACTGTAAAACTTCTTTTCTTTTTAGGGTGTTTTTATGACGAAGTTTATTTAAATAAACCATTAACTAGTAGACCGGCAAACTCAGAAAAATATATAGTTGCCAAAGGGTTTAAAGGAATAGATTATAATTATTTATTGGTTTTATTTGAACTGGTTGATGTATGGAATAAGAAACCGAATCCAAATGAGATTTATGATATATTATGTATAGATATGCCTGACTATTTTTTAAAATCCATTAATGAATATAATAAATTAAATTCTAAACAACAAATAGATACTATTAATAATACTATAAAAATAATTGAAGATAAAAATAAATTATCTTTTTTAAATACAATTGTGGAAAAACAAATTGTTGAAGCAAAAAAATGGTGTAATAAATATAAAGAAAAAATAAATATAAAAAGTAATTTTATATTAGAATATAGAGAACATAAATTTAAATAAGGCACATAAATTATTTATTCATTTGGGGTTTAACTATATTATCAACTAATTCTTTACCAACTACAATAGATGCTTGATGTTTAGAAATTTTTTTATTTTCTATATCTTTAATCATTTTAAGCATAAATTTTAATCTTCCCATTTCAATAGTTCCTTCAACTACTTTATTAAAAATTGTAGGAAATTTTCCAAACAAATCTTTAAATTCTTCTTTTAGTTTTTCTACATCTTTATTTGAACCCATTTCATCAATCCGTTTTTTTAAAGAATCTACATCATTTTCAATATTTTCGGTGGGTGCGACAGTATTATCATTTAATACTTCTTCTGTTGGATTTTTGTAATCATCTAAATTAATATTTTGACTCATTTATAGATATATTAATATTTAAATATTTAAATAATTAAAAAATAATAATATATTATAGTAATATATAATGAGTAATTTAAATGATGCCTATAAACCATTAGTTAAATCTAATCAAGATAAACTAAATATTCCCGTTGATGTCAACTCTAAAATACCTTTAGAATTAAGATGGCACGACGAAAATACTAAAGCACCCGATCCAGTACCAAATGGAGGACTATTCGGTGGACCACAAGCTATTGGACCTTATGCTTCCATATATGTGACTCCTACCGCCACAAATCTTATTAATAACAATCTTAGAAGTGCTAATCCCCCACCTGGAGCAACTGAACAATATATTGGAACTAATAGAATGGGAAATAATTATATTCCTATGCCTGGTGTATATTGGTATAATGATACCCACCCAGTCAATAAAGGACCTTTTGCTATGAAAGTAGTCCAAAATAAATAACTTTATATATACTAAAAAAATTGATTTTATAAGTATATAATTTGTATATAAAATGACCTACACACCTACACCATTTGTTCCTACACTTTTCGAACCAACTGATTCAACTAATTGGAAACAATTTTTAGAAGAAGAAGGTTATGTAGTCATTAGAAATATACTACCACCAGATGAAAAAAGTGCTAGTTTTGACCTATTTAAGAGAAATTGGACAGAAGTTTCTCCAAATTTTAATTGGGAAGACCAAACTACATGGAATATCCAAAATAGTCCTATGATGTTTGGAAAAGGAATGGCGATTTTTAATGGATTTGGACAATCGGATTTTATGTGGTCTCTTAGAACTAATCCTAATATCTATAAAATATTTCAAGAAATTCACCAAACAGAAGATTTGGTAGTAAGTTTGGATGGTTTCTCTGTATTTCTAAGTGATAAACAAAAATCTAATTCGTGGCTCCATATAGACCAAAATCCTAAAAATACATTATATTCTATACAAGGTTCTTATAACTTTCTACCAGTTGGCGAAAAAGATGCCGGATTTTTAGTAGTTCCAAAATCCCATAAAACTTTTACACCAGATGTTTCCCATAAAAAAGATTGGATTCTAATAGACCAAGAAACTTTTGTTCCACAAGCAGTAAAATTAATAATTCCAGAAAATTGTTTAGTTCTTTGGAATTCTAAGACTATTCACGCCAATAAAGGAATGACTAAGGGGGCTAGTGGTTTTAATAGACTAACGGCATATATAACATATCTTCCTAAATCTTTGAGACCATTAGATGTATTGGAAAAAAGAAAACAGGCATATTTGGATTCTAAAACTACATCCCATTGGGCAAATAAATGCGAACTTAAAAGATATCCATTTGGATTTAAAACGAATTATGAAAAAAAAGGTTTTGGAGATTTAGTAATAGCTAAAGCAGATATACCTATAGGTTCCGCAGATATACCTATAGGTTTCGCAGATATACCTATAGGTTTCGCAGATATACCTATAGGTTCCGCAGATATACCTATAGGTTCCGCAGATATACCAATAGATAGATTGAACTTTATTTAAGAAAAAAATATATAATTAAAATATGGGTATTTGCTATTCAATATTGGATAAAAAAAAACAAAATTTAATTAATCAATGTGAAACTCTAAATCAAAGTATTTTATTTTTGGAAACAATTGAAAATAGAACAAAACAAGAACTAAAATTATTAGAAGACAATAAATATAAAATTTGTAATGGAATTAATAGTATGGAAAAAATTATTAAACATAAAAAAGAAGAATATTTAAAGTATAATGAAAGTATGGAATGTAATATTTGTATGGAAAATAATATAGATTGTGTATTAGTTCCTTGTGGTCACTTATATTGTTCAAAATGTATAGTAGGAATAGATATTTGTCATCAATGTAGAGACAGATATAGTAAAATACAGAAACTTTTTTTTATTTAAATTATATAAAAATTGAATTTAAAAAATAGGCATTGATAAATAAATATGAACTCTATTAAACCGACAATAATAAATGAAAATACAATTAGAGTTCAACAACCTCCTCATATTAAAACAAAATTAAAGGCACATCAACTAGCGATGATTAGAGAAATGATGAATTTGGAAAAACCTGGAATGAAGCAGGTAGAAGTTGAAAATAGCAGGTCTTCCAAGTTTACATATGATACTAAATTTGGTTGTATTTGTGATAAAGTTGGGTCTGGTAAATCATTAACAATTCTAGGTCTTATTTCCACCAATAATTTTCTATCTCCAGGTAAAAATATTACATATAATAAAAGTAAAGTGGTAAGTATATGTGAGGAAAGAACTGATGTTATACCTATTAATATTTTGGTAGTCCCTCACGGTATTATGAATCAATGGATTACTTATTTGGATAATGATACTACCCTTAATTATAGATTGGTAAAAAATAAAAAAACTCTTGAAACTTGTCAAGAAGATATTAATAAATATATGGAAAATCCAGAAGAGAATTATGAATCAATTGATTGTCATTTATATTTAGTTAGTAGCACTTTCTATAGTAAATTTGTTAGTTGTTCTTTATATAATAAAAATATATCAAGACTTTTTGTGGATGAGGTGGATGTAATTAATATCAAATCAGTTCAACCTATAGATGCCGAATTTACCTGGTTTATTTCAGCAAGTAAAAGTATTTTGGAAAAACCATTAGGAGAGATACGATACGAACCATACATATATACTGGTTGGGATGGTAATACTTATAATATTAATCGGAGGGTTATTTTAAATAAGATTCCACATACAGGATATTTTAGAGATATTTTAATGGATCTTTCGGAATCACCTATTATTAATAAGATTTATCTTAAATCAGATGATGAATTTGTAGAGAGTTCTTTCTCTCTACCTGAATTAACCAATATTATAGTTAAATGCAAGAATACCCAAAATCATACAATTCTAAATGGTATAATTGACCAAGATACAATGAGCATGATTAATGCTGGAGATATTAAAGGTGCTATGGATAGTATGGGTTGTAAAATACAAAACGAAGATACTTTAATAGGATTTGTAACGAAAAAATTAGAAATTCAACTTAGAGATAAGAAGACTGAATTTACTTATAAATCACAGATTTCTTATTCATCTGCGCAAGTAAAACAACAATCGCTAGATAATATTCAAAAACAAATTGATGAAATAAATCAAAAGATTGACTGTATTAAAAAGAGAATTCTGGAAAATAACCATTGCGCTATTTGTACTGACGATATTACCAATAAAGTCATTGTGTCTTGTTGTAATAATCCATTCTGTTTCGAATGTATTTCTATTAGTCTTACTCATAAACTAGTGTGCCCTATGTGTAGGGCATCGATTGGAACAAATAATATTATCGCATTAGATAATGATATAAAAGATGAAGAGGATGAAATATTAGAAGAAAATGAAAAACAAGATTATGATAGAGAAAAGATTGAAAACTTTAAATTATACTTTGATAAACTTATAGAACAACCAAATAAAAAATTATTGATTTTCTCAAAATATGAAGCAAGTTTCGGCGATATTAAAAAGTATATTGAATCTAAAAATATTAAATTCTCGGAACTTAAAGGTGCCACCGGGAGAATTACAAACATAGTTAATAAATATAAAAGTTTTGACGAAGACCGTATAGATGTATTGCTACTTAACGCGCAATATTTCGGTAGTGGTTTGAATTTAGAAAATACAAGCGATATCTTCCTTTATCATAATATGGGTGTTCCACTGACTACTCAGGTTATTGGACGAGCTCAACGACCAGGTAGAACAGAACCTTTAACAGTTACAAGATTTTATTATACTAATGAACTTTGATATATTTATTCAAAAGTCCAATTAAAATAATTTATTTCTATAAACTATTTCTTTTGTATAATCATCAAAAAAATCTTGATATTTATTTATATCTTTTATATTATTTTTATTTATAATAACACTTATATCTATTTTATCATTAATATTTAATTTATCAAAAACTTCTTTAATACCTTCGTATAATTGATTAAATTTTATATAATAATCACATATTGGTTTAATATTAATAGTACATCTATGATACCAATCATCATTTATTTTATTTATTAATCCTTTTTTTATCTTCATTTTCCAAATATTCTTTAAAACTTAAATTTTTTTTTATTTCATTTATTTTTAAATCCCAAAAATATCTTGAAACAATTCTATCATAAGGATTTCTTACTACACAAAATTTAAAATACGAATCAAATATATCCGGGAATACTTTTTTTATGTTTTCACATCCAGAATGTACTGGCATTTTTCCTTTAATTAGAGGATGATGGTCTGTAATAAAACCAGTTGATGTATTATACTCCTCATAATTTATATTATTATACATAAATCCATATTCTATTTTTGTCTTAATAAATTATCATTCACGCAATATTTTGTTAATAACCAGCTTAAATATGTTCCCGCCACTTTTACATTTTTAATATAAATAAATTTATATTTGTGAGATATATTAACCATATTAATATTATATTTTTTAATTTTCCAAAATAATTTAATTATTTTTCGTTGATGTAAAAAAAAAAATTATTTCTTAAAGCTTCATAAAATACAGTAGCTTCTTGAAATTTAATATTTTTATAAGTTTTATCAAATATATCTATATTATTATAAAAATAATTAGTAAATTCTTTAATATTATTTAAATTACCTGCTAAATAAGAATCACAAGATTGCCAAACTTTTTTTTTTTTCTTTAATAAATTTATTCTTTTATTATAAAATTGTGTATATAAAATATTATTAATTATTTCATCTGGTAAAAAACAAACAATATTATTATTTTTATGTATATCTAAAATATCTGGTCTTATAGAAATAACTTTAATATAATTTTTATTTGGAATTAAATTTGTTATTTCTTTTTTACCGTACCACCAATTTTTAATACATATAATAGGTAATAAACTTTTTATAATTTTACCATCTATTTTACCATAATGTTTTATTGTGGTGTCATCTAAAATAAGTATTTCTTTAATTAAATAAGATAAATCTTTAAAATAGTTTTTTACAAGAGTTTTTGTTATTATTTTTTTATTTTTTTCTAAATTTCTCCAACTTTTTTTAGCTTCAATTTCAATCCAAGTTTGAAAATAAATTTCTAATTGAAATTCACTTTTAATATTTAGTTCTTTTATAAAATCATATAATCTATCGTCATTAAAACTATCCCTTATATGACCTGTAAAAATTAAACAATACATAGTTATAATTTTATATATATTTAAACTTGTTTAATAAAAAATTATATTTAAACTTGTTTTATATATTAAATAGTAAATATTTATATTAAAAATAATTAAACCATACATTTAAAATCTCAATATCTTTTTGCGTAATTACTTTATTCTTAAGTAAATTATTATAAATTATACGTAATAAATCTTTGATATAAGATTTTGAGATATTTACTTTTTTAAAGTTTTTATGATCCCAAATTTTTTTTTTACATTTTTGTATAATATTTTTATTATAATATAAACAATCATAATCATCGCGCAATAATACTTCTTTTGTTATTAATTCAAAATTTTGAGATTTTAAATAATTATAATCTTCTGAAAATTTTGTAGAATTCTTATATAAACATTCTTTATCATCACTATTTGATTTCATAATTATAAACATAATATTATTAATATATTTCCCAGCAGATTTTAATACATTTAAATCTGTCCCTTGACAATCTATTTTTAATATATGTATTATATCTGTATCAAAATGTGTCTCTATAATAGTATTTAATTTTTTTGTTAAAACTTTTTTATTATCTATAACTGTTGTTATAAATTTTATTGAACTACTTGGAATATAAAAATCAGTTATATTGTTTATATCATCAGTAATTTTTCCAAATTCTTTTAAAGAAGACGTATCTAATGATTCTGTTATATAAAATGTTTTCTCTATATTCTCGTCAATATCTAAAGCGATATCTAGAACTTTATTATATTTATTATAATTTAAATTAGAATTTCTCTTTTTATAATTTTCTATTAAAGGATCTATTCCAATAGAAAATATATTTTTATGGGTTAATAAATTTCTTACATCCCCAATCGCGCACCCCACATCTATAAAATTAATCCGGTCAAACTTTTTAAGAATTTCATTTAAAAAATCTATTATTCTAAATATAGATTTAGATTTAAACTTATTTAATATATCTAATTCTGTTTCACAAATTAAATTATTAATTATAAAGTCTTCTACTAATTTCCAAATACATTTTTTAGGATATGAATTATGTTGAATATTGTTTATTTCTAAATTTTTAAATACAACAACTTCCTTTTTATAAATAGAACATAAAATTATCATTATATATTGAGACATCCACCAATTGTCCGCGTCAAATTTATCAATGTAAGGAAAAATTAATGAACAATTAAATGCTTCATATGAAAATGCATTACATATACCATCATACCAAACTGTTGTTGAACAATTATAATTAGGTAATATTTTATATTCGCCATATCCAACTAAATGTGGATTACCAATATATGGTCTGTATATATTCAACAATTCTTCGAAATTATCAAAATTATTATTATTATTAAATTCAATATCTTCATCTAAAAAAATATAGTAATCGTATTTTTCTTCCATTTTTAAAGCATAATCTCGTAGCTTATTTCTACCAGTAGTCCAAGTTGAATTTGGGAAAAATATGTCTGTATCCTCACTATTATTTTTATAACTTAATAATACATATTTTTTATTATTTATAAATTTTTTATAATTTTCAGGAAGTCTTCCAATTGATTGTATTAAATATAAACATCTCAATTTTGATGAAGTATTATCTTCTATATAATCTAAAATTTTTTCATTATGAATGTACATTTCAAATTCACTTTTAAAATCCTCAATTAAATTATGTTTATTTCTATTTTGAATTACATTTGGTGAGGTATACATCATATAGTTATCCGTTTTTTTTAATATAATATTTGAAATTATTCCTCTCAAAATATCACAATAACGAAATGACACTGAACAAGGGATTAATAATGACATAAATAAGTCTGAATTTACCCAAAATGTATTCTGGGTATTAAAAACACACAGATTATTATTATCAATTATTATAGATTTATTTTGTTCCCATTTAATACTATTTTGATGATTACATATTAGTCTAAAACAAGCATCTACGTCTGGATCATTTTCAACTAAACCATTTATTATTGCTGGTTTTTTATCAAAATCATTAATACTATAATTGGGTTCATTTTTTATTAAAGTTATTGGTAATCCGCGGGGCCAAATATACGCATTATTTGTAAAATATTTAAATATATTTATCCAAATACTACTTTTTTCACTTATAATTTTATTTTTATCTATTTTTAATACATTATCAAAATTATCATAAGGGATATTATCATCATCGGTTTCATAAATTATATTATAACCTTTTTTAATAGCATATAGATAACCTAAATTTTTTCTACAGTAATGATTATAAGGTATCATATCACATAATTCTGGAAATAACATTTTTTGTGATGGAATATCTAAATATATACAATTTAATTCTTTATAATCGTCTGGTGTTTTTTTATCCCCAACAATAATAGTATCGTAATTTTTATTATTTATATGTTTAAATATGGTTTCGTTTGGTTTGTTAATAGTTGTTATTATGACACATCTATCTTTACAAAATATTTCATTTAAATATAACTTGTATTCTGGATTGTGTGTAAATTTTATTGGATGAAGTATCAAATTATGTTGATGATTCAATGAATTATAAATATAATCTCTTTTTAAAATTTTTTTTCTATCTTTTCCCCATAATATTTTACTTAAAAAATATTGATATTTATTAATATCCTTTTCAATATTATTAATAATAGTAGGTATAGCCATTTCTAAAAATATATTATATCTTCCAAATAATTCAAATAAATTAAATAAGTCAGCTGTTAAATATTGTTTTGGTAAATAAAAAAAATCTGAAAATCCACCTGATATTTTGTTGATATTAAATTTTTTAAAATCTTGGTCTTGTAATAATTTTTTAATATTTTTCCTAGAAGAAGTTCCATTTGGTAGAGTTTCCCACCACCACCCGTTTCCATGTTCATCAATATCTTTGAGTGGAAACCAAGTATTATTTTCAGTATTATTATTTTGTAGTTGAGATTTTGGATAAAAAAACAAAATTTTTTTTAAATCAAATAAATTTAAAATATTTAAATTAATAATATTATCATCCATTGTATAAAAAAGTCCATCACAATCTTCTATAAGTGACTTATATTTTTGATAGAAATGTTTGAAAATTCTATGTGTATAGTATCCTTCACCAATATCCATAAAATTTACTTCATATTTATTATTAATTTCAGGGGTATCTGAATAAAAAATTATTTTCTTAAAGTATTTTCCATATAAACTCTTTAAAAATTCTAAGTTATTTAAACAATTACTAAAGTTAAATACAACTATTAAAATAGTATTTTTCATTATATTATATTTATATAAATTTAAAAAAAAAACTTTAATTATTAATAATATGTATTTAATTGTTGGTTGTGGATTAAGTGGTGTAGTGATAGCTCAACAAATCGCTAATAAATTAAATGAAAAAGTTTTAATTATAGAAAAAAGAAACCATATAGGGGGTAATTGTTATGATTATATAGATGAAGAAACCAATATTTTAGTAAATAAGTATGGACCACATTATTTTCATACTAATGATGAAGGAGTTTGGAAATATATACATAAATTTGGAAAATGGGAAAGATATGAAAATAATGTTATAGGATATATAGATGGGAAGTATGTTCCTATTCCTGTAAATATTACTACAGTAAATAAAATATGTAATGAAAATTTACAAACAGAAGAAGATATGAATGAATGGTTAAAAAAAAATCAGATTAAATATGAAAAAATAACTAATGGAGAAGAAATGGCTAAATCTAGAGTAGGGGAAGTACTATATGAAAAAATATTTAAAAACTACACATTTAAACAATGGAATAAATATCCAAGCGAATTTAAACCCGAAGTTTTAGCAAGAATACCCATACGAAATAATCAAGATACTAGATATTTTAATGATAAATATCAAGTTTTACCTAAAGAGGGATATACTAAGTTTTTTGAAAATATTTTAGAACATCCATTAATTAGTGTTAAATTAAATATAGATTATTTCGAATTTAAAAAAAATAATAATTTAGATAAATTTAAAGCTATTATTTATACTGGTCCTATTGATAGTTATTTTGAATCAAATGGTTATGAAAAATTACAATATAGAAGTTTAAAATTTGTTTTTGAAAAACATTTTAATATGAATTATTATCAACCAGGAGGACAAATAAACTATCCTGGATTAGATGAAGAATTTACTAGAATAACCGAATATAAACATTGTTTAAATCAAAAATCAAAACATACCATTATTTCTAAAGAATATGGTTGCGATGACGGAGAACCATATTATCCAGTATTAAATGATAGAAATTTAAATTTATATAAAAAATATCAAATTTTGGCCGAAAAATTAAAAAAAGATAATATTCATTTTATTGGAAGATTGGCTAACTATAAATATTTTAATATGGACCAAGCTATAAGAAATTCATTAGATTATTTTAGTATACACTTTAGTTAATATTAAAGAATACTAAATTTATTTAATTATAGAAATTTATTTAATTATAGAAATTTATTTAATTGATTTATTTTTTTATAAATAATAATTATAAAAAATGCCAGAAGGTCCAGAAGTTAAATCTATGACTATTCAATTAAATAAATATTTAGTAGGTAAAACTTTACATCAAGTTATATTACATTCTGGGAGATACACTAAAAAAAATCCAGATAATTTTACAAAATTTATTGAAATATCCCCTCTTAAAATTATAGAAGTTAGAAATAAGGGTAAATTTATATGGTTTCAATTTGAAAAAAATTGGTCTATGTGGAATACTCTAGGAATGACTGGTGGTTGGAATTTAGAAAAAGGACCACATAATAGATTAGAATTAGTTTTAGGAGATGGTAAAAGCATTTGGTTTAATGATGTTAGGAATTTCGGCACTATTAAATTTTGTGATAATAAAAAAGACTTGGAAGATAAGATACGCAAATTGGGACCAGATATATTAGAAGAAGAATTTACATTTAGTATATTTGAAAATTTAATGACTAAATCTAAAATTAAAGAAAAAACTATTCCAGAAATTTTTATGAACCAAAGTTATTTATCTGGTATAGGAAATTATTTAAAATCAGAAATACTATACGAATCAAAGATAAGTCCTCATAGAAAATTAGAAAGTCTTTCAGTAAAAGATTTAGAGGCTATTTACCATAATATTAAAAAAATATCATTTAATAGTTTTAACGCCGGTGGGGCAACAATAAGAAATTATAGTAATATAGAGAGTGTTAAGGGATTATTCAATTTCCAATTTAAAGTTTATCAACTAAAAAAAGACCTTTTGGGTCATAATGTTATTAAAATAGATACAAAGGATAAGAGAACTACTCATTGGGTTCCAGAAGTTCAAATTTAAAGGTTCATAGTATCATCCAGTCCTTCAATGAACCCTCCTGTATAGGACTTACATATATCCGGTGCTTGTCCAAATGGAGGGACAGTAGCTTGTCCAAATGGAGGGACAGTAGCTTGTCCAAATGGAGTGAGAACCGGTGATAATTCAATAAACTGGTTTAGGATTCTATACTTTTTTTTAATATTAATTATTACAATATTCATCAAGAATAATTTATCAGGACAATTTCCATTAACTGTAATGAAAATTCCATTTCCTAAGGTAGGTTGAGCTGAAATGAAATGTATATTATAAAAAGGGCAACCTCGTAATTGGGATAAATTCATTAGAATTGGGTCAATACCAAAATATTGTTTTTGATTAAATGTTAGACTAGATTTATCGAAATACATTTTTTTTAATCCTTCTTTCATTCCTACAAGATTTGAAAAATATTGCTTCATAAAATCAACGCCATCTTGTCGTGGATCTGTAGTTCTTAATGTACGAAGATTTGACGAATAAACTCCCCGTTCTTCTTTATGCTGGAAATCATTTAATCGTTGTTTTTGTCTAGGATTGTGTGGAGGCGATTCTTCGTCACTAGGAGAATAAGTCATTTGTTGGTCTCCTGAAGTATTCATTTTGTGATTGTATAGAATTTGTGATTGTATAGAATTTGATTGTATAGAATTTTTGATTGTATAGAATTTGTGAGTATATAGAATAGTTTAGTTAAATCAATTTTTTTGTAAAGATATTATAAGAATATGTTAATGTATATAATTCTGGATTGGTCAACGGATATTATATTATGGTTGATAAAGAATATAGGTAGGACTGGGTATTATTCTATTTGTTATTTATTTGGAGAACCTGAAAAATTAGATCATTTGAAAGAATTAATTGAACAGAAAAAAGATATTCAAGAAATTAAAAATTTATTAGAAGAACTTAAAAAAAAAAAATAGTCATAGATTTTTTTTGTTTGTAGAACTTTAAAAAAAAATAGTCATAGATTTTTTTTGTTTGTAGAACTTTAAAAAAAAATAGTCATAGATTTT